CTAGACCAGAGACACCCGTTGAGATTGGTAATCCACTGCAATTGCTTAAATCACCCGAAGCGGGTGTTCCCAATAAGGGTGTTACCAGTGTAGGTGAAGTAGCAAATACAAGACTACCTGTGCCGGTCTCATCAGTTACCGCAGTTCTGAGGTTAGCAGAACTAGGAGTTGCTAAAAAGGTGGCTACATCGGTTCCTAGACCAGAGACACCCGTAGATATTGGTAATCCACTGCAATTTGTTAAACTACCCACAAAATTCACTGTCGTTAACGTATTACTACTGGGATTATAGGTTAATCCAGTCGCGGTATTATCAGTAAATAATGCTTTATCGCCAGTAGCGCCTGCAGAAAATGTTGGATAATACGATACATTATCATTTTTGGTAGATAATGATACCTGGGATGCAGCACCCGTAACTGTGCCGATGACGTTTCCATATATGTTTCCAAATTTATTTGTAGACGAACCTAATTCGTAGGTGTTATTTGTTTTTGGGATAATATTGGAAGCAATATACCCGTTTAGACTAATATCATCACTCGAAGCATTACCTAATGCAACCGTGCCGTTTAATGTAGTTGCTCCACCCACATTTAATGTTCCGCTCGCCGCCAGATTGTTAGTATTAATTGTGTTAGCTGAAATATCTGCCTTCACCGTCCCCCTTGTCCCCGAATATTGTCCAATTGTGTTAACCGATGCATCCGTCAAATACATAAACGTGCTATCGGTAGCATCGTAACCAAAAAAGTTAAACGGTGTGAATGGATTATCGGTCGTATACAAATGTATACCTCTATCCGACGCATTTGTCGGATAACCCTTTCCTATTTCAATGACCGGATCGCCAAGAAACACTTCGGTTGAGGTAATGGTTTCAATATTCCCTTGAACACTTAAACTGCCGGCAATGACCACACTACCAGAACCATTGGGGTCAAGTGTAATATTACCATTTGCTCCATTAGCAATTGTAATCGACCCAGAATTGGTTCCGTCGTTGGTATTCAATATCAAATTACCTGCGCCATTGGATGATATGGTAGCGGTAGCACCGGAATCGCCTACGATAACTTTATCTGCAGATAATACGACCTTACCGGTTCCATGCGGAAGCAATGTGATATTTTGATTCACACCCTTCACAATCGTAATCGACCCAGAATCGGTTCCGCTGTTAGTATTCAATACCAAGTCACCGGCGCCATTTGACGATATCGTAGCGGTAGCGCCCGAATCACCAACAACGACGGTATCTGCAGATAATACGACATTACCGGTCCCATTTGGAACCAATGTGATATCTTGATCCGCTCCATCGACGATTGTTATAACTCCGGTGTTCGTATTACCCGTTTGCAAAATAAGATCATTATTCCCGTTTGATTGGATAATACCATTGGCTCCTGTATTACCAACGGTCATTTTACCAAAATAAGCACTTCCATAATTTCCCGTAAAAATATCGGTGGTTGTATTCGATGCATCTGGAATGAATACAAATCGGTCCGAGCTCTGTTCATAGCCGAAAAACCCCTGTCTCGAAGCGTCGGTTACATAATTGAATGAAATACCTCTGTCTAAACTATCGGGTACGTCGTTTGATCCTAATTGGAGAACGGGGTTCTTAATCACGATTTTTGAAGATTCAACCTGAAGTTGACCTGCAGATAATGTCCCGCCTATAGAGAGATTTTTGGAAAAATTACTGTTGCCGGATACATCCAATGTACCATTAATAAATGTATTTCCGGTCTCCTTATCTAGCGTAAACATCGGTGCTCCGGGCGTGTTGTAATAATTGGCTTCGATTGTCCCCGTATTGCCCTTTGGTATATAGAAAGCGAAATTTACCGATAAGTCGGAGAGGGCGGATGTTCGTACGACCGATGCGGGGGTGGTCGGACTGACGGTATAAGTTCCCGATACGTCAATCGTCGGCGAAAACCCACGCGGGCCTCTATCTCCTTGAGGTCCAGACGGACCCCCTACACCTTGGATTCCTTGAGTTCCTCGGTCCCCCTTAACGCCCTGAGGACCTTGTGGGCCAATCGGGCCAGTATTTCCCAATTGAATATATGTCGGTGTTGTAACGGGCATTATAAAAATAATGTATATATTATAGCCAATTATAATATAACACGAATTTGGAGCGAGCCAGAGCGTCAGCGAAGCCTAAGTTGAGCGACTGAACTCCGTAGACGTAGTCGAAGGAGTCGTGTCGAACTCTACAATCATCTAAATTTAATCGACTTTGAGAGGAATGTTTGTGTTCGCCGATTAAATTTATAAAATTGAATTCATTTTTGAATTATAAAATTAATACACATACTAGATAATTAAAAATAATGCCTACATCATCTTACGATAGTTTCAAGCGAACCGGAGCGTCAGCGGACGAATATGATCCAAGGGATGATTTTATAATTTATGTATTTGTATATAGGCCAATTATATTGATATTCTGTTTAGTTGTGATCCAAATTTTGTTATTCAGGTTGGGCTTGGTTGTATAAAATTCAAATCCTTACATTAACTTACCAATTGTGCAAATAAATTCATCATGGAGTTCATATCGAACACCAATTACTCTTGATGTTATTTTTTCACCTTCTTTGACCTCATTGAGACGATTATCGAGATGATGGTGGTCGCGTGCGATAAACATCGTAATAGGCATATTACCGTCATCGTCGATTACTTGTGCGTGAATGCCCGCCTTTGTAACGGTTTTGCATATACATTCAACCAACATACCTTCGACTGGGTGGCACGCCATGCATTCAAATACGACCTTAAATTCAACAACGTCCGAATTTACATTTCCGCTCGAATAGTTGATAATGGTGACCGATCCAGGTTTAATATATCCTTCGTTGATGCATTTTCCGGTAATTTCGGCGTTTATTTTACGCTCCAGATTTTGCTTCACATTCTTGCCGATTTCAACAATAGATAAACATACCTTTTTGTCTAAAATCGACTTCATATAGACACCGAAAATTTTACGTTCGGATTCCTTTTTTTCGGACGGACCGGACTTTTTCACCGTTTTTCGAATAATAGTAGTAGACATTTGTTCCTTAACAATATAATATGAGCGATATTTTATATTGTTTAAACTTCAATTTTGTATGGACGGTTATCGTATTCCTATAATCATCCCTGACAAGGAAATGTTTTTCTTTTTGAAAAATTCTCTCGCAAGTGCATTCATTTTTGTATATAGTATACAATCCTTGATTTTACGTTTGAAGTCGGCGTTCTCGGTTAAACATAACAAATCATAGAAATAATAATACGCGTCGTGCTCTATTTTGCACTTGTATTCTTTTGGAATATGATTGTGTTCTATGAATTCAAATACGTCGACGTATTTATTCATATCGATCAAAGATCCATCTGTTCTATAATTCAATGGTTTGTAAAGTTTGTCCGTAGCAGAGTTACGTATAATAAACATATCTATCAATTTCTTGTATTTTTCAATATTGTTTAAATTTGGCTTGTTTAATATTGTGATGAATTTGTCGGTTAAAAACCCAAGATTCGGCGATGCCGTGCTGCACGCCATAACATATTTCGTTTTTCCAATGAGAGTTGATAATAAATTAGTGTATGAAGTATAACAAGAATCGAGTATGAGTAGTTCAATACCTCTGATATTCTCAAACATTTTGGTTTTAAAGTTGTATTTCTGGTTTTCAAATAACCAATAGGAGTGTCCGCCGTAATATAGAATGTTTTTTTTTCCAGGGACATAACAATCGGCATACAATTTTTCTATTCCGGTTTTTATGTTTTTGTAATTAATTTTCATTCGATCGATTTTCGTTGACGTATATGTATTCCTGTTTATGTTGATCGATTGACTATCGTAGAAATTTTTCGAATGATAAACAATATTTATAGGAATTGTATTATTCGCATCTAGTAGACCTCCAATATCTAAAAAAAACGACGACCGAAGGCTTTTATCGTCTTCACACACAAACATCATTATATTGTAGTCCATTTTATTGTAACCGATGAAAATAATATATATTTTATACAGATATATTATTGTGGGTTGTGGGAACTATTTCCTAAAATCGTGCACCAATAAATGAATGATTTATACAGTTTGGAGCGATCCGTAGCCGAAGGCGAAGCGTAAGTTAACTTCATTATCGTAGAATGGGTGAATATTCAACAGTGTAAAATTGATATTTATAGCATTATCATAATATAATTCAACTCTTGATATATTATATTAACACCACTTTCTATTTCCATAACACTTTCATCAAAAATGGACGAAATCGATATCGCACTAACCGATATTCGGATTCAGATTCAGTCGATACAATGTAGGATTGTGCATAACGAATTGAATGTAATTCACGATAAATTAAGTATCATCGAAGCGTGGCTTCGAGATAATCCGCCAGATAATGAACCCAACATATCTGAAAATAAACCTCCAGCCACCGACGCCTACATTTCACTCCAACCACAACCTGGATTCCAGCGAAAAAAAAGACGATTATATTGAATGTTCGTCTGCATGAAGTTGCGCAACAATTTGTTCATATTTTACAATCTCTTCTTTCGATCCTAATAAAACGGGCGTCCGTTGATGAATATTTGAAGGAACGATGTCCAAGATACGGTCCATACCCATTTTCGCAACAATAGCCATACCACCGGCCTCCTCTAAAATCATGGCCATGGGAAAGCATTCATATAATATGCGCAGTTTACCGTGCACATTTTGCTCGTCCCATGGATAACAAAACATTCCACCATACAATAGTGTGCGGTGAATATCAGATACCATTGAACCAACCCATCGTTGACTATATTTTGTAGTTTTTGTCCGATATTGTTCAATGTATGTTCTGATATCAGCCCCCCATCTCCCGCAATTCGATTCATTCACACTGTATATTTTCTTATGTTTTGTAGTAATGTCCAAGATACCCGTATGTATATATTCACTCGTTTTTGTATCCAACGTAAAACGGTGCACCCCGAGACCCTTCAATGAGATTACCAAATCAGTGGATCCGCCGTATAAAATATATCCTGCACATAAAATATTATTACCGTTTCGTAATACGCGGTGTTCGATCGATTCTGTCTTATTTATATCCAAGGTGATCGAGAAAATTGTCCCAACTCCGCAATTGCAATCGATATTCGATGAACCGTCCAATGGATCAAACGCGACAATATAATTCCCACTATGGCTATCGTCGACAACGATTACATGATCATTTTCTTCAGATAATAATAACGAACATGAACCAGATTGAGTTAAATTCTCAATCATAATATCATTTGTTAACACGTCGAGTTTTTTTTGTTCGTCACCCGAACTATTTTGGACCCCTCCGTGAAAAACACCCGTATTATTATCCAATGCGACGCGATTTACTAAATGTTCAATTTCAATCCCACTTTTATCAATCGCTGAAAGGATCTGAACCATATTTGAATCGACGCCGTGATCACGTAAAAAGTGACCAAGATTCATACTATATGAAATATACATATTTTATGAACCGCGAATAATATTATGTGAAACTAAATTTTTCTATATTTGGATATTTTATTGTATTCCGCTTCTTCGGGGTTTAAAAACCAAATTTTACCACCTGCATTTTCGGTTGTGCGGTGACGTAATATGATTTCAACAATTACACATAAACCCAATTGCATGGTTTCTTTTGTATTATCCAATGTATATATGGTCGCCCCGCCGGCGTCGGATGTCTCCAATATTTCGTTCAACCGCTTTATAATATCTCCCTTACCCGGAGTTTGTCCGCTCAGTCTGGTCCCCGTATTATTTTGCATTTGCGTCACGTCTTTGATGCGGAATACCATTTCCTTTCCCGTTCGAAACATGTCTATGAACCCAATAATTCTAGAAAAGTTCGCACTTTCGCGTTTAAATTGTTGATTCAATAATCCCGCCTCCTCAAAATTACGTATATCTTCTGGTTCTGCAGGAATCCAATTTGTTGGATCATCGGAAGATTGCATATACAAATCCCACGAGCTCTTACCAGCCAACATAAATAACGATTTGTTACGCAAGGTCATCATTTTCGTATCCAGGTATTTTTTAATCGCGGTCTCTGTTTCGCTGAAACCAGATTCGGGACGTATCTTGGTATATAGATGAGATATCACGGCCAATTTTTCATCGGGCATTAACATATCTATATTGTGCCGTATAAAATGATCGACCAAATCACCCAAACCGATTTGATGAACGGTTTGCAAGTGGTTGACTACACGACTCGCGTGTTTATACCAGTCTTGTTCGCCCTGTTTAACCGTCTGCTGCGTAGTTGCAGCAGATACATTGGCCTCAATCGATTTCAAAATGGTCTCGTAATTAGAAGTTTCCGATTTTTCTGCTACAGACTCTTGGGTTTTCGACGGAAACTCTTTTGGTATTTCCATAGACACCGAATAATTTTTATAATCGATAGGAACCGATCGTTCGAAGACAGTCACATTTTCATCATTTATCTCAATTGGCTGAAATGCATATAACTCGTGTTTATTTACCATATTTCCGCGCCTTCCGTATCGGTCAAACAAATATTCCGTTTTATTTTTCACAAACGAGGTGAGAGCGGCGTAAATTTGAGTGATCGGATATTGTTTCGTAACATTAATTTGTTCGATTAGTTCGGTTAATGAGTATACAGCTTCTCCCTTGGTTTCGTCTCGGAATAACTGGCGAATTCGTCGCATAATACGGTCATTGTTCGACTGGGCATACTGCATAGAATATGTTTCTTGGACATTTTCGCGCGCGATTTGCTTACCTGCGTTACATTGAAATGTGCAGTTATCCATATAATCGCATAAATCCGTATGTGGGCGATCGCCAATATTATAGGGAATTTCTAATCGATCGGTAGACAGTTCGATCTGTATCTTCTGATTTGACGCAAGTTCGAGCAATTTGTCTACGGTAAAATTCGTTTGTTTAATATTTAACGCGCAGTCTACAGCAGTCTCCTTTAATATACGCGTGACTTCACCAATCCGTTCTGCCTTTTTCTTGGCCAATCTGTAAACATATACATCTGTTGCCTCCTCTGTCGGTGACCCCTTTAATATAGACCCGTGCATATAGATTTCAACGTTTCGCATCTTAAACGGTAGACGACAATGACTCAAATTACGAACGCCGCGGCCAATAACCTGTTCGATGCGGTTCATATTATACCAGGGTTCCAAAATGTGCAACTGGCGAATACACTTGAAATCTAATCCCTCTGATCCCGCCTTGGAAATTAATACGACCTTGACCATCTCACCATTCTTATTCATCAAACCGGTAATATCTTTCATATCCGCCGCATTTTGTGGTGAATATGCCTTATCACCGGTAATCATCACGTATTTTGCTGGTCTAAATCCAGTAGGCGTCTTACTTTTGGGTAGCATTGTAAGCGCATTGATGGGTTCAACCGGAGGCTGGCGAAACAATGAACGAGTGTTCGCCGACGTGCCGTGACGTGTAAAGCCCATTTCTTCAAGTGCGAGCGCCATGGGGACAATTCCACCATCAATATACTGGGAATAAATCATTACAATCCCGGTAGAATGGCGAATAATTTCACATATACGGGCAATTTTCGCACTATATTTTGAAATTTCAGAGGGGCTAAAAATACGACCGTATTTTTGTTGTATTTCAGGTCGATATTCAAAATTATATTTTGCGGGATTCTTGGTCATTGACTCGTCGGTATAGGTCATAACCGTATTCATCCCACGCTTGCCGACCATGGTCGCCCGAGGATCCTTATTGTCTTCATCGATAACAGTTAGATCGGCCGTCAGTTCGCCTCGTTCAATCTGGGCGTCCAAGTTAGCACTGGGATATACCATGTTTAATGCCTCAATTGGTGTCTGTAAACGACGAAACCCAAACTTGTCGAGATCCTCGAAATTTTGTGTCGTATTCGTATTTTGCTCAATATCCTTACGTATTCCACGAATTACCAAATTATATGCCTTTTCTTGGTAATCTTCCAAACTAGTAACATAAAGGGGCATATTTTTCAAGGGGTCGTCAATATCCCGTCCATTTAATTGTATAGTAGGCAAGGTCACCTGTTTTACACTGGTTCCCATTAACGTCTGTCCCGCACGAAGTAAACTGCTAGCCACTTCAACTGGACCCTTAAATGTGCGTTCCTGTGCAAAAGTGTCGGGATATATGCGATAAGGGAAAGTATACGGATTTTCACCTCGGACATAGGAAACATACCCAATCAATTTACGATGGAGCAATTCGCGGCCTCCTTCCTCGATTATTTTTCCACTCGAGTCCATTTTTGGCTCTTTGAGCTTACCATCGGCGGTAAAAACTTCATCCTCTGTGATCAATCCGCGTTTATCATTCGCATTCATTAAATTTACTAACCATATGATTTCTGTATGGGAATTATACATCGGTGTAGCGGATAGCAATAATAATCGCATATTTATACAATGCTTGGCGAGCTTTAATAAATATTGGGCGGTTTTGCCGTCGGTATTATCTTTTGCGAGACGAATATTATGAACTTCATCGATGATAATCATTCGATTGTTGAAAAATTTGCGCATATTGAGGACCTCCTGTTTATGCGCTTCTTCCGGACTATATTTCGCATCTGCAGGTAAGGCCGTCTTTTTACGTATATAATTGGCCAATTCGACATACCCCATAAAAACATAGTATTGATTTATAATTGTTTTTATTTGACTAATGACCTTTTCTTTTGGAAGACCCTTCAAACTAGTAGGGTTCACCTCTTTCACCAAAGAATTACCAATGCATGAATCAATATTCCATACACCGTCGACCTCCCTTAATCGGCGTTCGTCAAATAATTGCAATTTAAAATTTGCTTGGACATTCGGCGCGGCAACTACAACAATACGTTGTTTAATACCAACTTGCTTCATATATGCTCGCATTTCTTCTGCAATTCCGATCGAACTGCACGTTTTACCACTTCCCAATCCGTGATATAACAACAAACTATTGTAGGGTGTTTGAAAAGATAAAAAGTTTTTAACGAATAGTTGATGAGGGAGCAATTCAAACTCGGCCTCGCACATTTTATCTGCATACGATTGAATGTCGCGTATTTCACCATCATATCGCGTCTCGTCAAACTCGTCGCGTATTGCGATTTTAGCGGCGAATGCCGGATCGTTTACCGATGGATATAAGAACGATTCTTCCGAATCCTTTTCGGTGTTCGCATCATATTCCATTTTTTCTTGTTTTCTGCGATGCATATTCGTATTCTTGGACAAAACTGCGATTGAACTGTCTGTCTGAATCGTGGATGGTTCGCTTTTGTTCAATTCTAACACTTCGGTTTGCGGCTCTTCGCCTACGTTTTCATCCACTTCACTGACGGGTTCATCCAATTTATCCGGGACATTTACGGTCGCCATAACTTCCGGAGGCTTGACTGTTTCAACAAACGGCTTTATACACTCTCCAGTTTGATTTGGTTGTGTCCCGGGTGGACAATTTAAACTCCCCCGGCTATCGCCTTCGGAGTTCAATCCAAAAACTGGATTTAAACCTACGTTTTTGTCCACGCGTGGTGGACGCCGTATTTTTATAGTTTTTCGTTTTATATTAGTAGATGGAATGATATTCGGCTGTTCCATCGCAATATACGTATATACATTAGACGTATATTTCGATTCCTTCATTTTACCATGCGAAAACTTCGGCTATCACCGACCGAGTTCACTAAACCCCTTCTGGTAACGTGTTAGGTGTTATAAATTTTCAATCGTAGTTTTTTTACCATGACATTCACGACATAATGCGACTAAATTATCAACGTGATTACTTCCGCCATATTCCAACCGAATTTTATGATCAACTTCAAACCAGGCGTTCAGTTGTTCATTGCATTCTCCGCATTTCCAATTCTGTCTGGACGCAACAAACTTTTTCTTGGTTTCACTAACGGATCGCTTCGTGCTTTTTTTACCAGAATGCATGATACGTTCTTCTTGTCGTATTTGCCGGTTTGGTATTTGCACGACATCGTGATCTCCTCCTCCATTTTGAAAACTATGTTTTGATGTAAAATCCAATATGGGCGACAACATCGAGGTTGTATTTTTATCCACGGGTAAATATTTCAAATATTCATTCGAAGTCACCAAAATATTTTGCGCATTGGCGGGATTTTTTTTGATTAATACGTATAATACAAATGCACCGAATACGACCCCTCCCATTTGAAACTGCTTTTTATACATCATCACATTTTTTGTATATTTGCCGTCTGTATACATATGAAATAGTATACCGCCTGTGATTAAAATTAACCACAATTCAACACGCATATTTATATAGTATGTATAAAATAGTCGGACCCAATGTTTTGGACAAAAATGTTGACTATGGTTTCATCAATACAACATAGCAATAAATATAATGCATACCACCGTGAAGAATGCGATAATATATTCTCTCTTAAGATGAAATTGTTCCGACAGTTTAATCTGTTTCGGCTTATAATGTGCTTTATATTGATCCAATGCTTCAAATAATGTAATTTCCTCCTTTCCAAGAATTCGGTTTATGCGATTGTGTATGAAATGAACCCACCGAATAAAGGAATCTCGATTATCTAAATAAGGTGAAACCGGAAATCGGTCCAATAAAGATATAAAATGATTGCCTATTTCGGGGTTGGGAATAAACAGCGGCAGGTTCTGTATGAAATCATAATATTTGCGTTTTGTAACAGAGTTGGGGGTAGTCGGATAGGTTTGAGCAATGGTATGTAAAACGAACCAATAAGGCGGGCCCCATATTTCAGGAAGGAGCTTTTCCGAATCAATCATCGAAAAAGAGGTAGGTATGAATGTATTTTGTATATAATTCGCGTGCTGTTCTTCCATGAAAGGAAAGTATATAAACAATTGTGAATATAATAATGTAGAATAACCGTAGATTATGCAAAAACAATCCGACGCATATTGCAATAATTGTGGAAAATCGGGTCACTTATATCATCATTGTAAATTGCCCATTACAAGTAATGGGATCATCGCATTTCGTTTTGTGGAAAACGAGCCCCAATATTTACTCATTCGTCGAAAGGATACGTTGGGACACATCGATTTTATGCGAGGAAAATATTCGGTAACAAACAAACAATACATCATAAATATGCTAAATCAAATGACTGTGGACGAAAAGTCTCGTCTACAAGCAGACAATTTTGATACTTTGTGGAATTCAGTTTGGGGAGGAAATGCTATATCTGCGCAATATAAAAGTGAAGAGTGCAGTTCACGTGAAAAATTCAACCTACTTAGATCAGGAATAATAATGCATGATGGTATATATACATTGGATGATTTGATTGCTCAAAGTAACGAACGAGAACAATGGGAGGAGACGGAATGGGGGTTCCCAAAAGGCCGCCGAAATCACCAAGAATCTGATTACGATTGTGCATTGAGAGAATTTCACGAAGAAACTGGATACGATCCGTCCAAATTGCAAAACATTCAAAACCTTATTCCGTATGAGGAAATTTTTACAGGATCGAATTACAAGTCATATAAGCACAAATATTACATAATGTATATGGATTATAACAATAGTTTAGAACAAAACAAGTTTGAGGAATCGGAAGTGAGTAAAATGGAGTGGAAAACGTATAGTGAATGCGTTTCGTCTATTCGAGCATATAATAGCGAAAAACTGAATCTATTATTGAAAATTCACAATTGTATCACTCGGTGCACAATTATGTAGGAACGTTGCCGTTCACGTCCGTGTTCAGGTCGCTCTCCAAAACTTCGGATGTATTTGCTTCTCCTACATTCATAACCCAATTCACCCATAATTCGGCTTGGTCCGGATTACCATAATTACCATGTTTTTTGTAATTATTTGCGATTCTCATATTGTTATGTCGGGCACACATTTTATTTTTTGAACACACTATACTTTTAGAACAGTGTGTTCCCTTATTTTTTCCAGATGTTAATAGTTGTATACATCCATTTCGATTCGCGTCTTCGCCTTGATTCGCTTCACCTACGATTTCATTCATTGTAATTATGATGGTTTTAAGTTGTATCCTTTTTACTGTCGTATTCAGAGTTCAATTTTATAATGGATGAAACGTCGAAGGCACTAAGTCGGCGGAGTTTAAAAATAAAATGTCCATTATTGTATAGTAATAATTACATGAATACACAAAAGGATAAGATAGTTTCAAATAAAAAGAAAACAACGATAGATACTATGCAACAACGTATATATAATTGGTTCGCCGATTATTTTAGCGCCGGTCAAGACGGCATAAATCGAAGACGCACCCTCATGCGGACCGCAATTACATCGGCCGTCGTGTTATTTTCGTGTATAACCGTATTAAATATTATTTTATCACCGGGAACGGCGGAATATAATATTCAAAAATATTTTTTCCTATATGCGATTCCGATATTTATAATATTCGCAATAATGTTAAATTTGGGGCAGGAACCGGAAACAACCAAACTTTTCTTGAAGATATGCGGATTACTTATACTTGCGGCCATAGGTGTATATTATTATGCGACTCAAACGAGCTCTCTGTTTAACCTATCAATATTATCAAATTATTTCGCAATAGCCGCAATCGTGTTAGTGGGGTTGGCTATTGTGTATCAATCGCTGATTGAGTATATGGAGAAATTAAAGGGTTGGCCAGGATTTATAGCACAACTCGTGTTTTATATACCATGCATCATTTGGGATTTATGGGAATATATTGTATCCGAATTTAATCTAACACCCTACTCGATTTATTTATTTATCGCATTCGAAATATTGTTGATTATTGTGTATGCATATTTGCCCGATATATCAAACAGCGTCACCGGTATGAATAATGCGATTCAGGCAGTAGACAACGTTATATATTTGGACGGAGGAAAACGTATTGTGGTGAATAGTGACGAACTAAAAATACCCAAGGACTCGCAAAATGATCCGATCAAGTCTCTACACGGCGATTATTTAACAAATTACGCGGTATCGATGTGGGTGTATATAAATCCACAGGGCCCGACTGACCCTGCATATAACAAAGAAACCGAAATATTTAGTTATGGATTCACCGATGAACATGGCGTTCAACATGTAAAACCTATGATAAGATATTATGGTGGCGGCGGTGGGGATGATCAGCAAATCGAACGCAATAAATTTGTATTTTATTTTTCGCGATATCCCCCGATTCAACAATATGCATCAGATGCACACACGTTTTATGACGTAACTCTGCCGAATCAAAAATGGAATCAAATCGTCTTGAATTATAACCGAAATATTGTCGATTTGTTCATAAATGGCGTTTTAGAACGAACATTTACGATGAACGGCGATATGCCTATATACAATGATCTGGATACAATCACGGTGGGAGACGATAGCGGATTGAAAGGTGGTATATGCAATGTCGTATACTACAAACACCCATTAAGCAAAGAACAAATTGTGACGTCGTATAATACAAAAATGAATAGCAATCCTCCCGTCTCGTCTCCCATTGTTGATTCTGAATAATAAGGTTGGGAAATGTTCAAACAATTTTATATGGACAGATTATATAATCGTATGGAACCTACGACAATCATTTTAGCCATAATTGTAATTGCTCTAGTATATGTGTTATATGTGTTTTTCGTAAGTAAATCGTCCGTAATTAGCAAATCGGCGAGTTTGAAAGAGGGGGGTAATGCGCCGATTACTGCAATTAATAGCGGGCAATCCACCAGATATGCATATGGTATTTGGGTATACGTAAACACTTGGGATGCTATGCGTGAGAAGACCATTTTCTCTCGCGATAAAAATATTCGTCTATATTTAGCGGCAAATAAACCATCATTGTATTGCACCATTACATGTTTATCCGCCAACGGTTCGTCCACCGTCGAACAAAATATTCTGGTTACAGACAATTTCGCAGTTCAAAAGTGGGTATATATAGTCATTAGTGCGGACAACACAATAGTCGACGCTTACCTCGATGGTAAGTTGGTAAATTCTACGAAATTAGTGGGTTCGCCTAATCAACCAGGAAACGCAAAAGATTCTCCGGTCTTGTATGGGGCCGGGTGGGATTCCTATGTGGCCGGATTTCAGAATTGGAATAACCCAATTGGCCCCCAAGAGGCTTGGGATAACTACTTAGCCGGAAATGGTAATGCGATGTCTCAATTCTTCGGAAGTTACAGTTTGAATCTAGGAATTTTCAAGGATAATGTTCAACAATCGTCGTATACTGTTGGGATGTAATGATAAACTCCTTCGGCTTTCGCACACGTTTTCGTCAACCTGTGATATTGAATTACGACGACGCTAGTATACGTAGTTCCAAAAAAAAGATGTTGTAAATATATAACAGATATATTTACAAAGATGGATCAAGCGGCGCCACCAAATATAGAAAATAGTAAAATTCCCGTCGCGATAGCCAAGGCTGTTGAAAATACCGCTGATGGATTATCGTCGTTCGCGTCAAATGTATCCAACAAGGTATCGAGTGCATCTACATACGTAAATGAATCTATATCTAGTTTCGGGGACGCTGACGTAGTTGGATCGAGCACCGATTTCCTCAGTTCAAATACATTGGTTGCGAAATTCGCATTCATCTTGTTGGTGTTAATTGGATTCATGATTCTGGTTAATTTAGGAGTTAAAATTATTGGATATTTTATGAAACCCAAGGGAAGCCCCTATCTTGTTTCAGGAACAATGAATGCAGCAAATGAAGTTATCATATACCAAGATCCGAAAAACGCGAATTCCATACCCATTTTACGTTCAAATAATCAAAATACGGGAATTGAATTCACATGGTGTTTATGGATATTTGTAAACGATCTTGTGAAAAAACCTCAATATTCAGTTATATTTAACAAAGGGAACGCAACATACGGGGATAATGGAATGGCTACAGTAAATAACGGACCAGGCCTCTATTTAGACAATAGCGGAAACAATCTAGCGGTTGCTATGAATACGGTTTCCGCATCGAATCCGCAAGAGGTGATTACTATAAAAAACATTCCATTGCGCAAATGGTTTCACTGTGCGATCCGAATTGAGAATACCGCAATGGACGTCTATATAAACGGAACGATTGTTTCGCGAAATATTCTGCAGGACGTTCCAAAACAGAATTATCAGAATGTGAATATATGTAACAATGGTGGATTTAATGGGAATATTGCGGATTTACAATATTTCGACAAGGCGCTCAGTATATTCCAACTTAATAATATTGTTTCATGGGGTAGAAATACAAACGCGGCGAATGCGGCCGGAAGTGCGGACGCAAGTGGATTTCCATACTACATATCGAATTTGTGGTATTCTTCCAATGCATAGAGCGAATCAAACTTTTTATATTCAAATATTAAGTATCTATATACATAATATTTAATGGCGAACATTTTGCTCACTTGCACAAACCAGCGACGCCAACGCCAACGGTTTTTTTTACACGAAGCCGGTAGTGAAACCAGATACGATATCACATCTCCTTACATGTATGATTCGTCTGGAGTATTAATCTATACCCCACGTGACTTAGATATGCGTCGAAAAACAGAAATATTGAGATACCAAAATTCAACGAACAATGCATCGAAAAAATCAAAGTTCGCATACCTATCGAGTGTATCGAATACAATGTCTCGCGCATGTCCACGATCTCTAACGCCTACGTCAACCACCGCATGTGATGTTCCGGGTCCACCAATCATGTTGTATTATGATCCGGCGGTTCCATTGTATAACTATCAAAATGCTCAAACTATCACGTTTCAAGATATACCGTATGATGATTTTAAACGTCTATACGACATCTTTCCTATTTACAATATTACAAATGATAATGGAAGCGAGAATACATTGACTGATATCATTTTATTGAATCCGGATACAAATAATTTTACATTTGGATTTACTATTCCTGTTTCGGTAACATATCAGGCCTATTTTGATAGCACTGCTACACCAAAGATAAACTCGGCACAATTGTTTATTCAAAGTGCGAAGATGGATGTATATTATAGCACTACACTTGTAGCATCGCAAAATGCACGTTATAATGAGACACCACGGTATTCTACAGATTTATATGTATCGACAGTAAACATGACTATAGACGTTCGAGGTAGTGTAGAGGGCCAGGTAAATGTAACGCAGTTTGTTGGAACTATATACATACCGCCAATTCAATTACAAACTGTTACCCAATACGTATATACGTTTGTTATGACTGTAAACATGGGATACTCGGAATATTCTACAGATATATCTGGAAACACGCTTCGTCGTAATGTAAACGGTGGTAATATTACAGACGCGTCCGCAACCAGCTTAATTGACGTTCATTATGGGACGATCATAAATATTGAAGATGTTAATTTAATAACAACTACTAGTAATCTTCAAAATAGTAGCACAAATTGCATCATCACATTATATCAGGCAAACATATACGACAATAGTAACGTGGTTGTTCAAAGTTCGGACATATCATACAATGCTTTTGCGGTAACCGCACTTCCCGTGTAGATACTGCAATTACATCATATGTTTCATACCAAATATGGTAATGTATTAAATACATTATCATAAGTTTCGAACATTTGTTATCACATACGTTTCCCTCCAATTATGAGTCTATAACATATTAATAAAAGTAGACAATGGTTTTAAAATGACCGGATTATCCGCTCGGAAATTTGTATTTATTGAAAATGTGTTGTTTAATATAGAAATCATGTGTTTTACGTGATGATTACCACATCCATTTATATTTGCCTGCAATTTTGTAATATTTGTCTCGTCATAACCCAATCCCTTGACGTTATTGATTACCTTCGCCTTCATTTGATCGAGGTTTCGGCAATGATAATGAACTAAACATATGTCGGTCATAAAATAATCCTGTGTGCAATAGTGATTTCCGTGGTCAATCACACCATTCCATGTGCGTCTATTGAAAAACGTTTTCGCCATATCCTTATAATCATCATATTTTCCGTGTTCTGCATCGACCGTAGCACGCTTATATCCATAGGTAGATCCATTGCTAATTTGGGCCTGAATATAGTTTGCTTTAAACACATTATGTTCGAGATTCAATGAATTTAAATAACCAACCGTCTTGAATGGTAGCAGCCGATTTTGTTCTTTATCATAATACACAATAAATTCATCTATATCTAATGGATATGCGATATCGTAGTCACCCTGATCCGGTTTATGTATTAATTCGTTCATATAATCACCCTTTTTTGCATAGTCTAATTCGCGAGATAGTCGAATACCTTTTTTCACATATTCTTGCAATTTTTCGTATGTACCATCGTCACTCATATTATCGATTACATTTAAATTATTATAACCAAATAGGGTTCCATGATATTTTAACCAATCTTCCACTATATCAACCTCATTTTTTACCATAGTAAATAATTTAATTATCATATTTGTAATTCTAATATTATACTATTATGCGATATAAATAAAATCGCATAATACCGAACTCGGTATTCGCGGACATCACCAAAATTTTCGGATTGAAATATTGATTATATTATCCTTAAATGATCCTGTTAACATAATATTCTATATCTACGATTTGTTGTTCATGTGTAAATGCTTTCAATAAATAATCCGGCAGTTCCACATCAGTATATGATCCGCCACGAGTATTATCCACCCCAAACATATTCATATATAATTTCACATCCTTATCTACGTCATATAAGTCGTGCACCTCCGTTACATATATAACTCGAATGGGTCGGTTTATCTTTACATACTCGTATAACTTTTCACAATCGGAAATGATTGTATCATATTCCTTTTTAAAATCAACATGTAACATTAACTTTTGATTTTCTAAAGATACGTAATACATATATAGTGGTGCATCGTATGCATCATCCGTCATTTCGTTATCATTTTCAAGCACAGATTTATTTTTGTTCTCAACTAATTTGCAACACTGTAAGAAAACCCGCATTCGTTCATTCTGTGGTATTGATTGAATATCCAATTCAATATCGTCATCTCCACCACCATCATCTTGGCCTTTCAACCAACTAAACTGTTTAAAAAAGTCGCCCTCCCATGTATAATGGTAGTCTTCATCTAGTTCATCGGTCGCAACCGGGTTTGCTACAAAGTCTCGGTCCATTATGTTAGTGATTTCGGTCTCCGGTTCGTCGACGTCCATCCCGATAGATATAGTAACCGACCCAGAAGCACCAACAGTTTCGGCGTCATTGATTAATGCAGAATCTATCGTTTGCTCCTTTGAATTTGACCAAATAATGTTGCTGCTAATATCCATTATATTATAATGTGAATATCTTAATACTTATATCATTTTGTATAAAACTTCTTTATACAAGCTCATTCGGTTATCACCGATGGAATTTGAGTTTAAAATAAACCAATATAGACAAATAACCAATATTTTAGATATCATGTCTTCGCACATTGGTATACTAATACCGAGCACTAGCAGAAACCGACCATGGAATAAATTAGAAGAAACTGCGCTATTTTCTATTTTTTTCCCCTCCTTCTTTACAACATGTTGTATTCGATATAAATACACTATCTATTTGGCCGTCGATGATGATGATCGCATTTTATCGATCCCCGATGTGCGTGATCAAATTGAGAAATATGTCTCGGTCATGAAAAACACGTCGATCAAATTCGTTTCCACACAAGGTATACAAAAGGGGTGGGTTACTCATATGTGGAATCGAGCATTTAAACAGGCTTATGACGACGGATGTGAATATTTTTTTCAATCTGGCGACGACATTGTATTTCAAAGTAAGAATTGGGTAACCGATTCGATTAAAATGTTGGAAAAAAACAAAGGTATTGGATTAACCGGACCGCTCGACTACGGTCGCATCAAAAACGGGTCGAAAGAGTCTTTACCCGGAGGGAGTCGATTTATACAAACACAATCATTCGTCTCTAGAAAGCACATGGAAATATTCGGTTTTTATTTCCCCGAAGAAATAAAAAACTGGTTTTGCGATGACTGGATGACGAAGGTATATTATCCAAAGTATTTTTATCAAATTGATCATTTTGTATTGAATGTTGGCGGCGAACCAAGATATGAAATTATTGGTGAGATAATGAATCCAAAAGATCCCACGTTCATGGCTTGCAACCGCCTTATAGCAGAAGGGCGCATTATATTAGACAAATTCTTTCGTTCGAACTCCCTCGGCTAGCGTCTATATTTCCATCAATATAGTGGGCGTAGCTACCACCGCCGACCCCAGCCAGAGAAGTTGTTCATCCGATTGTTCATAGGGGTGGGAACGGGGCAGGGCTAGGAACGGGGGTAGGGGGTGGGAACGGGGCAGGGCTAGGAACGGGGGTAGGGGGTGGGAACGAGGGTAGGGGGGACATAGGGGAGGGTATGGGCGCAGATGAGCTTAGTACCGCAACATCGATAGTTGAATATTGAGATTCGCTAGCAGGCGCTTGTGGTATAATTGGAGTATAGTCGGTAGATGATTGAGGATTGGTGCTAATTGGGTTGTTTATATTAGTTGGAGGTAGAACGGGTGGTAGTGCGGGCGGGATATACGGCGGGTTCGTATTCATGTTCGGTTGCTGCGGAGGTGTATTCATATTCGCGATCGGTTGCTGCGGAGGTGTATTCATATTCGCGCTCGGTTGCCTGGGTGGTGTATTCATATTCGCGGACATGGGATTATAGAAATTTGGCTGCTGTTGGATCGGACCCGTCATGGCGGGTGGTTTATACATGATCGGTTGTCCCACCCGCCCAAAATTCGAAAATTGCGGTGGTTTACCGCAAGATTGTCCGGGTAGTTCATTAAACATTTGGGGTTGATATGGCGGCGTTAATGCGGCAGGCGGAGGTGGTGGTGGCGGACGCCCCCAATTAATTTCCCGCCCTTGGGATGCATATCCAACAAATGGGACCTGATCTATGTCTTTTTCACATTCATCCTTCGTTTTGAACACCTTACCATACATACACTTTTCATTCGTGCTTGTTTGAATACATTTACCGGATCCATTTGAATATCCAACCGGACACCATGTTAAATTGTTCGCGGTTGAATCAGACGGCTCATACTTAGGAACTTTCGGCGTTCCCCTGTTTAAATCGGAATCTATATTTGGAGGAATAGTAACTTCGGGTTTTGCTTGTTGAGATTCACTATCGCGTTTTTCAGTAGGGTTCAAATTAAACAGGGTTGTGTTCCATTGCATTTGAGCAGGCGGAGTGCCGTTCATGTTATCCTCATTCTGTAACAAATTGCCGATTGAGTGTAAAGTTCCCTCTGCGATATCTACTCCGCCCTTCGCGGTATCACCGACAACATCCGCGGTAGAATTAATCAATAAACCTGTATAAAACCCAAATATGGACAATATTCGTGCTACAAGATTTTGTATCGTAATAATCATACTTTGAAAAATATTTACTCCTAAAAATGATAAAACCAGGAGAGACGCCAAAATGATAATGATCAAATTTTTAGAAACCATGCTAGAAGGAACATTGTCGGGTTCTCCCTGATTTACCGTTTCAGATAAAGGTTCTATATTATTAAATTCGGTATTCCGTGGAGTTGTCTCCATTTGCGTTATATACTATGAATACACAATATTATGGACAAAAACGTAGGTGAAACGAAGCGAACCGCAGTTTTTGGATTGAACTCCGTCGGCGATAACCGAAAAAGTTTGCGAACCGTTCGTTTATTTTCTTCAGTTTAAATATTCAATTATTATAAAAAAATGTCCGCATTTAGTTTTATTGAAACGTCGTTCTTTATTAGTTTAGGCATAACGTTTGTATTGATTCTCTTATTGGTCTATCACTTTAAACAGAGGTTGAGTATTGCCGAAGGCAAACAAGATACTATGTTTGAAATAATTAATAATCTAGCACAAGAGTTAACTAATGTAAAAGGGGCGGTTTTGTCGTATGTCCGTCCATCAACGCCATATCCTCATAACGCGATATCTCCTCACGACGCGAGCCTCCTTTCCGACAACATTCGCGCCGCACGCGTCGCCGCCGCAGCAGAATTAAATAAGGTTGAAGAAGAAGACGAGGAAGAGGAAGACGAAGAAGAAGACGAGGAAGATAGTAATAGTGAATCCAACAGCGATAGTGATTATGATAGTGATTCCGAACATGAAAAAATTCTGGTATCAGACGAAGACGATACGAATGTAAACGTAGAAACGATTATATCAAACGATGTAAGTAAGCTAAATATTGTTTCGTCCGATGATATACATATAGATTCGTCCGAAGTCTCATTACCAATTCAATCCGGCACATCATCTTTACCGAATTACTCGAAGATGAATTTAGGCGCTTTAAAGGCATTCGTCGTCGAAAAGGGTTGGGCGGTTGATGCGACCAAGATGAAGAAGGCTCAGTTAATTGAAATCATAGAAACTCATTCGATTTCATCAAATGCATCCACCGAGGTAAATTGATAAACTCCTTCGACTAACGTCTTCGGAGTTCAATCCGAAAACAATATATGCAGAATAATATATAATGTTTTCTTACCCTCAGCCAGAACCAATATCATCGGCATACACATGTGAACAAACGCCAAGACAAGTATCACGTCTTGGGTATGCTACAAACAACGTATACCCCGATTTCCCCTCAAATATGGGGGATAGTCGGTCATTGATTGCGTCTTATCAACCCGAGGCCATTTTAAACGACAATCTTATTAAGCAAAGTGGAGTGAAGTCGAATTGGGAATATCGCCAATATTTGATTGATCACTCACAGGAAATCGCAGAATCAAACTTTAGAGATGCTTGCAATGACTGTGGATATTTCGAACGATTTCGTCCATCTGAACGTGGATCGGGTAATCCAATTCCGAACACCGGTCGCGCATACCGCGAGCCCGGCGTCATCATGTCCGAGTCAAGTGATTTGAAGAAATTGTATTTATCTCGTGACGAATTATCGCAAAAATACGATCCTCAAACGTTGACGCAGGCGCAATTATATTCCTACATGGCTAAAAAATAATAGCATATTTTATAATGGTTTCGTTTATCTTTATAAAATCGATCGATATTATGTATGTAGTTGGGATACAGTTCTTGGTTGCGATTCTATTGAATATTCCAGTTGATCGGCTTCTAAAGAAGGTAGATATTCCATTAAATGAAAGCGACCCATATAATTATACATTTTCACTTATGTGGAAGGAAATAGCCAAGGTGGTAGTCGTGGTATGTATTTTGGCGGTTGTCTCCTATTTCGGAAGACTTGCTATTCGATCAATTCCGTCGCCGTTTGATGGTATAAGTGGGTTAAAACATATTAAATTGAAGGAGATACAATCTGCGACTGCACTGACCGCATTTTTATTTCTCACATCTGATTATTTAGACGCTCGTATTCAAGTGATTCGAAAAATATTCGCAAAATTGATTGTTTAGACGGTCTGGTTATAATTCATTATATCATATAAAATATAATATGTTTTATGCAGTAGCAAATGGGCGTACTATCGGGGTATTTACAAATTGGACAGACTGTAAACATTCTGTCCAAGGTTTTAGCGGGGCGGTCTTTAAAAAGTTTGATACAAATATCGACGCAGAGGCGTTTATCGCGTCCAAAAGTTTGAATATTAGCCAAACTCCTGCGACAATGCTTCGTAGTACATCAGAGTTTACTCGGGAAACTTCGGCTAGGGCTTACGTTTCCCGCCAAAGTGGTGTTCCAGTAAGTGCCGACGTTTCTATCCACTGCGAGCCCCCCACAGATTATTATGTATATACCGATGGTGCGTGTAGTAAAAATGGTATGCGTGGCGCGTCTGCCGGAATCGGAGTTTACTTCGGGGAAGGTGATGTTCGCAATATTTCCAAGCGTTTGCCTGGAAAACAGACGAATAATGTAGCGGAATTAACTGCGATCATTAGTGCATTTCCATTTATAGAATCGGATATTCGCGGCGGTAAACGAATTGCGATTGTAACCGATTCGGAATATTCGATAAAATGTGCATCTAGCTACGGTGAACGATGTGCGAAAAACGGTTGGGTGGACGATATTCCAAATAAAGAACTTGTTCGACAAATATACACATTGTATTCACGCGAGCCGAATATACGATTTATTCATGTGAAGGCGCATACTGGGTTATCCGACATACATTCCATCGGAAATCACCACGCAGACCGACTTGCTACCGACGCCTTAAACGTCGCGTAGCGAAGTCATTTTGATAAACACCTATATAAATATAGGCGTGTATCACCTTATATACTCATGAAATTAATCAGTTTTGACGTAGGTATAAAAAATATGGCGTATTGCATTTTCGAGGCCGAATTTGATTCACTTCGTATCCAAGATTGGGGTATATTAAATTTGATGGATGATGTAGTTGTAGCCCAAGCATGCACCTGTAATTTAAAACAGACGTCGAAAAAACAACCGGTCCGCAAATGTGACCGCAAAGCAAAATATACGAAAAATGATCAATATTTTTGTGAAACCCATGCGAATGCTGCCGCCAAGGACAATTCTTGGATTATTCGAAATAAACTGAATTCTAGTGCTAGTATTAAAAAAATGAGCCGAGAAGAATTGGTTGATATCGGTAATAAGATGAACTTTTTTCCAGAAGGGGAGGCACCGAAAACAAAGAAGAGTTGTTTAGAAACTGTATTGGAACAGTTTGATGCGCGTGGTATTAATCCCGTCTTGGCCAAGCGGGCGAAAACTGCAGGAGACACCGATTTAATCACGGTGGGTCGAAATATGAAACAGTGTTTGGACGACCTACTTGATGTGGACGATATCACCCACGTTATTATGGAAAATCAGATATCTCCTATCGCCTCTCGAATGAAAACTGTCCAGGGCATGTTGGCACAGTATTATATTATGCAACCAAACACACCATATATTGAGTTCGTATCATCTGCGAATAAACTGAAACATTTTGTTATTAAACTGCCCGAGCCATTGGACATGGATGATAATGCAACTATTTCTAACCAAATATCGTCGACCATGCTTCGCATTTCTCCGGAGTTAACTGCACGAGACATATACAAGGAACACAAAAAAACGAGTGTAGATATTTGTAACAAATTTTTAGAAATAAATCATACTTTAGGAAATTGGGCAGACGTTTTAAATACGCCGAAAAAGGACGATTTGGCCGATGCATTTCTCCAAGGTATTTGGTATTTAAAACATACAAAACTAATTACTTATGCGGAGAACTTAAAAATAAATAGTATAACTTTATCATAAGTCGATTCTATGGAAGTCATTGATATTGGATTAAGCGACCTTGAGCCGGTATCTTTCCAGTTGCATGATAATGATTACACTAAATCATCACATTCTGTTAATTTTGGACCAGGTATTGAATTATTAATGAATGATAAACAAAAACAAAGCAGTGCATCCTCTCGTGTAGACATGGGAGATTTAGACAATTTGGAAAATGAGTTGAACGAACTAAGCAAATCGGGTGGTCAATATGCAGATCAACCTTCTACCAAAAGCGTTGGTGGGTTTTCGAGCATGTTTAATTTTGGTAGCAATTCTCCCCCCACTTCTTCAAGTGCCCCCCTTCATACGGATTCGAAATTGGGAGCTGCTACGGTGGAGAGTATCGGAACAACTAAAACGTGGGACGGTTATGGTAAAATGAACGACGTGCCCGAGGCATCTGGTAGTGCGCACATGTCTGATCGCGAAAAACGTCGCAAAAAGCGCGCGATGATCAAGAAATTGGACGAGTGGTATGAGAAGGGATTAATCAAGCACAATTCGCATTTTAATCTAGAATCCGACTACGATGAGGTTGAAGACGAATATGAAACCGCCATGGAAGATAAACGCAAGAAGGATAGCGTTAAATTGCAGGGGTGGTGGTTGACTACTCTAGTAAACTCAATTGAATATGGTAATGCGGTGTTTGACCCGTTTGGATTAAATTTGGACGGATGGGGCGAGCAAATTAACGAAGATATAGACAGTTACGAGGAAATATTCGCCGAATTGCACGACAAATATAAGGGGGGAAAGATGTCGCCCGAAGTATCTTTGTTACTTCGGCTCGGGTTCAGTGGTGCCGTATTGAATATTACAAACAAGGCGCTATCTACTGCTACGCCTGGATTTAATGATGTTATTAAACAGAGTCCTGAATTAATGAAAATGTTTTCCACTGCTACTGCACAAACAATGAGCAAAAGCAGTCCTGGATTCGATTTTGTAAATAGTGTATTACACCCCGATGAAAAGGTGAACACATCTTATGGTGTCCCACCTGCTCCCGTTAAAACCAAGGAACAACCGCCGCCCACGAGACCCGGTATGCAGTATACAACCGCACCCGGTAATCGACCCGACATCGCAATGGGTAGAGGAACTATGTTCCGCGAGGAGGGAGTTGATGTAAGCAATCAATACGAAAATGTTTCAAATGCGAACTCGAAACCATCAATGCAGCCAGAACAATCTCGTTCCGCTAGACCCGAGATGAAGGGACCGCAATCAATCGATTTGGACAATTTACTATCTGGGTTAAAAACACGTGAGGTGAATCTCAGCGAAAATGCGGCGCGAAATGATGAAAATGAGTCGATGGTCAGCGTATCTTCATTAAGAGATGGTCAAAATTCGGCACTACCGAAGCGAACAAATCGGAGAAAGCAGCGATCAGATAAAAATACGATTTCGTTAGATATTTAAATGGATGCACGAGTAGACATTTGTAACATTTCTATAATATATATTCATTTGTTAATATATATGATAGTAAAATTATTTATAATGGTCAAACGTCAGATCGATCAATGACTATAACTGATTCAGATGTAACATTGTTGTTTTCGTCTGGTCTACATCCAATTTTGCTCATATCCTGTCGTATATCCTCGATTAAATCGCTAGAAGACGTGATGAAATAATCGGGTAGAAATGCGTGAATTATCGCTTTTACACTACCCATAGCAAATCGTCTCGCTAAATACATTGAAAAACAGAAATGTTGATAATAAGACATACATACCTGCGCGGGATGGATAAAACAAAATGGGATGAATGTCCGGTTATACATAATAATTTATATAAAATTATTATATATTTCAAAATGCACATTTTATACGAGGGTTTGGACGAAAACTTCGGCTAGCGCCTTAGAACTCAGGAGCATGTTTTTTAAATAGGCATCCCTGTTTCGATAGGTTGGTAATGGGGATTAATACACTTGGATCCTGCATTGAGTAATCTTTTAACCAGATTTTAATAATGCAAAAATTCTTTTTTGGTGAAATGGTAATACCATTTAACGTGGGACTATGTGCCTTATCATTACATAGTGATTCGCCGCATAATGCATAAAACAGGGTTTTCCACACATCCGGGACCTGTTTATTAATTACTTTGAAGGAAAAACAACCGCCATTGCGATTTTGAACGTCCTCCCACATGGGTGTAATTCCACTTCTCATTACAAACAACATACAATGTTTTACAATTTTTTCAGATAAGGCTTCGTTAATCGCAATCAATTGATCAACTGTCGCGATATTCTTAGAAATTAGTTTGTAACTCGAAACATCCCAGTTTTTGTCGTGTGGTAAATGGTAATATAGATCCCATTTACCATTCAAAACTTGTTGTGGCTGTGAAGATGGATTACCAAGCGTATCCAACGACATCACCCGTACTATATATGTATACAATATCTTTAAATATATATTTTAGTATTACTTCTTCGTTAGCCATATTATTTTAATTGAACACGGCCTCATATCCATCGTCGGTTTCTTTTGTTTCTAAACTTGGTGTGATATCGCATACTGATTTAGGTATGAGAGCCGTTGGTGATTCTTCTTCCTCCAACGCTTCGTTAATTACGGCGGCTTTCATATCGTGATCGGGTTCCTCATCATCATTCTCGGCTTCATCATCAGCATCGCGATCAGAATCACCATCGTCATCGTCGTCGTCATCATCATCCTCGTCATCATCATCCTCGTCATCGCAATCTACAGAGACATCAGCACCATCCGAATCACTCACATACCATTTTTTCTCACCCACGATGACCCTATTTGTATCTTTTTTTTCAATTCCGTCAGCCGTAACCGTTATATACTCGGTCGAAGACACCGTATGAATCGTAACATTTGTATCAATAATGGTTAGCGTATACCTGTCGTCAAATACGAACGGTAATTGTTGATATTCCAAACAACGGCGAACAAATGCTGTCGAAAATAGATGATTTCCCACACAATACATTTCAATTGGGATAGTTAATTCGATCGATTCTGATATAGCCGGATGATTGTAACTGACCGAAATCGGGGTATTCATTATCATGTCTAATGGGCTAGGCACAATCGGTTTACTAATATCATGACTACATAATGATACGTAATATCGATTACTGTGTTTCATAATAATGCACGTGTCTATATATTCGTTTGTCGCATTTAATATAGAATCATATGTGTTCAAAAGCAAGGCTTCACAACTACTCGCTGTTATATCATCATTGAATATATCATATAATTCAAAATAAGCGAAATTCTTATCCGACTTTTGGGCAACGCGACATACGTGAACCCAATTTTTACGAGTCGTCTCGGTTCGCACATTTAGAGTCAGGTTGTTAATCGCGCATTTAACACGCGAAAATAGGTCAACTGCGTCGCGAATGTAATTATTGGAATTATACAAATGAACACCCCATCGCTCAGCATATACACACAATTTACTCGCGGTCCATAAAAAATTTAGACCAAGCGTTTTACATTGTTCACTCGCCAATATATTACTCGTAGTATCGTAAATCCAACAGAACGATTTAGACAACAAAAAATATAGTTGACGTGCGCCATATTCTGCATACGATTCAAAGTATTCACTTTCGAATTGGGGAGGATATTCTGGACTATCCACTGTTTCCGGATTTAATTCTGTTTGAGTCTCGGAACACGCCTGTTCGTGTTTATCACATACTTCTCCAGAATTCGATATTAACACCTCATTTTGCACCCCCTCGCCTATATTTTCATTCAAAGTAGAATGCGTTTGTTCGCTCTCCATTTATAATTATCATGTATATTACTATTTAAGTTGATTATAAAAAATAAATAAAGCTTTGATGCATTATAATATAATTATCCGATGGACAAATCTCAACGGAAAGGACTGTTTCTATTCCATCGCGATTTACGTATCGTAGACAATCGTGGATTAAACCAGGCAAGTCGTGATGTAGCAAAATTGTATACATGTTTTATATTTACACCAGAGCAGGTTACTTCCAAAAATTCGTATAAATCGACCAACTCTGTGCAATTTATGTTAGAAAGTTTAGAAAGTCTATCGAGCGAAATAAAGGATGCTCATGGTGAATTGTTGATAATGTATGGATCCACGGTAAATACACTCGAAGAAATGATTGACGCATTACATATCGATTGTTTATATTTCAACCGGGATTACACACCATATGCTCTCGCACGAGGTGACGCAATTGAAAAAATGTGCGTGAAAAAGGGTATTGAATGTAAAATCCAAGATGATTATTATCTGTATATTCCGGGAACGGTTGTGAGTAAACAAGGGAGTGTATATCAAAAATTCACACCATTTTATGAAGAAGTTTTGTCGCGCGATGTTGAAAATCCGTCACACGTATCCGTTCAAAATTTAGCAAAGTATACCGGTAAAAAACTGGATCATTTTTCACTGCATGATGGGTGGGCAAAATTTGTAGGTGAACCAAATATGAATATCGCAGTTCACGGAGGACGAATCGAAGGAACCACTCGATTGCGAAATTCAGTGTTGCGTTTGAAGGATTATGACGATACACGCGATGAAATGTCTCAAGAAACCTCAAGATTGTCTGCTTATCTTAAGTTTGGTTGTGTTTCGATACGCGAAGTGTTCCACGCGTTCAAAGTTCGATATACGTTACATAGTAGTTTTATACGTCAATTAGTTTGGCGAGATTTCTTCGCACATTTATTATTCGCATATCCAAATACCTTGTCCAATATATATAACGAAGAATTCAGAAATATACGATGGGCAAAAAATAATAAGTGGCTTGAGTCGTGGAAAAATGGTATGACCGGATTCCCGTTAGTCGATGCCGGTATGCGTGAACTAAATGAAACGGGATATATGCATAATCGTGCGAGAATGTTGGTGGCCACATTTTTGACGAAGATAATGCATATTGATTGGAAGGACGGGGAGCGGTATTTCGCACAAAGATTGGTCGATTATGATGTGGCGTCCAATCTCGGAAACTGGGCGTCAATCGTTGGTGGAGGGGCGTATTCAATGCCTTGGTTTCGTGTGATGAGTCCGTGGGAGCAATCCAGACAACACGATTCGGATGCGGTTTATATAAAAAAATGGGTGACTGAATTAAAGGATGTTCCTCCAAAGGATATTCATAAATGGTATAACACTTTCGATCAATATACCGATGTGAAATATCCGGCACCGATCCTTGACTATAAAAAACAAAAGGAATCATTTTTGAAAATGGTGAAGGGTGTGTTTTAAGTAACGTAATCGTTAGTATATATAATTATTATCATGAGTAATAATTATACGAGTAGATATATTTGTATTTTACATTTCCTAACTGCAGTATATAAATTACAAATGACTGCGAATAAACAATATATATTTGGCTATGGATCTTTGCAAAATATACATTCTGTAAACAATACGTTATCACATAAAGCCTCTCTAAGCGAACCGACGTTTATAGTTCGAGTGAAAAATTTAAAACGTGGTTGGTATTTGTGTATGAATTCAAATAATACCTTTTCGGAACCATGGACTACACTAGCATGTTACGAACAGGGTGGATGCACTACAAACGGCGTCCTTATAGAAATTACATCGGAATGCTTAATAAAGTTGGATGAGCGCGAAACTGGATATATTCGAAAACAAATACCGATTGATAACATTGAATGTTTGGGCGGAATTGGAGCGTCAACTGTGAGAAAAAATAGGTTTTTCAATCTACCTGCGAATTCGACAGTTTACTATTATTCGATCGATTCTGATTATATTGAACCACCATGCACAAATGCGCCTATTTTGCAATCTTATATAGACGTTTGTTTGACTGGTTGTATAGAGATTGATCACAGACTTGGTAATGATAATTATGAATATTCATCTGAATTTTTGAAAACTACTTACGGGTGGAATAATCTTGCCTATTGGATAAACGACCGAATTTTTCCACGGCGCCCATTTGAACATGTACCATTCGCACGAATCATAGATACCCTACTATCACAATATTTGCTACAAGTTTAGCTTGGAGGCAAAGGCGCCAAACACAATTTAATTTCACCCAAAGATGCGACATCGTATTTCACTATGAGCGGTAAATCGTTTCCTAGATACATCTCCAAATGGCTGCACAATGGTGTGCACTTGATAAAATGCGACAGACTCTTTAGCGAAAATTCGCCTTGAATAATAACGGAAGCGTCGGGTTTGTTGATAAACTCCATATATCCGTCGGATTCTGACCGGAAAATTCGCGAACTAGCAAAATTGCCTTCGCATGAAAAAATAAGGTCGTTACCTACTGATTTAATCTCGATTCGGTCAGAAATACCATTCATGTCTCGAATAATCTTCTGGAAATCAGCAGTCGGTAAATTAATTACGGTAGAATATTCTACATCCGGCACAACCAACTCTTCGGTATCTGGCTCGATCAATCTCAACTTTTGACTGTAGCACTGCTTAATATCTCCATTATCATATTGTAGTCCCAAGTGTGATACAATTCCGTCATGATAATCGTCTTTATCGATATACATGGATAAAGTATCGTCATTCGACATGGTAGAGATCACCTTAAAAAGATGCATTGTATTCGCACATACAATGATCTTATCCGGTTTGCAGTCATACAACTCAAACTTGTGTGCGTGTAAAATCACGTTCACCAAAATGGTGTGTGTCTTATCGAAATTGATAATTTTCACTCCACTGTCCGTATATGTAATCGTCGCGTCGGTTAAAATATCTTTAATCGCGGTGATCATATTTCGAATTGGCTGAATCTGCACAGTTTTAATAGTTAACACGTTATTTGCCTCGTTCATTTTTCGACGGTCTTATATAAAAACAAACGCATTTGTTTTTATATTTTCTTCCACGCTAAATAATAAATGGTTGGTATTTCAGGAGTTTGGTTGGGTCGCATTATAATATGTGTATGATTTATTGTAACTACCTATGTATATGAAACGGACGGATGCGGTCATAGCGGTTTTTATTGATGGAGAAAATATTAACCAGGGTCATTTTCAGGTAATCGATCAAGAAATTCGAAAACATGGTCGAATTATTATTTACAACATTTACGCGGATTGGACAGAACTCGCACTAAAAAAATGGAATCATGTCGCTCGTCAAAATGGACTTTTATGTGTTCATTGCGATAAAATTAGCGGTAAAAATTCGGTTGATCTACGACTAAGTGTTGATATTATGAAAACATTGTATACTAACGATACAATCGATATCTATTATTTGGTTACGTCAGATTCGGATTATAGACACGTTATTATGGAAATTAAACAAAAGAATAAAACGGCTCATTGTATTGGTGTATCTACCGTTAGTCCAAGCCTCACGTCGGTTTGCGATAAATACACGACAATCGAGAGCCTATTACCTAAAGAGTCTAAATTGGTTCAAGTCGACGACATTTGGGAGGTTGTTCATGGCTCCATTCTAGAAGAAAAAACGAATATAAGCATGCTAAAAGATGATATTCTTAGAAAATATCCCACATTTGATCAAAAATCTTATGGATACACCAAGTTTTCTGACTTTTTGTTAGGTGTGTTTGAAAACGTGCTCTCTATCGAGAACGGTAATTGTATCCTATTATAATCTTTGAAGTCATTCGACATGCTTACGGAGTTCATTCGCTCACCTGCGCTATCGCTTAGACTCGCTCCAAAACGATCCGTAGCCGAAAGAGGTTTGTATATTCATTGTTTGCATATACAAGCTTATTTTTTTTTAAACTCCTTTGGCTAGCGCTGATAGAGTTCAGTCCAAACTCCTGCGACAATGCTTCGCATGTCTCCGGAGTTCACTCGTGAGACTTCGGCTAGCGCCTACGTTTCCCTCCAAAACCCGCCTAAAATAGTTCGACCTTGGTCGATTTTCCCTTTCCTGTGATTTTACCAATCGCGGTCAAACTCTCGGGGTTTTTGATTTTTTCCATAGCATCTTTAAAATCATATATATCTCCCGTTCGCTCATTAAGTGCATATTTGATACCTTTATATGTGAACTCAATTAGTTTAGAGGTTACTTCGCGTGTTTCTTCAACGTCCTTTTCGGCGATGTCTTGTTTTAATGTTGGATACGAGCCAAATGCATTAGATGATACATTTCCAAAACTAAAGCACACCAAGTTCTCGTCCTTGTTTTGTTTTTCGTATAAACGGCAATCCATCGCTGTTTCTTTGACGGCGGTCAATATCTGTGAATTTACGTGATCTTTTATTAAAGCATTTTCGAACAATTGTTCGTCTGTTGTAACCACTCCCGGATTTACCTCCAATTGTCGCACATATCGGCCTAACAAGGTGGTTTCGTCCATATCTGATGCAGATTTAGATGATAACTTGCTTTTATCACGCATTCTCAGCTCGATATTTTTCTCGTCCTTGCGGTGTCTTTCACCAAGAACAGCCATATATAAAAACACCTTGACCGTTCTTAACGCCTCGGGTAGATCTTGGTGACTACATATACGACGGGCTCTTCCTATAACTTGTTCTAAACGAACCATGTGCCAATACGGTTCTACGATGTGAACAAACCGAGTATTCTTCAAGTTGATACCCTCTGCACCGGATGCCGTAATCATTAAGACGCGTGCAACCTCTCCCATGTGATTATTACTGAACCCTCGCTCTTTAAATGCTGCCGCGATACTTGACGGAATTTCGCCCCATTTTGAATTGTAAATATTCAATATTATCTTTTTCTCCTCGTCACTTTCTGTTCCAGTATGCAGTGCGAATTTCGGCTTATCAATGTCTTCGGGGTTTTCATCCAATTCCCATTCGCGCCCTGCTCTGCGCAATTTTAACTCGGCGAACCCATTCGCTTCCATGACTAATTTTAAAATTCCGACACCTTCCATGGATCTAAATTGACTATATATCAGATGAAGTCCAACGTTCTCCTTATTTTGAATGTTTTCCAAGATTTTCAAAAATTTGGGGCTGTACATACGTAGACCGCTTGGGACAAGAAATTCTTCAGATCGACTCTTTAATTCCGCAAGGGCGCGCTGCATACGCTTTGGGTAATCCAACGTTTCTTTTTCTTCGACTTCCTCTACTTCTACTTCTTTTCCTTTTCCTTCTTCTTCTTCTTCTGCGTCTAGATCTTCGACCCCTTCCAAGATTACATCCTCTCCACTCTCCACTTTTGCTTCCTCATCTTCCTCTTCTGCATCTTCATCTTCTTCTTCTGTCTCGTCGTCAAACGTCACCTTCTTGGATTTATTCTTATTCACATCTACCTTGTCGGGTTTAGGTATTTCTTCGTCGTCCTCTTCCTCTTCCTCTTCCTCTTCCTCGTCTTCTTCGATATCAAGATCTTTTTTTGCCCCACCCGCCGTCTTCTTACGCCCGCGCTTCGCACCAATTTTTTCCTCCTCTACATCCTCTTCGCCCCGTTCGTCATCGCCACCCTTTTCGCCGCTCTGCTTCTGTGGTCTGCCGGGTGGATCGGGGAATGCGAAATTACAACACATACGTGATGCGATACGGTAAGTGGACGGTATTTTAAATAGATCGGCGGCAGCGGCGGCCTTGTTTTTATCAAGATTGGCCTGTTTCTTTTTATTTTGCTTTTCACGCTTACTTTCTTCGTTACGAATCTTTTCATATATACCAAACTGGTATTCACTCATAGGGATCTTCTCGATATGGTAGACATTATCATGTGAAGATGGGATGAACTTAGGATATAATGATTCATCTGCACCCTTAAAATACGATGAGAGTCCAAGAATGCGCTTTTGGAAAACGCGTTCGTTTTTCATCTCTTTCGCGCCCAATTCAATAAACGTCTCCAAAAACTCCTTGGATGAATCGGGCAACGCCTTATTATTAGTTACAGCGACCTTTCTACTATCTACCTTGATACCGTGGCCTCCAAGAATGCTTATAATCGTATTTTTAAAATTCACGTCGCTCATATTCCCAGTCTCGTCGAGTTCAACACCAGTATAATCTTCAAATGCGCCACCGCCAGTCTGCGCCTCGAATTCTGCCTGAATGCGCATGTTGCGATTTTCGTCGGTTTCGTCTAATTGAGAACCTTCGATCGGTTTATTAATGGAAATTAAACCATTTTTATGAATAAGTATAGATTCATCGGATGCACGTGATTTTTTAGTTGTTCTTGGCTTTTTTATTTGCTTCTTCTTGGATTTACCACCCTTAATTCCAGGACGGGCCGTCCGAGTCGTATCATATTTGTTTACGAATCCAAACGGATTTCGCGTAATAATCAATTGCTGCCCCGCAAATTCAACATAATCATATCTGTTAATATTTGCCGTCTTGAACCAAGATAATACGGCATCGCGCGACGGTTTATCGGCGGATGCCTCAATCGTAAAGGGAAATGTCCAAGTCTTGATGTAACCACGTAAAATATTAAATAATATACCAATTTCATTTGGATAATTGATAATGGGTGTTCCGGAAAGCAATACAATGCGCGCGTTTGTCGCACTCATCAAATATTCATACAATCTGTATGATATAGATGTTTGTTCTTTCGTTTTATTCACAATACGACTTACAAAATTATGAACCTCGTCTATGATTACCACACTATTATCAAACGGGTTTTTGGAATAATTGTTGGTTAGATCGTCCATTATCTTTTTGGTCAACCCATTATAATTCAAATCCTTATATTTTGATCGAATCATTTCATCAATCTGAGTGTTAAGCGATTTTTTTTCCTCGTCCGCGAGATCCTTGAAATTCGACGGACTCTTAATATCAACCATCCATGCACCACCATGATCGCTCACAAATTTCTCGGTTAAGTTCAATAATTTAGAAAAAACGCGAATCAAATGTGGCTGACCCTCGGTTGACGTGAATTTCCAACACTGGTCCAGTTTGTAAATAGGATCACCACAAACCTTCATCTGATCGAAAAAGTTGGCCTTCAAAGCCGCCAAAGTTAATACGAAGACCTGTTTTTGCGACTTCATCCCCTCTGCAATGGCGATTGACGTGCAGGTTTTACCCGAGCCTAAACCATGATACAGCAACAACCCGCGGTATGGTGTATACAAATTCAAATAATCGCGCACGACCTGTTGATGAATCATGAGCTTAAAATCGACCGACTCTGATTTAGCTGAAGAAGCGTCGCATGATGCTACCTTGTCTGCGTCCGATAATTCGCGTTTGTAATTAGAAAAAAGAGGAATCAATTGAGACAAGAACTTCTTTCGGTTATTCATGTAATAATTTGACGTCTTTACACGATGCTCGCCGACAGGCTTGGGTAGTTGCTCTCTAAATCGCAGTTCATCTTCAGAATCGGCTTTATATTCTCCATAATCCTTTGGTTCGTCGCGTTTTTTGGGTTTATCTCCGGATTTTTCTTTTTCTTCTTCTTTGTCGACCGGCACCTTTGGTTTACGAGGATACCGCTTAATGATAGGACCGGGTTTTAAGATAGTTGGCTCTAACACTGATTCTTTAGTCACCGGATTAGTGAATTCGATCGAAGGCGGGATTATACTATCCGCCAAAGTATCAGCCGCTTCGCTCATCTTGGATTCTTCTAAACCACGGTCCGGTTTCGCATTTACACTTTTAATTGTCGTATATATTCCGTTAGATGCTAAGCGGTTTAATATACTTGCTCGATCAAATTTTCGCTTGTTTCGCTCATCGACAATCGTTACTTCGTTTTTGTCCATTCGACTAACCGGAACACTGCCGTTCGCGTCCTTCGCCGGCGCTCCGATTCGCTCCACATCCGCTTTTAAACCATCACCGTCGCCTTCGGCTGTGTTTTCTCCGATTTTATTAAGACCTTTATCTACTTGTTCGCCGACTTTATCTATGTCCTGATTGGCTAACAAAACCTTCACACCCCGTTTTTGGCCCGTTTTTGCGGGATTGTTTATAGCTAAATGTGAAATAGTAAATTTATTCATTTCTATATTTATGTCTTATTACTAATATACTATACGGTCATAATTTTATGATATATACGAGGTTTTCGTTAATAATCATGCGAATAAAAATATTCATATGATTTCTCGTCTACATCCAAACTCCTTCGGCTATAGCCCGCGGAGTTCCATTCATACACATTCGCCATCGGAGTTCAGTCGCTCGCCTTCGGCTCGCTTTAAAACGCCTGTAATATTCGCAATGCTTCCTCGCATGCTATCTGTTCCGCCTTCTTCTTAATTTTATGAACGCCCTTACCCAATACGATAAATACGCGTCGATGTTCGGACATGTGTTGATGAATGGACTCAAACGAAGTAAATGCCTGAACATCCGTCGAACTGTTTGTAGATACCGAATGGATGGGCTGACCCAGACACAAATAAACACCCATGTGATAACCCGAATCGGGATGGTGTTCGGCAAACTCGAGATAATCTGGTGTAACCTTAAACTCCTTTTGAATACGAACTTGCAAAATATTCTTGTAATTGTCGTCGTTACGAATCAGGTTGATCCAGTCTACGTGTTTTTCAAATACGTTTTCAATAAATATTTGCGCCATTTGAAACCCAGGCCCCGTGATAAATGTGTTCGCAAACCATCCGTGCTCATCCTTCACATCAATCTTGTTAAAATCCAGAAATAATGCACCAAGAAACGCCTCAAACAAACAACCGAGCTTCTTCAAATTTGTGCGCGTCTGTTTTTGCTCCGCATGTTTAGACAACACTACCCAATGATGTAATCCCATTTCATACGCAACGCGGCCAATTGCCTCGTTCTTCACCAGAGCGATTTTCTTCTCCGTCATAAACCCCTCATTTTCCTTAGGAAAACGGCGATACAAGATATATTTAGTAATACATTCCAACACACCGTCTCCAATAAACTCAAGCCGTTCATTCGACTTTGTATTCAGCGGTAAACAGTCGTCCGGTTTAGGCACAATTACGACATTGTTTTGTTCGTTCTCCAAATCTGGACGCTTCAAATAAGATCTATGAATAAATGCGCGTTTATATAATTCATAATTGAATATAGGTGCATTCACACCATATCTTTTCAATATTTCGCCAATATCCGTTTTAGAAATTGACTTATTTAGGGGGTTGTATGGGTCAAACACATACATTTCTTGTCCCTGGGAATTCTTTTCAATTCGAATATCATCCTCGAGTTGAACAGGTGCACGGTCGGTTATGGTTCTTGAGATCGCCTTCATGTTATTTGTGAAATAATATGAAACCAATCGAACTAGTTTAATTTACACCTTTCTGTCTAAGTCGTTTTCGGATAAATTTTATGCTATCCTGTTTTTTTGTCTTATACTAATATATATCGAATAAGATGGTGCTATCTACTACAAAGAAAACCGCGTCCATGGACAGCATTACTAATCAGAACCAGGGAGGGGGGTCAAAGAAGGCCGGCCTTCCTTATCAGGTTGGGCGAAACCACTGGTTCGGCATCGCCCTCGCAACCCACCAAACTCGCGCCACGTTGTATGACTTCACGAATAATGGACAGGTAGTGTTCGGTCTTCGCCACACAGTCAACCCCAATGTAAGCATCTCTAGACCCATTGGTAGCACCCTTCACCCCGTTCCTTACTGGAGACATCAATAAACAATGTTAAATATTATTTAAAAATGATATAACTACGTAATAATGTATTGTACTACAATACATTATGCTCGCTCCTCCAACAACTGCATCTGGAAATATCCAAACTCCTTCGCCAAATGGCTCTCTCCAAATTATCCTAGACGAGCGCGAAGTGTCTCTATATGAAAAATGTATTACAATGACCACGAAAAATCCCATCACGAAACGCGTTCTATCTTTAGGCGATATTTCTATTCGTGACGAGCATGATGCGGAAATTATGTTGATCGAACGTAAATCACTCACCGATTTGATCGCAAGCATCAAAGATGGCCGATACGAAGAACAGTCCTATCGATTGATCCATGCGTCTGGTGTTTACAGACATCATATTGTGTATATAGTCGAAGGTCTGTTATCTCAACTGCATAATCCGGCAGAGAAGAAGATAGTATATTCGGCAATGACCTCATTGTTAATGTTCAAAGGATTTAGTGTGATACGAACCAATTCCGTTCAGGAGACGGCTGACTGGATTGTAAATTGCGCCGACAAACTTTCGCGCGAAATGGCTCGCGGCTCGCAGCCTTGGATCGGAACCACTATTTCCGCCGACGAATCTCCGCCAGCACCCTATTGCTCGGTCGTTAGGAAAACAAAAAAGGATAATCTTACACCCGAAAATATAGGGGAGATTATGTTATGCCAGATACCGGGCATCAGCACAGTTTCGGCTGTTGCGATTATGCAAAAATATCGGACGATTTCTAATTTAATTGATAACATCAAAACTAATCCTGAATGTTTAGATGATATAGCATGTGAATCACGCGGTAAAACACGAAAAATAGGTAAAAATATTATTCAGAATATAATCGCGTTTTTAGTGTAAGGTGTTTACTGCGGCGGTGCTGCGAGATTACTCACAACTGTCGGAGGTTTAACTTCATTTCCCGCATATTTACCGGCCTGTATTTGGCTACTTGTAAATGTCGCCCCACCCCAATTCAGGTCCATCGCATTATCACTTAATCCCTGCGGGTTTTGTGTCTTGGTCGAATCGTGTATCTGATCTAATACTGTATATCTTCCCGTATATTGACTCGATGGATCGAATCCATAGGTCCCCTGATTATACGGCTTATTATGACGACTCGCGTCGACATATTCTACCGCGGGTTGTTTTGCACCGGCTCCGTCGGTCTGCATTGGTGATCCAGATAATGCTAAATGTATGGAATGATTTCGCGGAGGCGCATTAAATGCGGTTGGACCAGTGGGGGGTGTAAATTGAGGGGTAACATTTGATAGGTTTTGGAAATAATCACTCGCCGAACCAAGTAATAATGGATCGACTGTGATATCATTATTTTGTGGACGACGCAGTCTATATACATCCTCGCCTTGCGCATTGGACTCTTGTTGCAAAAATAGCACCGGACAGCTTTGTTTATACACGTCGCGTTGCAATTTTACGTATGCGATATATTGGTCTAAATTGTCGAAAAATAACGGGTTCTCTCTAGGGATTTCGGGCAGGTTTTTATTAAATAACATTAATTGTTTTCCGCGTTTGATCAAGAGGGTTGGGCACAAATCTGGTGTATTGCCCACATGTAAATCATCGACTTCGGTAGATTCAGCCGGAGATATAGACGATTCAGATGCTATTAATTTAGTTTTCAAATGATGCAACTCCTTCTCCATTTTAGTCACTTCGTTACTATTTCCCATCCAGAAAATGAAATAAATACCGGCTAAAAATATCATAATGAGTAAAATAGTTACACCATATTGAACAATTCCGGATTTTAAATATGTGATCGTTTTTCCCATCCTATAACAATTGTATATATTTAGCTGTATAGAAAAATATATAAAAACCCATCTGGATATCTCCTACGTTTTTGCATATCTTATTTCTCAACTATAAGATATACAGTTGAATGAACAAAACGAGCCGCGCACCAAGAAAGCAGAACGACCGTAAAACGCGCCGCAAAAATAATGCGCATAAGAAGACCATTTGCGTCGGTCAGATTTATGCCGAATGGTGTGGATATTGCAAATCTCTTAAACCAGAATGGAAAAAAATGGTTCAAATGATCAAAATGAATCGTGGGCGCAGTTTAAAGAATGTTCATTTTGAAATTAAGAACATTGGTGATACTGCCGAAAATAAGAAGCGCGGACTTACTGTGGATAAAATGTTGGCTGAATTGAACATGCATTATTTCCCCAACGGAGAGCAAACTGTCGCGATTAACGGCGGGTTCCCCACATTGTTTAAAATCTGTGGAAAAAAACTCGAATATTACCAAGGGGAACGTAAGGCTAAGGCGATGTATAAGTGGTTTACAACCGATTGCGTGGAATCTAATAATTCCGAGAAAATGGCGGAACTGACTCCAAAAATATTCGGAAACCTGTTTTGAAGCGAGTCATGGTATAAGAAATTTAATTTATAGCCTCGTTTATCATTTTTATAATTTCATCGGGTTGCATTATTAGCAGCTGTTCTAATTGATCTTCAGTCATTGTGCTCACCAACTTCACCAAGCCGCTGTGCTGCGGTTCGGTCAAATCTTTAAGGGCCTTTATTTGGTCAACCGACAGACGATTCATTATTTTCGACGATTCGTCATCTAAAGCCGGACTTGGACTAAATCCCTCAATCGGTCGATCAAATACATATGTCCTGAATATGATATAAACCACTGTGAATAAGAAGGCATGTATGGCTGTTACGGCCAATCTGGAATAACCTTTTGGAAATTTATAAAGAAAACCGGGCACAAATAGAATCGCTAGCGTAAGCGTAAACAGAAAAATTAACATTTTATATATAAACTATATATAAAATTGAATGAAATTTGGTACATATATCGATTATAATATTCTATAAAACTTATTAAGCACAACGGTCTATTATTATCATGGCGGATATTAAAAAGGTCATCAAAGTAAAGCGGGCTGTCTCGGGTAAATCGTTTCGATTGTTGGATTTTCATGTATACGACCAGCGTCCTGAACAGGTGTCGGACGACTCGAGCACAGATACTCGTGAAAAAAAAACAATGGAAACGAACCATTTCGTCATCCAAATGTTTGGTATAAATGAAAAGGGCGAATCATGTTGCCTATATGTGGACAATTATCAGCCGTTCTTCTACTTACGCATCGGCGATGATTGGGTTCGCGACGACGTAGTCGCGTTACTTCAACACATTCGTAACAAAGTGGGCAGATTTCACGGTGCCTCGGTATTGTCTATTGAGATCGTTGAACATCACAAATTGTATGGATTCAGTGGCGGTAAAAAACACAAATTTGCGAAAATAACATTTAAAAATACGGCCTGCATGAACCGTGTGCGTGGCCTATGGTATACATATTTGACCGAGGAAGAACGCGGAGATTCGCGCGAGTATCGTCGATTGACCCCACTTGTATTCAACAAGGTTGTCCTTGAACTATACGAAAGCACTATCCCACCACTTCTTCGATATTTTCACATTCAAAACGTCAGCCCTTCTGGGTGGATTTTCGTTCATACGACAAAGGCCCTTGTTCCTGAAACCAAAACGACCACGTGCGACTACGAATACATATGCGATATCGCACACATTACACCTATGCCCGAAAAAGAAACCGCCGTGCCCTACAAAATATGCAGTTTTGATATTGAAGCCAGCAGCAGCCATGGCGACTTCCCGTTACCCATCAAAACCTACAAGCGATTGGCCATGAACATTGTCGACGTATTTATGCGCATGGAAGCATCGTCACAAAAACTCGACGAATCGCGCGCGAAAATGCTGTTAAAACGGTGCATACTCACCGCGTTTTCGATGGATAAATTTGAGAACGTGGATGTTGTATACCCGAAAAATATTCCCTCTAAAACAAATCTGACCGCGTTGATTGAAATCCTCTTGAATACGCCCATTAAAAATGCGAAGACGTCCAACCAAGAAGAGCAAGACAACTCTCATTTACTCGATTTGGAAGCTATATTTGAACAAATCAAACAGCAAATCGGCGGATCGGATGATGCGCAAGAAAATGAAGATGATTCGGCGCCAGCCGAAGTGGAATCCGCTCCGATATGGACACGCCCCACCAGTGCTGCTAAAAAACTGGGCAAGGCAGAAGAGAAACAACTTCTTGTAAACATTCTATTGAGTCCGAAATACGAACGTGATGCGAAAATACAATATACCAATGAAGTCTTAACTATGATGTTTCCGCGCCTTGAAGGGGACAAGGTTACCTTTATTGGTTCGACTTTCCTGCGATATGGCGAACCTGAACCGTATCTAAATCATTGTCTTGTTCTCGGTTCATGCGATCCTGTCCCCGGCGCGGTCATTGAACCCGTCGCGACTGAAACCGAATTGTTATTACAATGGAGAAATCTGATACAAAAAGAAAATCCGGATATTATCATTGGATATAACATATTTGGTTTTGATTATGAGTTCATGTTTCGTCGTGCGCAAGAGAATCACTGTGATCGCGAGTTCTTGAAATTGTCGCGAAAATGCGATGAAGTGTGCGCGAAGGATACTGACGGCGAACTTTCCATTGAGAACACTAAAATTGTATTGGCGACAGGTGAATACGACCTGCGTTTCTATAAAACAACCGGTCGCCTTCAAATTGATATGTATACTTATTTCCGCCGCGATTTCAACCTAGCGTCATACAAATTGGACGATGTCGCCGGACAATATATCAGCGATAGTGTGAAGCGCGTAGAACATGTCCAACACCCCGTTCACGGGGCAGTCACTGAATTGTTCAGTAAAAATCTCTCCGGTCTCCACGTGGGAGACTTTATACATATTGAACTAAGCGGATTTACATCGGATTATTATAAGGACGGTAAAAAGTTCCGCGTTTTGGATATTGATCATAATCGCGAAATATGTGAAACCGTAAAGGGGAAGGAGTGCAAAAATAAATACAATGTTATAGTCATCGCCGGAACGGAAATGGACGGTGATACGGCCAAAAATATCAAATGGGGCATGGCGAAAGACGATGTATCGCCACAAGATATATTTCGTTTGTCGAAAGGTTCCTCCGCCGATCGCGCGATCGTCGCGAAATACTGTATTCAGGATTGCAACCTTGTGCACCACCTCATGTCTAAGATTGATGTTATCACGGGTTATGTAGAAATGTCGCGTATTTGCAGCGTCCCAATATCATTTCTGGTATTCCGTGGACAAGGTATCAAACTGACCAGTTATGTCGCGAAAAAGTGCCGAGAAAAGGATACATTAATGCCCGATTTGGAGAAGTCGTCGGCGGGTGACGGATATGAGGGTGCGATCGTTCTACCTCCCAAATGTTCCATGTATATGGACAATCCAGTGGCCTGTGTGGATTATGCGTCACTTTATCCATCCTCGATGATTAGTCAGAATTATTCGCATGATAGCAAGGTGTGGACAAAAGAGTATGATTTATCCGGAACATTGGTGAAGGAAACCGGGGAACGCGATGCGACCGGTAAGTATATTTACGATAATATGCCCGGGTATCAATACATTGATATTGAATTCGATACATACCGAACCTGTCGAAAGAGTCCGACCTCTCGTGCAGAAAAGGTGGTTTCCGGTAAGAAAATTTGCCGATGGGCGCAATTACCAAATGATCAGAAATCGGTAATGCCTGCGATTTTAGAAGAACTGTTAAAAGCGCGAAAGGATACTCGCAGTAAAATCAAGACCGAACCCGATCCATTTATGCAGAATATTTTGGACAAGCGTCAGCTCGGTTATAAGGTAACTGCGAATTCATTATATGGACAATGCGGCGCGCGCACATCGACATTTTATGAACAAGATGTTGCCGCATCGACGACTGCGACCGGTCGAATGATGATCACCTATGCGAAACGCGTGATCGAAGAAGTTTACAAAAATCGATTATACGACACCAAATGTTGTGGATTGGTAAAATGCAACGCGGAATATGTATATGGCGATACGGATAGCGTATTCTTCACATTAAATTTGGAGGATCCTGTTACCGGCGCGAAAATTCGCGGTAAACGGGCATTGGAAATGACTATCGAGATTGGTCAAGACGTGGGGGCACTGTGTTCACAATTCTTGAAAGCACCACAGTGCTTGACTTATGAAAAAACGCTCATGCCGTTTATTCTATTGTCGAAGAAACGCTATGTCGGTATGTTATACGAAGAGGACGCATCAAAGGGTTATTTGAAATACATGGGTCTGTCGTTGAAACGTCGCGATTCATGCGATTATTTGAAGGATACATACGGCGGAATATTGAATATATTGATGAAAGAAAACGATATCCAGAAGGCGATCGAATTCTTAAACCAATCACTTGAAAATCTCATTGCGGGAACTGTGCCTATGGAAAAACTAACAATTACAAAGGCTCTCCGCAGTGACTATAAAAATCCTATGCAAATCGGTCATTGGGTCTTGGCGGAGCGAATTGGAAAACGCGACCCGGGAAACCGCCCCAAGCCCGGCGATCGTATGAAATTTGTATTCGTTATTAATAAAGACAAAAAAGCGTTGATGGGAGATAAGATCGAGACGCCCGATTATATTTCAGAACACAACGTTCCGATCGATTATACGCATTATATTACAAATCAGTTGATGAAACCACTTCAACAATTATTTGGTCTCGCATTGGAACCAATTTGGGAACATCAGCGCAAAACGGCTGCTATTAAAACGTATCGCAAAGATGTGATGCAGATTGAAAACGAAACTCCTGATATGGAACAGTTCATGAAGAAGAAGGAAAAATATTGTTCGGCTAAGATTAAGACCTTGCTATTTGATAAATTCCTTACTCAAATTGAACATAAGCGAACCGGTATGCAACCTATCAGCGCATTCTTTCGTTAAGCCCCTGGTATAAAATTGAAACCGTCGCGGTCGATTGTATCATATAATAACTTTGACTCTTATTATATTATAGAATGTCCAAACTCCTTCAGATATCGCCTACGGAGTTAACTCGCTCAAAACGCCCGATCATTGTTTCGTTGGAGGGGAATATTGGCGCCGGAAAATCCACCCTTTTGGAAAACCTAGAAACGCATTTAGGTAAAAATTCGGGGTGGATCTTTCTTCGAGAACCTGTTCACATTTGGGAGGAAATTCGTGACCAAAAAGGTCAGACAATATTAGCGAAATTTTATGAAAATCCTTCCAAATATGCCTTCGCATTTCAGATCATGGCGTATACAACTCGATTGCATGAACTGAAGCGCATCCTACGTGAAAACCCCAACTGTCTGGGTATTATATGCGAACGTTCACTTGATGCTGACAAACATATATTTGCTAAAATGCTGCACGCGGACGGGTTGATTGATGATGTGATGTATAATATTTACGAGCGATACTTTGCAGAATATGAAGGTAATTTTACATTGGACGGAATGATTTATGTCGAGGCGGCACCCGATGTCTGTTATCAGCGCGTGGCCAAACGTTCTCGTGATGGTGAATCTGCAATCGCTCTTGATTATTTGGAGAAATGCCATGAATATCATTCATTGTGGATTAGTCATACCACCACAAAGGTGCTAAAACTTGACGTGAATGAGAATGTTGCCGATGTTATGTCTACACACGGTAAAATGCGCAACTGGCTTTATGCGGCCGAAGCATTCCTCCAAAAGTTTGCACTGGAGGGGAGCGTAGGAGTTAGCTGCAATTTACAAATGTAAAGTCCAACTCCGTCGACTAACGTCTTCGGAGTTTATTCCGAAAACTGCGGCTCGCTTCGCTTCACCTACGTTTTCGTCCAGATCAATAATAAGGGTGGTCATTAGCCGAAGGCGAGACGAAAAAAAACTCTCTCCGATCACCGCTATTTTTTGCATCTGTCTTCTGACCCGAGACGTGGGAGCCGCTATAACGCGGAACGTCATAATTATTCAAACTCATTTTGCTATTGTCTACAGAGTTCAATCCAAACCCGCGGTTCGATTCATCAACTATTTTGTTATCTGACTCCCGATCCGGACCCCAATCGTAGAATCCGAGACGATGTATACCTTCATAATTACGCGAATCTCGGAGGACTCGGCGTCTAAATCCATTTTCCTTTTGTCTTAATATATCAATAAGTTCATCATTATCCTTGAATGATTTAGAATCAGCCGTGGCCTTAGTATTATCAACCTTGGGCTTAGTCCTAGTCCTAGTCTTGGGATTAGTTTTCTCAACAGCCGTAACCTCAGGCTTAGCCTTAACATCAACAACCGGTTTCTTATCTGGTTCTTTTATATTCTCATCACTTTTTCCTAGGGTCTCACCAATGTTATTAACAATATATTTATGATCCTTAAAATCGACACGAAACCATTGCGAACCGATTTTTATATTAGCGAATGATATTGTTCCAGTATCTGTATTATAATTCAGATTCGATACTTGAATTGATGCACTCATTTACATTATTTAGATAAAATAATCCGGTTAAATGTCGGATTATTTTTAAATTTATAATATATCAGTAAATATGGATGAAGCGAATAAAACTCTCCCCTTTACAACGTGGATGATTGTATATACTCCGTCTGAAAGTCGCGTCGCGAATTATAATCATTTAAATAAAATTCATCCCATTAACCAATTTGTAGCAATCGATTCTGTATCCAATTTCAAAAAGTATTCGGATTTTGCTATAGAAAACAAGTATAACACACCTGAATACATAAATACCATTTGTAAACACCCTGGAAAATTAGGTTGCAACTTATCTCATCAATTACTCGTTGAAGAAATCGCTGAAAAAAGTTCGACGGAATGGAATTTAGTGTTGGAAGACGACACACTTATTCATATCCCAATGCTTCTAAACGAGGTTCAACCGATGTTGCATGCAGCAACCAAATATGGTTCGAAATATATTCAGTTATATACTCATCCTCGATATCGAACCGAACAAGGCAAACGTAGTAAGGTCGGTAAAAATTTATATAAAATGATGGGTCAATGGGGGACGTGTGCGTATTTTATACACAAGGATGCGATTCCTATAATGAAGGATATTTACCCAGTGCAACGTAACATCGATTTTGTATATAATTCATTAATTTCAACTCTGAAATCGCTATGTTGGTTAACACCATATGTGAAAACCATCGGTGAGGCAGATGGGTATACACGCGATACAATTCCGAATATGGGAAGTATTATCATGTCTAGTGGGGCGCTTGGTGGTTTCTCTGTCGAAAATGCGTATGCGGAATTTGATGAATTTTTGCGAAAAACGGTGACTGATGGCTCTACGGTGTAGGTGATTGCGTAATAAATTTAGAGTTTGCGACGAGTTTGTCTCCGATTTTTGTATACCTTTTTAGATTTATTGGTTTTGCGACCACCTTTTCGAGTTGTGGATTTTACTGTGTTTGATTTTATTTTGTGTATTTTACGGGTTAGTTTTCCTCCTTTTTTATTAATATCAATATTAATTGTGTCTAATATGGTGTTTAAAGCTTTTAATATACCTTCCTGATTTATTTCATTAATATCAGTATACGTCAATTTGTTTATAGGTGTTTCGTCTTTGTATACCTTATTATATACATCAATTTGTGTATTAACGGTATCAATAATATTCTTTTTTTTAGCTTTATGTGTTTCCGATCTTGAACGAAAAATCCTCTCTAAAAGGCCTCTAGGAGCAAGTTTACGTATTTGATCATTTAATGTATTTACCATCTTTTCTTTAGCATCCGTCTTTAGATAAACGTCTGCATTTTTTTTATCTTCCAATTTTTCTGCCTCCGCCGCCAGTGCATCCGCCGCCTCCTTCCTCTCCGCTGCCTCCTTCCTCTCCGCTGCCTCCTTCTTCTCCGCCGCATCCTTCCTCTCCGCTGCCTCCTTCTTCTCCGCCGCCTCCTTCCTCTCCGCTGCCTCCTTCCTCTCCGCTGTCTCCTTCCTCTCCGCTACCTCCTTCCTCTCCGCTGTCTCCTTCCTCTCCGCTGCCTCCTTCCTCTCCGCTGCCTCCTTCCTCTCCGCTGCCTCCTTCCTCTCCGCTGCCTCCTTCCTCTCCGCCGCCTCCTTCCTCTCCGCCGCCTCCTTCCTCTCCGCTGCCTCCTTCTTCTCCGCCGCCTCCTTCCTCTCCGCTGCTTCCTTCCTCTCCGCTGCAGCCAGTGCATCTGCCGTTCTCTTCTTCTCCGCCGCCTCTACTTTCGCTGCCTCTACTTTCGCTGCCTCTACTTTCGCTGCCGCATTCCTCGCCGCCTCCAGTTTATCTTCATCTCGTTTTTTTAAAGTCGATCGTGTTCTATTTCCACGAAACATCTTTTGAATAGCAGTCGCCGCAGATGTATCGGGTAAGATATTGGAATATATTTTGTTATTTTTTATATTCACATTCTTGGTTTGAATGGGTTTTGTATAATCGCCTTTCTCGTCAAATACGATATGTAATATTTTTCCGTCGACCACATCAATTGTCTCGTTTTTAATTGTATATGGAAAATATGCGATAAAAAATGATCTATTAATATATGTAACCTGTAAATTTGTTAATATTGTTTTTATTTTATCGGCTAATTCTGATTCGTCTTGTGTATTGAATATTTTATTTAAATTCACAAGTTGCTTCGCAATCTCCAGATTTGATTGTGTAACTTTCTCATTGTTTTCCGAACAAGTTGTTATTTTTTTGCCCGCTTTTTTATGCAACAGATACTGAAGATCGCAATTCTCATTATTTGGCTCCTCATTTTTATTTACACCCACGTATTTATCTAAATTATTCTTTAATTCCTGTTCTATATTTTCGAAGGATTCTTGTTTCGCATCAAAACGACCAATTATGCTTACTGAATTAACCATGACTATACTATAATAAGATTTTATCAATTACATTTTCAATAAAATAAATACATTATTTTATTGATAATTATTGTCAAATTAAATTAGTCGATGGAGTTCGGTTAACGCACACGTTTTCCTCCCTTTTGTGAACGACGTGTTTTCGCCCCACCCTTCTTATTCTGTTTGCGAGACGCAGAATTGTTGCGGCCGCCTTTCTTGGAACTCATTTGACGCTTTCTGCTGGTTGATTTTCCGCCAAACCCAACCGAACCTTGACCTTGACGGAAGGTTCCCGGAGCCGGAGCCGGAGCCGGAGCCGGAGTCTCATCACCGGTCGGAGCCGGAGTCTCATCAACCACCGGAGTAGGATTTTCGAATTTTAACGGATCCATTCCAGCGTTTGTGCCCTTGAATAGATCAGTTAATAGTTTCATTAGTGTGTTTTTACCAAGCGAACTTACGCCCGTGTAAACCAAACCATCTACTATTTTTAACGGTACCCTGAAAAATTCACCGTCTTTAATAAATAGTAACTTACCTAATAAATTGGGTTTATTCATATTAAAATCATATTTAGCATATAATATAACGTGAGCTCCAAGTTTAACTTCAAATTTTAACCGATTAAATAGAGCAGATGTTTGGGTTCTAATTGTCTTGGGAGTAGTTGTATTTGCCTCCGTCTCATTATACTCTGTTTCAAATATTTTAGGTATTTCAGATGTTAAATCTTTGATTGAATCAATGTCTGTAACACCGGGTATTTTTAAACCGGATGATGATTCGCCCTTGTTGAAACGCGCGCCCTGATTCTTAATATTATACATATGTTGCGTAAGAGGGGGGGTAGCATTATCTTCAGTTATACCATACCAATTCGTAGCCTGTTTTTGTAACAGATCCTTAATTGTATTTCCCTTAATAAACTCAAAGGTTTGAAGCTGTGCTGCAAAATATAGCTTGTTTTTGTAGCTATCGAATGATGCTATATCTGCGGGTTCTTCTATTTTCAAATTCGCTGCGTTTAATTCGAACTTTTGTTGACTTCCGGCCATTATAATATACAATAACGCTACAAATTATTTATCTAAATATGTTAAATGAAACTCAATCAATTAACATCTTCCGAGCTCAGTTCGAAACCTTCGGGTAAATTTACGTTTTCCGCAAAACCTTCTAAAAGTGGGCAATATGTAACTTGGATCAACATAGCCACTTTTTTAGCCATTGTCGTATTATGTGTTGTTTTTTACACCGCAATTACGAAATACTTGTCTTGGAAAATGACCGAATTAAAAAAGGAACAGTTTTCCACCAAAAAAACGGGTATAGGAATTATTTCCATGATGAAAGAGCCCAAAGACATTGAAACATGGCTAGAAAAACACCGCGCTCTTGGAATTCAATACTTTTACATTCGTTTAGAAGAAACCCCCGATCTGGAACTCTTTCTAAAAAGTCAACCCGATGTAACCGTTCGTTCGGGGGAGTCGAGCGGGGTAAATGAATACGAAGACATTCAAAAACGTCAAAATGAGTGGGTAAATGAGGCATTTCGAATGGCCGCCTTGGACAATCATCAAGTAAAATGGTTGATACATATTGATTCGGATGAACTTCTTCAAGGCGATTTAGACCAAATAGATGCCTTGCCTGACGATGTCCGAACATTTTGGATGCAAAACCTCGAGGCGAAATATTCCAAGATCCCCACGGAATCGGATAACTGCTTTGACGCGTCGACATTTATCGACTGCTCCAAACAACCCGATAAATGTGTGAGTTACGGGAATGGGAAGAGCGGCGGACGGGTAGCACCCGACGTGTCTTCGAATGGCCCGCATCGAATGAAGACGAGTATAGCGGGCGCGCCCATGCCGAAACTATCGGGTCTATTCGTCCAGCACTATGAAAGCTGTGATTTCGAAACATATAAAAAGAAGTTTAAACGTCTAGCCGTCCAAGATAAGAAGGTTGCGATCCCCTTCCCCTATTATAACGAATCGATCGACGCGACCAGACGCGAAGACGACAATGCCTTACGAAATATTTATAAGAAATATCGCGTTTCTTGAAGCGATCCGTAGCCGAAGGCGAAGGTGAGCAACAGAACTCCGAAGACGGAGATTCTGCATGAAAAACGTGCATTTTAATGTTAACTAAAATCGCAAGAACTGTAAAATTGATAGTAATGTCCCACAAAAATAATACACAACTTATAAAAGACTATGTCTCTATTTACTGAAAAACCTAATCGACGTCGGATCATGGTATTCGACGTCGAAACGACCGGGCTTTTGCCCAAAAAACCCGATAGCGTCGCCTTGACCGAGTTACCCCATATTCTCCAAATTAGTTTCGTTATTTTCGACACACAATATTGGAAAGTGGTGAAATCGGTAGACCGATATATCAATGTTGCCCCCGATGTGGAGATTTCCGAGAAAATCACAGAAATCACGGGCATTACTCGTTCAATCTGCGACACCGGCACATCGATCACAAACGCGTTACATGAATTTTACACGGAATATATGTTGTGCAATATGATTGTTGCGCACAACATCCAATTTGATCGCGATATGATTCTCACGGAATTGAGGCGACATAAGGATGAACTGATTGAACGAGGATGTTATTCGGTCTCCTCCGTATTTGATACGGAATACGAAAAGACCGTTCAAAAGGATATCTTCTGCACAATGCGTGTGGGACGAAATGCGTGCAAAATTGAGCGCACAGCTCTCGATGGGAAAATATATTATAAAAGTCCCAAATTGGTTGAATTATATGAACATTTGTTCAAAGAAACGCCATTGGATCTCCATAATTCGCTGGTAGATACATATATCTGTCTGCGGTGTTTGGTGAAACTCCGATTCAAATTCGATTTGTCGTTGGAAATGTTTCCGAATATTCGATTTAAGCCTTTGGTAGATGCGCCGGCGACTAACATATTAGAAATTCAAGCGTTGTAGCCTAAGGATTTCATATTTATTTCGATATGTATATTATTAACTATGCTTGAAGACAAAAATAGCAAATTGTATTTTTTGTTCGGATGTATTCCTTCGCGAATTTTTATTGCGATGCTCCCACTGTATTTAGATAAATCGTGGCTCCCATTTTACGGTTTGATATTACTCGCAATATCATTTGGGTTGATCTATTTATATTTTACAAATAAACGACTTCATGCACCTGAAGCAGGTGGTGATACATGGTGGGCGAAATATCGTATCCTGCACGGACTCCTTTATATGAGCGCCGCGATATATGCCTTTAATAAGAGTCAATTGGCTAGTTTACCACTTTTTATAGATATTCTTCTTGGACTTGTATTGTTCGTTCATCACCATTACATTCGTTGATTACTGTTTGTCTTTTTGTAAAATATATAGAATTACACCGTGCATATTATAGAAGACAACATGGGAAATATGCTTAGAAATGAAATCGAACCAGTTCAGTGTTTGATTTGTTGGGATGAAATACCCGTTTCCGATATTAGCGCATCTTGTTTACAATGTAATATACACATGCACTCTATTTGCGAAGCAACCTATCGCGGAAGTAATGGTTATTGCAAATGTCCTCATTGTATGACGGTGGGTTTGATTTCCGTAACATATCCCGGACATAGAAAGGTAAGATAAAGGTCGGTTTATACATTCCGTGAATTTCATATTTTACGAAATGTTACTTAAATGTAGCCATTTAATTGTATTAAGATGATTTCTTACCTCTAGATTTATTACCTCTAGATTTCTTACCTCTAGATTTCTTGCGACTTGTTCCGCCAGAAATAGAACAATTTATACCACTACATTTACTAGTTACACTGGTAAATCCATCAACATTTACATCATCGCAAGACGTCTCACCGACGAGATTTAGTTTATCAAACTCTTCCAAAATTTTATTTAATTCATATTGTAAAATAGGTATTTGCTCAGAGTCAGTGACCTCATCCTTTTTCCATAACTTTAGTCCAAGAATCTTGTTACTAATTTTCTGAATTTCAATTAGAACATCTTTATTTTTATCGTGTAAAGCGTAACATTTTCTATTCCACAAGCCAGAAGGGTCTGCATCACTATCCAATATAAACTTCGGCCCTCGTCCTAATACTTTATTGATAATGTCGCTCTGGGAAATCTCTGATAAATCTGCCCGCATTGGAATACATTGTTTAGTATCAAAACATAGCTCGTTCCATAAATAGTCATCTCTTAAAAATCCCAACCCGGTATAACTGTAAAAAGCAGATAAATTTTTATACCCACCGACCAATTCTAACAAGCACTCCTGATTAATGCTCGGATTGGCTTTTATACAATACAAACATGCTCCCATAAGTAGACTTCCCTTTACACTATTCGGTTTAACACATATTACTTTTACGCCCCATGATTCGGCTCTCTTCATACATTCACCCTCTTCAACAACAATGACCCCGACAATCGCATTAGCCTTATCTTTTAATATTAGTTCATGGTCATCATCATCTGAACGAATCGCAATTTTTGTATCAATCGCAAATAATATGTCATAATTATTTTTCTTCGGCCTACCATGATCATCCGCCGCATCTTTCTTACGCATACTCAATGCTGTCCGCATTGCCCGCTTTGTATATCCACCATATACATTACTATCGGTAGTACAAGGGTTCGCACTACTTATCAATTCATCCATAACTTTTTTATAATCGTCATACTGCTGCTTGTCTATAATATTATCCGCGTCATCTTCGGTGAATCCAAAAAACCATTTATGAAATGTTTCACGGTTATATAATTTATAATTTGATAATAAGCGAGAGACACGCTTGCTATATTTATCTATTTCCGTCTTACCGAATAGCGACATTATTATTATATAATAACTAGAAAATATTATATAGCGCTAAACGTTAACTAACTATATGCAGGCAGACAGACACGATAATCGTGCGCGCGGTGTATATTAGTAATATACACCCTTGGGCATTTAAGTTTGCGTAAAATGGAGATACTCTCAAAAACATGAAGAATAAAATACGCACAATCCATCGATTTTGTTATATAATGGGAACTTTTCCCACAAGGGTATAAAAACTATAGGAAATAAATAGTTGGTAGTTTTTCAAAATGGAACTTTTTGGATTATTGTAAAAAGTTCCAAAATAGAATATACGAGGATCTTTCCATTTCGTGATTTTAGGATTTTATGAAATGTTACCGAAATGCAGTCATTTAGAATTTTGATGTTGAATTTGACTGCACAACATTTTTGTAAAAGTTGTGCGGATTATGTTTAGGCATTTTTTCTATTAGTCTATTATAAGACTTATATACTAATGCCGAAAATGCCGAAAAATGCCGGAAACTATAAATGTATACTATGTAACTTTGTATGCAGTAAGAAAAGTAATTATACTCAACATTTATCAACTGCAAAACATAAAATACTAATGAATCCTAATGCGGCTAATGAAAAAGCGCCAATATCACTTAGTTGTAAATGTGGTAAAACATATCTTCATATGTCTTCATTATGCAAACATAAAAAAACTTGTTCATTTATTATAATAAATCAAGATAAAACCGAAGAGCCAACTCCGGATAACAAAGACGTCATGATTGAAAAGTTAGTAGAGGAGTTAACTGCTGAGCGTGCTGAAAAGAGCGAAATGAAATCCATGTTCATGATGATGATGGAAAAAATCCAAGAAATGCAACAGCAAAACCAAGAATTACAAATGAAAACGAATGAAAATACAAGAGAGATTTTGAAAGAAACTGTAAAGGGAAATCAGGAGTTAGTCAATAAAGTTATCGATGTGATTCCAAAAATGGGTAATACCACAAATAATAATAATACGACAAATAACAACAATACTCTCAATTTCTATTTAACAAATACCTGTAAAGATGCAGAATCCATCCATGATTTCACAGACAGATACGTGAAGCAATGCACTGAATTTTTCATGGAAAATTATCGAAGCATCGCGAATAATCAAATGTGTTTAGCGACCAACGTTTACAATATCATGTTTACATGTTTGAAAGAAAATCCGCAATATCTGAATTTTATTCAAACAACTGATGTAAAAAATGGAATTCATTATGTAAAGGAGAAAAAGAAGGATAAAGATAGGCAGTTATACGGAGAAGCAGAATTTATAAAATACGTGGATGGATTTGAACGAGCGGGAGCGAGTATTGGACATGCTATAAACAAGGCGTTTGTGCCGCTACAGTCAGAGTTTAGTAGAAAATTAGAGAGTGAGGTGGGAAGGCCTCCGAATGAGGATGATTACGAAGACGAAGAAGAATATGAAGATTTATTGGATAAATACAAACAACGTAAATCCGAAGCGGGGCGTCATTTAAATATGCACATTTTTAAAGCCATGAGTTTATTCGATAACAGTTCGCGAAAAATGGAGATACTCACAAAAACCCGCAGAATAAAGAATACGAACGATGTCTAGTCGAAGGCGTTTAATTACACCCGTTTCAAGGATAGAACTATAATTTTTCTTGTATTTTTATCCATACCAGGATGCTGTTTATTGTTTTTTTCGTGTATTTCATATTTACCATACCATAAATATTCTCTTTTATTACCAGTTTTTGTTACTCTATACAAATAGATATGTTCAGTTTTGTTTTTATTTAATAATGGTTCGTTAAATCGCTTCTCAGTTTCTGTTTGGTCCCCATTTTGACCAAATAATGTATATTTGGGGTTATTTATATCACTTAGATCGTTGTCGTAAAAGTATGTACCATCTGCCGATGTTAATATTGTCGTTTTTTTATTAATTCTGTGATTAATTCCTGCACCGGTATACACTTTACACCCCGTTTGTTCAATTATATAATTCTCAAGTCCTCCAAATCCTTTCCATTTTGAAAATCGAATTGGCTCCATAGTTATTACGCGTTATATGTAACATATCGAACAATATTTTATTGTCTTTCAATTTTATTGTGTTTTTTCGATAAAATTGAACCACGCGTTTGTTGTATACGATAATTAAATAATAAACCATGTCGGATGAATTAAATGATGATGTATGTTGTGTGTGTTTGGAAACAAACACAACATCGCAACGAGTATGTAAATGGGAGTGCGCGCACTCATTTCATACGAGCTGCATTGAACGTTGGAATATTGGGTGTCCTGTGTGTCGAAATAACGTATTAGCATCATCGTCAAATAATGTTGATGCACCAGTTGGATGGACTATATCACGAAACCCCGCTTGTATATTGAATATTGAACGTATGAAGGAACGTATTTCGCAGGTTCCCGCCGAACACATAGATATTTATAAAAATGAATGGAAGGATCGCGAATGCATAGATGCGAATCATCGCATGATATATTTCCATACATATGGAGTGATCGCAATATGCGAAGATTGTGATACAATCCAATCCTTTAATTGCATGCATAATGTAGTGTTACCGAGAGGATTTGGACGAATCGGAAGAGCTTGCCGAACACCCGTGGCTATGACTCGATCGGGTCGCATACAAAACTTCCTCGCTTAAACTCTTACGCAGAACACATCTCGCATATATCCTCTTCCTTCGGTAGACTTCCCATCGCCTGCTCGGGTTCAATCGTGAACTGTTGTGCTTGGTGACGTCCGCGTCGGCGTAGGTAATAAATGCCCGTTTTTAATCCTTTCCCCCACGCGTAAAAGTGCATGGACGTGAGTGCTCCGTAATTCGGGTCTTCCATCCACAAATTCAGGGACTGACTCTGGCACACAAACGCCCCGCGATCGGCCGCCATATCAATTAACGCGCGCATCGGTATCTCCCATACGGTCTTATATTTTTCGCGTATTTCAATCGGAATCGAATCGATATGTTGAACGGATCCATGGTTTGCGATAATATTGTTTTTTACTCGTTCATTCCACACCCCCAATTTGATTAAATCGTTCATCAAATATTTGTTCGCCATGATGAACTCACCGGCCAAGGTTCGGCGACTATAAATATTCGAAGTGATTGGTTCAATACATTCGTTATACCCCAGAATTTGAGAGGTGGACGCGGTCGGCATAGGCGCAAGCAACAATGAATTGCGCAATCCATGCGCCCGGATTTTATCTTTCAATGCCGTCCAGTCATACCTCCCTTCTGTCGGAGTAACGCCCCACATATCATATTGCAATTCGCCGCGACTCGCGGGAGAGCCATTAAACGTATCATACCGACCATCAATCATGGCCAATTCGCACGATTGTTCCAAAGCTGCGTGATACATTGTCTCAAATATCTGTCTGTTTAGAATCTTGGCCGCATCGGACGCGAACGGCATGCCCATTATAATAAATGTGTCGGCCAACCCTTGGACGCCAAGTCCGACCGGGCGATGGATCATATTACTCGCCCGTGCCTTTTCGGTGGGGTAATAATTCACGTCGATCACACAATTCAAATTATAAATAACCACTTTTGTTATCTTGTGCAACTTGTCGAAACAAAACGTTGGCGGGGTCGTTGTGTTATCGATGAATGCGGGAAGGGCGATACTCGCCAGATTACATACGGCGGTTTCGGTGGGAGTAGATACTTGCATAACTTCTGTGCACAAATTCGACGACTTGATAATTCCCACGTTTTTCTGGTTCGATTTCTTGTTCGCGGCGTCTTTATAACACAAATAGGGGGTTCCGGTTTCCATTTGCGCATCCAGAATTTGAAACCATAATTTTCGCGCCTTCATGGTTTTGCGTCCACGCTGTTCCCCTTCATACCGCGTATAAAGTGCATTAAATTCGTAACCATACACATCGGACAGTCCGGGGCATTCGTCGGGACACATCAATGTCCAATCTGCGTCGGCCTTGACTCGTTCCATAAATAGATCGGGCATCCACAACGCGTAAAACAGGTCGCGAGCCTTCATTTCTTCGTCGCCGTGATTTTTGCGCATCTGTAAAAATATTTCGACGTCGGAGTGCCATGGTTCCAAATAGATTGCGAAGCTGCCGTTTCGTTTGTTTCCTTGGTCCACATATTTCGCAGTGTTATTGAATACGCGCAACATGGGAACAATCCCAGTCGAATGTCCATTGGTTCCTCGAATATGACTTCCAGTCGCACGAATATTGTGAATATGCAGTCCAATTCCACCTGCCCACTTTGATATCATCGCACATTCATGCAACGTGTTATATATACCGTTCATGCTATCACTCTCCATTGCGAGCAAAAAACAAGAGGACAGTTGAGGTCTGGGCGTTCCCGAATTGAACAATGTCGGTGTCGCATGAGTAAAGTATTTCATAGACATATATTCGTATGTTTCTTTTACACGTTCCATATTAGTACCGTGAATACCCAGTGAAACGCGCAACCACATATGTTGAGGTCGCTCAACTACCCTTTTATTTACTTTCATCAAATATGCTCGTTCTAGTGTTTTGAGTCCAAAAAAATCGATCAGATAGTCACGTGAATAATCGCACAACTCATCCAATTCGTTCGAATTCGCCATAATAATCTCATATAATTCGTCTGATACAAGTGGACCGGGGTTACCATGTTTGTCTTTAAAATTATATAATTGTTTCACAACCGTTGTAAAGGAACTATCCGTGTTTTTTTGCAAATTCGAAACAACAATTCGTCCCGCCAATGTATTGTAATCCGGATGGGTTGATGCTAACGACGCGCACTGTTCGGCCGTCAATTCGTCAATTTGTGCCGTAGAAATTCCATCATATAATTGATCGATTACCTTCATAGTCAATGTAGTATAATTGATATGGATTCCAGCCTCTGTGCCGGTATTTTTTATGCGTTGGAGTATTTTGTCGAATGCGACAATTTCACGCTGGCCATCACGTTTCACTACATACATTTCATGGTCTTCTGCATTTTCCTTCATTCGTATAGGTTAATACCCATTTATTGTTTATGTCGTTTTATTCCAACGACGACATAAGCATTCGCCTACAATGTAGCCCGGCGTGTTATTTTCCGGCGCCGCTCCACTCCATTTTCAATCGAAGCGGTCGTATCGAAATATGGTTTTAAAAACGTATTTCTGAAAAAGGTGCGATTAAAAAAAGATAACTGATTCTCGTCCAATGATAGCGATGGGTCTAGACCATTCCACTGTTTCGTCATGCACTCATCCTTCCATGCTTGTCTATACACCTTGTATTCATCGGTTATAGCCAAGGGCGCACGCTTATAGGGAATAAATTGATATACATACCATTGAACATAATAGGGCAGATAATCAAAATAACTACGATAGGACATTTTACAATGTGGTGCGATATTCGCGTGCACAAATTTTATTATTCTAATTTCACCAAACAAACGCCGCCCAATATAGGCAGGTTCTTGATTTGTTTTGAATCATTTTCGCCGTCCCCATTAACAACCTCTAATTTCACAATCTTCTTTTTCGCAGCTCGGTGTTCGTATCCGGTTTCCCTTTCCGCCACAATGATTTTCCATATCTCGTCAATCTTTGGTTGGGCGTGTTTAAACCACATGCGGTTTCGCTCGACCAATACGCAAGACATTTCGTCCAATCGCCAATATATTGGTGTATACAACGACCATGAACGACGCATCGTGGTTCGCGTAGCTTCAATCCACGCGTCGACAGACGTCTTAGTCAATTCAACCGATAACGGCATATATACATATTTGGGACTGCCTGAATATTGCTGAGTGCTCGTATTTTCGCCCATACTTACACGTTCGACAAAATACAATATCACACCGCGACGTTCACTCGTTCCTTCGTAGAACTGTTCTTCTGTTTCGTATTCTTTGAACCGGGTTTCTAAGAAGTCGCATTCGTCCAAATCGCACGTCTCCATTTGCACCTGCATTTGGACCCAATATGCCTTCGACGGCACGCCGTCAATTTCCCGGTTCACAATATTCTTTATTTCCAACATGCGACCGTATCGATTCGATGCAGGATCGGTGATAATCCCATCGGGCGATGCACCAATATATGGATATTGTGCATGTTGAATGCATCCAAAATCCTCGACATTGGTCTGATATAAATGTTCATACAACATGATAGAAACCGGTTCGTATTTTTGTCCCCAATGCATAGGACTGGACGTATTTACAGACATCGCAAATTCCGTATCATCTTTCAATGGTAAACATTTTTCATATATCAGACTGTTACACACCGCTTCTGAACCAAAGACCTTGTATAAATTGGATGCCGTAATTAATCCGTGACGAAACTCATACCATTCGGGCGTCCGCTGTTCTGGTTGTGGTATAGAACGAATACGCTCTATTTTTTGCGCAAGGTCTCGACCATTATTAGAATGTTTTATCGGAGAATCTGGATACGATCGCGTAGGTATATTCTCCTCGCCCCATCCACGACTCATGTTAAAATAGTCTACAATAATATTCTTGATAAATTCGCGAACGTCGTCGTAATCATCCTCTGGGTCGTCGTCATCTTCGCCGTGACTGCACAAGTCCGCATCCGACCATTGGTCGAATAATATAGCTGTAATATCGTCGGTCATACGTGTGTGGAATTGTGGTTCCGCCATTTCTAAAATATTTTCGTGAATATATTCATCCGCCAATTCATACACAGTGGACGTCATGTCGACGACGTCGTCGTCAGTCAATGTGTCCATAAATGGTTCTTTCGGTTCTCTTGGCGACATTAGTGCCGAAAGTATTTCCGTGTAAAGTGAATCGATCGTTCGAATTCCGTCGAGTTCGGAGTTCAGTTGCTCAACTTCAGCTGCACCGATTGGCTCGCTCCAAATGCTATCTGCATCCGAATCCGATGGGATATATGCTTCGTCCATATTGTTCATTGTGAATAATATGGTATTGTATTTGTATTATTTACACCTTTGAAGATTTAAGTTCGCACAAAAATACGAATCAATTTTATTCAAAAGTGTAAAATCAATAGTTGCGCTTACCGCTTTACTTCGGCTTTAACAACGATGGTCTTACTTTTTCTTGTTTCTTCTCCAAAACAAGTGAAAGACGATGCTTTTGCTCCGCATATAAACTCTTCTGGTCTTGTTTGATTTTTTATCCAACAAGTAGTTAAGTTCATTATATTTACTGCGGAATTCGCATCTCGCGTTCTAAATACGTTTTGTTTGTTTAGGCAACTCACGCAGTTAGAACACACGAAAAGACGATATACTTCCTTATTATTTTTATCTCGGTAATGTTTCATTTCATTACTACACCCACAACATTTCTTACTAGTATTGAATTCATTGATTGTAATAGTATCATATCTTTTATGGATTTGTTTCCTTAATCCTTTATTCATCGTAGGCATAAAATGTTTCATTTGTGTATCCCTACTCCAATTTCCATAACCAATTAGAATATTTGAACCAAATGTTTCTTGGATTTTATTAAGGAAATTATCAATGCTTTTTTTACCATAACTATATTGCCTAAATTTCATTTTTCTCCAAGTTTCTTTCTGGTAAAAATCACCAACTTGTTTATTTAGTTTATCTTTTTCAACTAAATATGCTTTGAACTTGATATAATCAACCGATTTGCTATTTTGAACTGATAAATGAGTTTCTTTTTCAATAATTTTATTTCGTTTCTTTTCTTGCAATAATATTCGTTGGTTTCTTTTTCCATAACCTTCTATTTTTCGCTGTGATGCTGTATATTGTAATTTCTTACCATTCTTATCCATCATATACACCAACGAATGTTTACCTGGGTCGCACCCAACAATATTCCTATCTTTCAACGTATCTAATTGTTCTTTGGATAAATCTTCAATACCATAAAAATCTTGTTCTGGAATACTTGGAACTCTTGCACCCCATTTTTTATCTTTCAAATCTTTTCTAATAAACAACAAACAACAAGATACTCCGTCAGTTTGTATTTGATGATGGAACTGATAATGTTGGTTTCTAAATATTTTATGGTTCAAGTTCAAAAAGGCATTCCAAATGTCGTGTTGGTTTTCTTTTAGGTTTTTATGTAATTCGCCCTTTTTTATTCCATCTGTTTTATTTGCTGGACAGAATAAACTAACCAAACTTGCTGTATCCAAAATAATATGTTTTGGAACAATATTGGTTCGTAGTGGTAAGGGTTGGAATAATTTACTTTCTTGTTTTTCCAATACTTCATTCATATATAACATTCCTTTTAAATAGTCAAATGGTCTAACTTTTACATCATAATGGATTGATTTTTTAATATTTTGTGGGAAAATATTAGGTAAATGAGTTGTTTTCCATTCATTAAACATTTCATTGGTTTCATTATCCAAACTCATCAGTTGATGTTTCAATTTGAATAAAATGGATCTATCTTCAGTTATAGCAGTTGTTGTTTTGTTAATAAATCTCAAAAAGTGTTGAATAAAATGTTCTTGTGCGTTGTTGGATAAGGAAGTATGAATTTGCGTTGCTAAATAAGGTAATAAAAAGGATGTGTTTTTCAAATTAGTTTTTTCGTGATTTATTGTTGGTTGGTATTCTTCTAAATAAAACTTTTCTAACTTATCAAGCAGTGCTGTATCACCACCTTTCTTTCCTCTGTTATCACGAGTGCCTAATGTCTTGATACAATACAAAATAAAGGTATCATCAATTTCAGGCAAAGCGATTTTATTGGAATAACAATTCAATACATACAAACGGATAAACTGGTAAGAATGTATCATTAAATTATTCATTTCAAAAACCAGATTATTTACTACAGGTTGCACCAAATCACGATTGAGTAAAACAGATTTGAGCGTTGTTTTGATGGTTTTGTATGCGGATTTATCATTATTCCTAAACTCTTTGAATTCGTCTTTCAACTTCTTCTTTTTCACCATTCTATATTATTACTAAAGATTATATTTCTATATAATTGTTTATAAACAATTATATAAATCCCTAAATGTTTTCCTTTTCGTTTTTTTCTTCAAGTTTCTTTATTTTTTCTTTTTTATTCAAGTATGCTTGTCGTGCGTATTCCTTCTTTTTTTCAGTTGATAGGTTAGCCGAATAATTAGTTTTTTCTTTATATTCTTTTGCTCGTTGCTTTTCCTTTTCTTTATTATTTTCATAATATACTTTTCTACTTGCTGGTGCTGTGTATTTTTTGAGATGCTCTTTGGTTTGAATTAATTCATCTTGTAATTTTTTATTTTCTTCCTCTGTAATTTTTAATTTGTGCATTAGTTCATCAACATTCATAGTTAGTATAGTATGATAAATATTATTTATGTAATTTATCATAATAATTATTTTGTATTTTTGTGCGAACTTAAATCTTCAAAGGTGTATAATCAATTTTCTTCTTGTATGATTTTTTGGTGGGGTAAAGTTTCCCTATGCTAGTTCCGCTTCATTCACCACTCTTTTGGGCGTAAGTGATTTTAAAGTAGACACGCGTTTTGTATCCAAAATGCGCAATGTAAAGTTGTGTTTGTCTACATTAAAATGTAATGCGGGAATGGAAGTCAGTTCGCGTGCCTCTTTATCATATACGACGTCCTTTGTTTTTAATAGTTTCCCTTTTTCTAAACAATCCACAAAAAAGATCTTTAGATTCTTCACCTCCTTTGCGGGAAGACCGTGATCCTTACCATATTTTTCAGCGTAACAGTGCAACTTTTGGATTTTTACTGTTTTATCCAACTTATTCCATGGCTCCGTTTTATTGTGCTGTTTTTCAGTCTCTAACAACGAATCCAATTTATCAATATGCATGGTGGAAGATGGACCGGTCTGAATTCCAGACAGACCTGGAATATAGGGCGGCTTTACAATGGGCACCTGCTCATTCGTTGCTTGCGATTCATCAGATTGTGATTGAGTTGTAAACATATCCTATCGTCTGTTCCTTTATATTGTATATCCGATTGTATCTATCTTGTTTTCAAATGTATTTATATTGTTTCCCGTCCGTTGACTTACGTTTCTCTCAAATAAACGCAATAGATGTATACTTCATATACCCGAAAAACCTATGGATTCTAACAAGATGTTATCCATCCCTGTAGAATCCATGTCCAAGAAGACGAAAAAAGTGATCACCGAAAAACCCAGAAAACACCGCATTGTTACACAAACCGCGAAATGGTCGGATATTTCGGACAATTTGGTCGAAAATGAGGGTAACGGTTTAATCGTGCTCCTAAATAAAGATATCGATAATGATACATGCGACGCATCAAAGATGATCGCCCAACATATCCGAACCAAGATATGTGGATATGCCGCACAAGATCGCGAGAAGGGTCTGTTTTCAGAGAGTGAATTTGTGAAATACCAAGATGTCTTGGACTTATTCAAGACATCTGAGCTGAATTGTTATTATTGCAAGGAAAAAACAATGACGTTGTATGAATATGTTCGCGAACCAAAGCAGTGGACTTTAGATCGCTTGGACAATTCTCGTGGTCACAATCGAGATAATGTGGTATTGGCTTGTTTACAATGCAATTTACGTCGTCGAACTATGGCGTCGGAACGCTACGTTAAAACGAAGGAAATGTCCAAGATTGTTAAGGTGGAGTGAGAAATTTTGCATGTTTTTCGGCCTTTCCGTTGTATACTTGTATTTGCTTCTCCAATGAGGCTATCAGCGTTTCATCAATCATGTCTGTTATATTCTGTCGGGGTGAGACTTGTCCAAAGAGTATCTTGTCTAGAATGTCTTTAACGCGGGGCCCATATTTGGTTGCATATTTGGTTGCGCGTTCTAACTGGAGAGGAGTTACCTCCCCAAGAGCGATGGAGTTAATGTTATAGGTTGGAAATTTATCTAGAATATCAGTTTTAATCTTTTTCGCCAATTGCATGTTTGTTTCCGAATATTCGACCATCATATTCTTATCCGAATTTTTATCATGTTGGTTTGCATTGTCGTATAATATCCACATTAATAACAACGCCAAATATATGGTCGCTGATAATAAAATATAAACATCTTTCATTTCACTATATTTTAGTTGTTTGTTTGTTTCACACGCGGTTTCGACGTTTGATAGTTTACCTGTAAAGCGACTCAGTGCTGACCTACATGTCGCCGGTAGGTTTAGTGTTTTATCTAGCTCGCCAACAATTTCCAATGAATTTTTAATAAGTTCATAAATATTATTATCGGTATTATCAAATATATGTGTAATTCTATTTACAAGTGCAGTTTCAGCCGTAAGTGCCGGGGAATCTTTAACCTCATTTTGTATAGCGATCATTTTAAATAAATCGTTTATTTTTTCGTAATTAGACTGTAATTTTGAAAGGTTCCCGCCTTTCATCCGACGCCGGTTCAGTCTATATGTTCCTTTTCTACCCCCCTTGGATTTATGTTTCAAACCCTTGGATTTATTATGATTTCTCTTCTTTCGAGTATGATGGTGCATTATATATTATTCATACAAAACAATCCTCAGTTGAATCGATATAAATGTATTTATTCAATTACATAAATCAATATGTTCCAAGAAACTTCGACTAGCGCCCTCCAAATATCCCCCCCTTTAATCACAACCTTACATTCAAATATCAAACAAAAATTAGATGGATTCTTGGCGTCCAATCGCATCCCCCACCTATTGTTTCACGGTGCATCTGGAACAGGTAAGCGAACCTTGGTATATGATTTTGTAAATAAGATTTATAATGGTGAAAAACACAAATTGAAATCCAACGTAATGTTTGTTAACTGTGCACATGGAAAGGGTATCAAATTCATTCGCGACGAACTCAAATTTTTCGCGAAAACGAACATTAAAGGCACACAGGGTGTTCAATTCAAGACAATCGTCCTATTCAATGCAGACAGCTTAACCATCGATGCCCAGTCGGCCATGCGTCGATGTATCGAATTGTTCAGCTACAATACGCGATTTTTCATTGTTGTAGAGAACAAGCATAAAATGCTAAACCCCATTTTATCACGATTTTGTGAGATATATGTTCCTGAATATATGGACGGCAACGCCAACATTATTAATCTACACCAATATCATTTGAACAGAACATATGTCCAAGATTCAAGACCCATCCAGTGGTTTGATCAAATAATCGGTGAAAATTTAGACAAAACAACCAATGAATGGTTGGATATTATCACAAATGCATATGAAGCCGGATATTCATGTATTGATCTGATTCAATGGATAAAACTTACTCGATTATTATCGGATAGTCGACGTTCCGATGTAGTGATGTATTTCCACAAGATTAAGGCCGAATATCGAAACGAAAAACTGCTCATGTTATGCATTTTGGATTATATGCAGAACTCCTGCGACAATTTGAGGGAAACTCGTTGAATTGGTTATATTGATATGTTAATTAAATGTAAATGGACGATTTTGTGATATCAAATTTACACGAGTCTCGCAACGAATGGTGTAGTCGTCTAGTTACTATTTTTACGCCATTGGTCGTGGAAGGATTTAGATCTATATTCAACGAATCATGGAAAATGTGTATCGATGCAGATGAGATGGGAAAATACTTGATGACCTTTCAAAATCTATTGACCCGAATTCCTAAATGGAACTCCGTTCTTCTCGAAGAGGAGCGCAAGCGAATTATCGAACGTTCTGGCTGTAATTATTTAGAAGATTTGATCACGTGTGTGCATATTATACAACTCAAGGTATTGACGTGTATACGCGCAGGGAACAAACAAAAGAAGATTGATATTGCGATTCCAAAACTAGATCATTTCATCCACAAGGTCTATCTGCACACCGCGCGCAAGATTTATAGCAATGTCTATTTGTTCGAGAAGAATGTGACCCCCCTTCAGATGCAAAAAAATGCACGTGAATTGGAAATGATTATACAGGAGTGCATTTTGACTACTATTCGCGAGAGTATTCCCACCGAAGCAATCATTCGCGCATATATGGACGAAAGTGAAGAGCACGATGAAGAGGTCTTTATTGAAACGATGAACGAACCGACCAGAGAACCCGAATTGAAACCTACGGCCGCCGATGTGAAAAAAGAGATGTCTGAATCGATTCCCGTGACTCCTTCTATCCGAAATATCGATGATGCGCCGGTCATTACAAAACTCACATTTAACGACATGGATACCGCAGTAGACATTAATCGCAAAGAAGAGGTGATTCAAGCACCAAAGACATTAGAACGTCTCGAAGATATCAGTATGTCGCGGGCATTGGAGCGACGGTTCGCCGACGACTACGATGACGATGATGATGATGAACGCATTAAAATACACACCGATCCTATCAAGTTGAGTGATTTTGATATCTTGGATTCTGGATCAAGCGTGGGCGTGCTAGATGATTCGGACATTCAACTTGATATTGATGAACTACCGTAGAACTCCTTCGACTAGCGCATACATTTCCCTTCAAACAAAATAAAATATAATTCGTAAAATTAAATTAAATATAATATTTATGTAAAATATTATATTTAATATGATAACGACCGATATTGTTATGTTAGTAATCGCATCGAGGGGCAACAGATACGATAAACTGATAAATAATTATTGGTCTAAACTGATTAATTATATTAAAACAAACAACATTAATAATATAAAAATTTTTTTAATATTTGGTAATAATGTTAAAACTAGCGATTTGAATTTAAACGAAGAAGACAAGTTAATATTAAATACTCCAGAAAACTATATACCTGGAATACTAGATAAAACAATAAATGCCTTTACTGTAATTAATAATTCATATAACTATAAACATATTATTAGAACAAATCTAAGTTCATTTTTTATTCTAGATAATGTTATAAAACGAAGCAATGCGTTGGAAGATACAAATGTGTATAGCGGTGTAAATGGAGTATGTGGTAAAACAAATATACCATTTATATCAGGTGCATCAATGTGGCTGTCTAGAGATAATGTACAATATATAATAGATAATCAATCGTCTTTAGATAAGAAATTGATAGATGACGTTGCTATAGGTAAATTATTAATTAATCATAAAAAAGGTATACTTAAAAGATATGATATTGTTAATAGTGATATCGAGATTCAAGATAAAATTACACTATTGAATAATATAATCAATAACAATCATTATCATATTAGAGTAAAATCAAATAGAAACGACGACATAGACATCAATTATATGAATAAATTTACCGAAATTATGTATTCGCAGTAGCTTTCATTATCATCAACGCGTGGAAGGTGTCTATTGAACAATGAGAAGGTTATTACGAAAACTATAAAATTGATAGGCTTTTATTTACAACAATTCAGGGCATCTTTACTTAAGCACGTTAACATGCCTTACAAAACCGGAGGAGAAACGCATCACGGGGGTGTTGGAAATGAAAAGGAGTTAGTGGAACTTCTCAATACCCACCCAGAAATGCATATAAATAAACATATTCAGGAATGCGCGGCGTCTCAGGAGAAGCCGTTATGGGGACATTTGGGAGGAACTACCCAAAAAGCTGATTGTGATGTCGCCGTTGGAGACCGTCGTTTCCAGGTGTCTATCAAAAATCACGAAAATACGGGCACGTTTGATTGGATTAATACGAGCAAGTTGGAAGAATTCAACGCCCCGCTTGGACAATCAATCAAAGCCGCAATTGATCAATTCAAAGCCGCCAATCATGGAAACGCAGTCACACCGAGTATGCGAAACCAGATTGCGAACATGTTCAGTTCGGAATTTGACCGAATCACAAGTGATCAACTCAAGACCCTTCTTGGAACACTTTACGCGAAATATCCGAACTATGTTCTTGTGAACCACCATCGCGACAATAATTTGATATTATATCCCAAGGAAAATAACTTCCCCGAGTTCATCGCCTATCCGGAATGGGAGTATTACCTGAAAACGTCTCGCGCCAAGACCAGCCGGATGATTTACCGCCGAAAGGACGGGATCGAAGTCAATACCGATTTGCGCCTGCGATTGGTTCTCAACAACGGCGTGGGAGCACTGGTCGGACAAAGCGAAAAAAACAAGTGTTCAATTCCTTGTTTGAAAATTCAACAGGATAAGGTGGGGACATTACTCGCAAAATTGGTAAATACTGTGATAGATACGGTTCCTACAACCCGTGTCCTTCAGCCAACTCGGATTCCGACTCCGGGTCTAGATTTACTTGCGGAGGTGTGCAGTCGGATGCAAACCTTGCCTTAACAATCTCAATTACATCCGAATTTATATCATTTAATAAACAAACACGTCCCGTATTCACACAGGCGCTGGCTGTTGTTCCCGAACCACACATCGGGTCTAAAACAATATCACCTGCGTCTGTGCTAATTTCAATAAGTCGTTCAAGCAGTTTGACTGGTTTGGCGGTCGGATATTTTCGGCCTTCTGACCCCTGACTTATTGAGTGTATATCGTCCCATAGATCAGTGCATGGTTTGCCTGGATTCTCGGACAGGTATATTTTTTTATATAAATTTCCACCCGCCTTCTTAGGGAGATGAAGACGATTTTCGTCGCGCAACTTGACTAATTCAGATTCCTTGATTCGCCATCCAGATGCAGGATTAAATGTGAACCCGCCGACGTCGAATGAATACATGTAACCGCGCTTCGTCTTCTCGGTGACCAAATGTCCGAGAGAATAATTTCCGCGATCGTCGCTGTTTTTGAACGAGTTTTTTAAATAGGTAGCGTCCTTTTCCTGTGTGACTAAGCGAAACTTGTGTTTTTCCTTTTTGTTGCATTTGAATATGATATCAATGGTCGCGCCCAGTTTATTTTTCACGTTATTTTTGGATCGGCACTTTTTCCAGAATATCGGCGTAACCACAGAGAAATGCTTACGCAGCACCTTTTCTGGAATGAACATACAGACAGCCGAAATGTGGAAGAACAGTGTCCCATCGTCGGTTAATACCGTTTTCAGCGGTAATATAACAGATTCTAAGAATTCTTCGTAACTTGCGTCGGTCCATTTATCGGTGAACCCCACCGCCGAATCAACGCCCATCGTATAATTTCGATCAGAATTGAATGGCGGGTCCAAATAGACCATGGTTACTGAACCAGGGGTGAGGGTTTTGACGTATTCATTACAATCACCTAGATTGAATGAAACCGACTCATTTATACGGAGCAAGGGAACTATAATATTTTGTGCGGAAAGCATCTTTGTGTGTTGGTCTGAATTTATATTATCATTCGCGATCAATTTTGTTTGAACTCTTTCGACTATCGTGTTCGAACTCCTTCGACGTGCTTACGGAGTTCACTCGGGAAACTTCGGCTCTCGCCTACGGTTCCCTCCAGATTCTGCGTTATACAAATAAACAAAAAAGAGGCATAGATCTTATATATTTAGGGATTAATATGGAACAAGTTTTTGTTGTAGCGACAATTATCACTGTCCTTTTTTGTCTATCCAAGTTTATCGAATTCAGATATTTATCAGATGAGCGAAAACCGCTGAAAGATGTAGTTCGAGACAGCATTGTGGTAATGGTGTGCGCCATTACGGGTTCGTATTTTTATTTTCAGTTTAGTGGATATATTGCCGATTTTTTTAACATTGTTACGGAGACGCGAGTATTAAATCCTGCAACCACCCAAGTATTTACAGATGTTCCTAATTTTTAACCGAAAATCCTGCGACAATAGATAATCTGATATATGTATATGAATGATAAAAATATACCAGTTGCCGCTCATATAACGATATTAAAGCCACAAAACTCAATCCCCCAAACATTTATTTTACCGCGCGAGGTTATTCTTACTCGTAAAATGTATTTTGATAAGCACGATAAAGAACAAGGCGACGGGTTTTATCCTCAACTTGCCCGGCGAATGAATAGCAGCTATGGATCTGATAACACTCGTAACGACAGCGTTAATATTAGATTTAGATGGTCGGAATCTTATCCAGATGTTTGGACACAAATCGATAATTCTGTTATTTATGGATTTGATAGAAAATGCGGTAAGGAATTGTTACATTCATTAAACGAAGAATCGTATCTAAACGCTACGCGAATTTCGAATTCGGGGGGTCGAATAATCCACCCAAACACTATAATGAACTCAACATATCGAATAATGAATAAAAACGTGTGTGAATCGAATAGAACCGATATTTTCAAACTTCTTCGGCTATCGGCGACGGATCGTTTCATAGTAAACTCCGAAGACGCAATTCGAAGGAGGTCTCAGTCGTTTGCGTGTGATACTTCAACTAGCGCCTTACAAAATAACACATATGTTATCATCGATAACGCCTAGCTATTTTCATGATAGATGCATGAAAATAACACAACTCATTCGGCTACAGATCGCTTCAAACATAAGATGGGATCTGGTCAATATCCAAGACCATTTGACTTCCGTTTTCAGACTCTTTTGTGAAAAATTGGTTAAAATATGGGTGTTCTAATTGTGATTCAGGCGTATGTGCGTGAACTGTGCGCGCAATCATTTTATATAGCTTGAAACTGGGATAGCGTTCTTCACCATTTTTCTTGTATAATACGTTCTTACCATTATCGTCCATGCACCAGCGATGAATTGTTTTTTGCAAATCGTCCATTTCACCGACCTTTACATCGACATCCATGATAAAATCGAAAATGGAAGATCCAAGGCGACATAAATCAAAACTATAATTTGCCTCAAGAACCGGTCGCTTTTTGTTTAAAAACGGTTCCATATTGTATTGTGTAGACGCATCACCATCTGGTGCAAAACTATCACTACAGAACGTTTTGCCTTGATATTTATAAATACCGCGGCCAAAGTCGATAATTTTCAAAATGCGACCGTATGTAGGAACCTTATAAGATTTACCCGCGTATTTATAATACAAAAATTGTTTGTCTGTCTTGGTATACATTATATTATTTGTATGCAAATCATTATGTGTAAGATTAAACGCCTTTTGATAAATCAATAGACTCATAATTATTTGAAATAAATAACTCGCACCATTCTCAATGGATATCTCGTCGTTTACAAATAACTCGTCCAAGGTGCCGTCGCATTTTTCCATGCAAATCATTTGCACCGGAAAGTTGTTAATATATCCAAATACCTCCTCCTCTTCGGTGTCTTCGTCGCTATCATCTGAGTCCTCGTCATCGACCTCGTCATCGCTATCATCTTCATCTTCATCTTCATCTGTATTCTCGTCATCATCTTCATCTGTATTCTCGTCATCATCTTCATCTTCATCGTCTTCCGACGAACTATAATTAACATCACTATCTGATGACGAAGATTGAGAAGACGATGAAGACGGTGACGACGGATTTGAGCGTTTTGAATATACCATCTCCGCTTCTTCCGGAAGACTAGCATCTTCAGAGTTCAATTCAAAACCAGCACTTATATCTACGTTTTCGGCCAATATGTCTATATCCAATTCCGACAATGCATCGCATTCAATATCCAAATCATCTCCTTGGTTCACCGTTAATTTTTGTTTATTGCGTCTAGAGCCCGCGATTTGGTCTAATCCGTCGAATACGTGTTCAGGATCTTCTACATAGAATAATTTACCAACATTGTCGTTAAAAAATGTAGAATTCCTTAAAAAGTCCAAGTCGTCCGTGATACACACGCGAAATTTATCTTGGACACCAAGGTATGACCCATAATAATCAAGACCGTGATGGAAATTGTGAGAATGTAACAGAGTTGATGATAGATAAGTAAAAAATGAGTCAACATAAGCCGCGTTATGCCGACACAAAATCTTGCTAGATACCGATTCATCGGTTGAGTCGAACCGGGGCATTGTTCGGATCTTAGAGTCATGTATGTTATATTTACCAACCATATATCGATAAGGATCGAGAAGTGGTGAAAATTTAACAAAGACGTCGCGTTCTAGGAGCTGGGTTTTATTGTGCGTCGCAACATGTTTTAAATCTTGGACATGGTATGGATGATTCAATGCGATTGTATTATAATTTGTATCATTCATTTCGAAAAACTTGCGATATATAGGATTATACAATTGTAAATCTCGCACGCGATATGGGTTATAATCGTTCGGTGTTTGTTCGGATTCTATGACGTCCGGTTTTTGCCTATATTGTTCGCATAAAACCTCTAAATTTATGATAGTTGGTTTACAATAGGCAATGGGGGTTTTATACATATTCACAGAATGCCGACGTATAGGGTGTATAAATAGAATAATTGATAAATATAAACTTATCCAAACTCCTTCGACAATGCTTCGCATGACTCCGTAGTTCAATCCAAGAGTTTATATTTCATATTTTATATCTCAAATGATTACTATATAATAATATGACGTTGGAACTAAAAAAATTTGATATGCGATGGATTACATTTAAGCCAAATGAGAATAAAGGTCCGGTAATTGTGATGATTGGTCGTCGTGATACGGGTAAATCATTTCTTGTTCGAGATCTATTATATCACCACCAAGACATACCTATCGGAACAGTTATATCCGGTACGGAAGCAGGTAACGGGTTTTATGCACAGCATGTGCCCAAGCTGTTCATCCACGAAGAATATAACACAGTTCTGATTGAAAACGTGTTACGTAGACAAAAGGCCGTATTAAAACAAATGAACAAAGATATCGAAACACAGAAGAAATCATTGATAGACCCGCGTGCATTTGTGATTTTAGATGATTGTTTATACGACCAAACGTGGACGCGCGACAAAATGATGAGGTTGTTATTTATGAACGGACGTCACTGGAAAGTAATGCTCATTATCACAATGCAATATCCTTTAGGCATTCCGCCTAATTTGCGAACAAATATCGACTATGTGTTCATTTTGCGTGAACCGTATATGACGAATCGCAAACGTATTTGGGAAAACTATGCATCCATGTTTCCCACATTAGAGTCGTTTTCTTCCGTTATGGATCAAACGACCGAAAATTATGAATGTTTGGTCATTAATAATAACGCAAAATCGAATAAATTATACGACCAAATATTCTGGTATAAAGCCGAAACCCGCCCAGACTTCCGGCTTGGTTCAAAGGAATTCTGGGATATTTCCAAGGGAATGGACTCAGACAACGAAGGCGAAGCATATGATCCAAGCAAGGGTAAAAAACGCACTGGGCAACAAATTAATGTTAAAAAAACAAATACTAAATGGTAAACTCCTTCGACTAACGTATTCGGAGTCTAATTCGAAAACTTCGGCTCGCTTCGCTTCACCTAGCGACTCGATCCAAATAATAAGCGCAATGGGTTAAATCCATAACTATTTTCAAGCCCTAAATGCGATAATCCATGCACACCGATTGCGATACCAAACAATAAAATCAAGAAAAGAGTATGATGCGAATCCATTGCCCTTAATTTCGAGGAATGCATGAATGCATACACAATTGCAATCAATAGAAATATACCATTTATAAAGTGTGCATAAAACGACGGAGCTGTTAGTAAGAGGTTGTTGTAGGAGGTCGAAGGAGATTGGTTCATTTATATGATATAGTAATATCAGATAAAAGTTTTGAAGTGAAACGTAGGCGCGCTAGCCTAACGAGTTTATGCCGCGCTTGAAAGTGTGTCTACAAATTCGGATTCAATATTCGCAGCAGATGTATTTGTATCAGCATTCTTAATCAACTCTGCCTCGTGCGCAAGGCGATCGGTCTCATTCGAGACCTCGCGATCGGTGAAATTGATCGTGTCCTTAACACCCACCAATTCTCCATTCGCATTCAATGTCTGGGTCAACACGTTGCCCGACTGTTCCGCCTTCTTGATGTTGTCGGCAATTGCCTTCTCCTTCGTCTCCTTCACGCGCTTGTCGAAGTTCTCCTTTGCCTTGATCTCGTTCTTAATCTTCTCCTGGTGAAGCTTGTTCAACTCCTCCTCCATGAACTCGACGCGACCCGTCTTGTATGCATTGGGATCCCATGGTAGCCATACGCCAACAGGTGCTACGAAAATATCGTGATTGGGGTCCTTTTCGCGCAGCTTCTTGCAATGCTGCTCGGCCTCCTCCTGGGAGGGGAAGTTGCCGCGGTTCTTCAATCCACGAACCGATGTCTGGAACGCATGTTCGCGCTGGAACTTCTCGGTCAATTTATCTTCATTCTTGTCCAAAAAGGTCTTATAGTCATCCGACACAGACCCTTCCTTTAGACGTTCCTGCTCCTCCTTGCAAAACTCATTATAGTCCGCCATCAACTTCTCCAGATTCAAATTGTATTTATAGGAAATAAAGTTAATAAAATCGCCAAACTTAGACATGGACTTGTTAAAATCCCATTGCTGAACGAATTCGGCAAACAGGTAAAGCTCACGCTTTTCCAATATTTTATCGGGCGATAAAAACGACATACAGGTAAATCTCTGTCCGGCAATTCCGGCATCCTCGTCTAATACATCAACATATCTCGGATTAGGTGTTCCGTCATCGCGTGTTTTACGTTCAAGGCCAGACATTTAGCGAAACTATACAAATAGAAGACGTTAACGTTTAAGTATTTTTTAGCATTAAAACTATAAACCTATTTTCGCCCATTAAGGTTACCCCATTTATTTTTATTTTCGAGAGTTATAATATAATAGACACATGTCCGGAATGTTTGACTTTAGCGAACTCGTTAAGCGCGCCATCAAATACTTGATTGAAGGCCTTATGGTGGCCATTGCGGCCTACGCCATCCCCAAGCAATCCCTCAAGGTTGAGGAAGTCATTGTTATCGCATTGACTGCTGCTGCTACATTCAGTGTTTTGGATGTATTTGTCCCAACAATGGCGTCCTCTGCTCGCGGTGGTGCCGGTTTCGGTATAGGTGCGAACCTTGTGGGCTTCCCCGCCGGACTATAACCCATTCGATTAATATAATATAGGTTCGTAAATGGAACCCATATTATACCAATAACTCCGTCGCCCGATTTTAGTTTGTAAAATACAATATAAACGTTTGACTCGTAATTATTTATTCATGTCGCTCCCTACTGGTCTTGAATTCCCTGCGTCCGCATCTGTTATTACAGATAGAACCGCCCAGATTTTATCAATTTACGACAAATGGTATAACGATCTCATCGGAAAACAGTTTCTTACCAAATCGGAGTATTTCCAACATTTTGACTCTACCGAGGCATGGGATCTGGAATTGGAATGTTTTGATTTTATGCAATACGTTCATCCCGATCATGCTGTCCGAGAAGCGTCGGTCGAATCATCTAAAAAAGTCGCCGAATTTGGTAACAAATGGTCTATGGACGTAGATGTTTACAAGACAATACAATCGTTTTACGATTCATTTGAAGACCAACTTGTCGGCGAAGAATCGTTATGTCTTACCAGGACATTGAACTCATATAAACATAAGGGCATTCATTTGGATGCGTCGACCCGAAAACAGCTCGAGACAATTAATCAAACGTTGACCGAATTAAACATCACATACGGCACAAATTTGAACGAATTGGACGACCACATGTTTTTTTCCAAGGATGAACTACACGGCGTCGACGACGATTTTATCGAATCATTGGATCGATCAGATGACGGTAAATACAAAGTGACGACTAAATACGACCACATCAACATGATCATGCCGTATTGCGACGTCGAAGAGACCCGCAAACAAGTAAGCAAAACCTTTTCTCTTCGCGGAAAAGAGCCGTTTAAAAACCATCATCTTTTACAAAAAGCGCTTGAGTTAAGAAAGGAGAAGGCGCTGCTGCTTGGATACGACAGTTATTCTAGATACGTATTGTCTAATCGCAGAATGGCTACTTCGCCAGAACAGGTCAATAAATTTCTTGATGGTTTGGTTGATAAAATGAAGGCGGTTGCTATCTCCGATGCATCCGTTATTTCGAAACATTTCAACAAAGACAAAATGGAGTCATGGAATTTATCGTATTATACAAATCTCTATAAAAAGGATGTTCTCAAATATGACCAAAAATTGGTCCAGGAATATTTCCCACTTGAAACCTTGTTGCCCAAATTGTTAGGGACATTCGAGGATATTTTTCATCTTCGCATCGTAGAATGCGACGTGAACGCGGAGCAAAAGTGGCACGAGTCCGCGAAATGTTATGCGGTCCACGATGCTACATCTGACGAACTCATTGGACACTTTTTTATGGATTTGTATCCACGCGACGGTAAATATGGTCACGCCGCAGCGTTTACACTGAAACGTGCATACATCCCTACATCTACATGCGAACATGGTGAAGTCGAGACCGTGAAAACTGTTTTTATTAGCCCGGGCGAAGTCGTAGTCGATACACTATCTACCGACGTCAAGCCTGTGAGGAGCACACCTGTTTCTGCGATGGTATGTAATTTTACGAGACCGACTAAAGAGAAGCCGAGTCTATTGACGTTTAACGAAGTAGAAACATTTTTCCACGAACTCGGTCACATTTTCCATCAACTTTTGAGCAAAAATCGGTTCAGCATGTTCAGTGGAACTGCGGTGGAACACGATTTTGTTGAATGTCCCAGTCAGGCACTCGAGAATTGGTGTTACGAAGAGGAGTTCTTAACCAGAATTAGTAGCCACTATAAAACCGGCGCCACAATTCCCGTCGAAATAATGGATAATATTAAGAAAAATAAACACCTTTTTAACGGATTGCATTATGTTAGACAATTGGTTTTCGCGATGTATGATATGAAATTACATTCCAGTTCGGATAATGTGGATGTAGAAACGGCCTTTGCTGAATTCCAAGACAAATTGAGCCCGTTGGTTCATGGCGAAAGTTGCATGGCGGCGAATTTTGGCCATTTAATGGGCGGATATGAAAGCGGTTATTACGGATATTTGTGGAGTGAGGTATACGCTGCCGAAGTATTCCAATTATTTAAACAGTCTGGTGATATTTTCAACCGCGAAATAGGTCTACATTATAGACGATGCATTTTGGAAAAGGGCGGAACAGAAACGGGATTCGATATGATGGAGAATTTACTCGGCCGAAAGCCGAATAGCGATGCGTTTATGCGATCATTTGATTAAACATTCAATCGATTACGATACTAGATCGCATCTTATTTGGATATGTTCGTATAATAGGACGTGGGTGATAAACAGTCCAATATGTTCCAGGATACGGTCGACATATTTGATTTTGTTCGTTACAGCTACCAAATATCGGGCGACCCTGTTTATAAAAAATAGATAGTTGTTTTTGGCGCCATTTTTCTTGACCCCCCATAAGAACTTTTTTCTTTATTTCGGGGGCAGGATTGAGCAATAACGCCCCGGTTTGATTCGATTCGCCGATTTTTTCATCCATAATTATATATACATGCACATATTATTTTAAACAAAATAATATGCGAAGAACTGATAAACTGTGATTATTCGTAAGTTGATTTATGACCATCAACCCGTTCGCAAATAGCGTCTTCCAATATTGCCTTTCTCGCGCCATTACATAGCCATTTTACCGACCATTCAAATTCAAATGTAATTGGCCATTTGTCGGGTGAATTATCAAAATATCCAACCTTTAATATTTTATCCACTTTATCAATACCAGGACTTAATGAAAATAATGGCCAGTTTTCTAGATTTTCACCCCACCAATTTAAGTTTACGTCTGAACATGTACCAAATGGTTTGATATGGTCGTCAATTGAATCGTTTATTTTCAAAACCTCTATATATTTTTTCCCCGATTTTGTTGTCCACATTTTTCTACGTTCATCCGGTATATCTTCCCATCTTGGTATTAATTGTAATTGATCTACCTGATCGTCCAACATAATATCTACGGCTGTCGTTAGAAAGGGCTCTGTTACAATCCAACTGTCTTCCCAATGCAACCAATAATCGTATTTTCCTTCGCGTAATATGTCGATTATCATATTAATGGAGCGTGCTTGACCTTTATCATTCTCCTTTTTATTAATAAAATCGATTTGAGGGTATTTTTCCTCCAAATCAGAAATTGTATCGGCGGTGTTTTCTCCATATTCGTTAATTACAATCATTCTATCAATATCATCAGACGGGGTATACTTTATAAAACTGTCCAACGTTTTTTTCAATGAATCTAATTTATTCGGCTTCGATATATATGAGGTACACGTAAATAATATTTTTGGAGATTTTTCTGTGAATTCTTCGTTTGTTTTATTCATCGATAACTCAAAATAAATGATACTACCAATGATAAGTAAACATAATACTATAACCATTTGTCTTCGAATAGACATCATAATAAAACCGTTACTATGATATCTATATATAATAAAACTCCTTCGACCAAGGAGTCCACCCAGGAAACCAACTAAACCGTCGGGAAAAACTCCCAATCTAATTCGCCGCACACCTTCTTCCATATCATATCTTGTTCTAATTGTTTTTCACGGTCTTTCATCATGGGAATATATGGTAAATATTGCGTTTGCTCCAACAAGGTGCATAATTGATACAACGTATACGTGTAATTGAAAAAATTGGTTCGATTTGCGGGACAGTGGACTGCCCATGGTTTCTGTATTTCGATAAACAACACGCACAACGTCTCGTGTAATTCTTCGTTCATAATGGGCGGTTTTACACCAAAAATGGAATTGATATATTGAATGTGTTCGAAATATTTGTTCAGACCTAATTTGCGTAGAATCTCGCGCATCTTGTCGTAATTGATTAATTTAATATCTGTAATGCGCTCCTTCTTGATGCGTGAACGAATCGCCTCGATTACCTCCTCTGGTATCTGAGTGGTTTCTTTTGCTTGGAATTGTGATAAAATCTCCTTGAAATGGTTGAGACGTATATATGCAGTATATGAGACTTCATTTGGCGGATCTTTGTTATTGGGCTTGGAACTATCTACGATATAAGTGATAAATTGCCCACACATCATATTATTGCATATCATAATACCCTCTTCATCCTGGGGGACCATTTCCCCCTTACTACATGCCATGCATAAATCGCAGGACATGATGTAATCGTGGGGGTTTGTAAACTCGCGATTTACGTTTCGCCAGTATTCTTGATACATTTTCTTGGATTGACTATATTTGTCTACATCTTGGCGCTCTGGGTTTTTTGATTTTACCTTGAAGAAGGAATTGAGAACGGTGACGTTTTGTGCAGGTTCACCCGATGAAATCTGCTTCTTTTGCTCAAAATAGTCGAAAATGTATTGAGAATTGTCTAGGAGATATCGATTTCGCTGATGCTTCAATCGTTTAATTTCTGCCTTCTTTGACTTGACTTGGTCTTTGATATCTAAGCGTGTTTCTATCTGTGATTTGGGTAAGGTTTGATATTGTGTTTTTAATTCTTCGATTTCTTCTATTAGTTTAGGAATGTTCATGGTTTCGTTTTCGTGAAATTGGGTCAACAATTCACTGTGTTTTTCATCCAATGACGTCATTTGTTTATGCTGAACGTTCTTGGACATCTTTCAATACAATATGGAGATTTTGATGAATAACGTTTATGTATTTTATTGGGTAATTGTTTTGTTTGAATTTTAAAGGAAACGTAGGCTACAGTCGAAGGATTTTTTCGCGGGATGATATTATCGAGAACAACGTGCGTTGCTTCAACTGCGTTTTCGTCCATATTTAAATATTCACACATTTTATAATAAATATTAAATATGGCTGCGGCGGCTATTCAGATTAATATTCCGATTAATGATAACGTATGTAATAATATAGCGATATCCACTCAGGAATATGGTAAAATTTCTAAGGGATACAATACACCGCTGATTTCCACTGCTGTTGTGCGTCCAAACGCAGCAGCAGCAACCGCAGCATTAGCCTTAAATTCCATATACGACACAACCAATTTTAGACTATCTACCGTATTAGCAGATAATACACATGACGGGTTATCGCCGATTTGTTTAAAATCTGCAATGTTGGAAGATAATATGCTAACTAATACGAAAGTGTTATCTACTCCATTTCGACTTATTACAGAAATTATATCCGAAGTTGGTAGATGTGTTGAATTTATAGATCCTTCTCCTACCGGGCAAACAGCCCCTCAAACATTCACATCTGCGATAGACTTTGAACCGACGACGGCACCATATGATATACCAAATAATAATAACCAATGTTTTATTCGAGATTGTTTTGACGGAACGTGGATTCCCGGGTTAAATAATATATTTGATCAAGCAGGAGCGTCGTTGAAATCATTTATTGAATATCATAATGGGCGAAATTCTGTCGTTTGGGGGGGGCGCATATTAAGAAATCCTATAAAACTTATTAATGCTACTAATGCCCCGGGTGGTATTGGTCAGCAATTACGTCGTATAGTAGCGACTATAGGAGATGGTACAGGAGCAGATCGTTTACAATACACAGCTTATTTTAATTACGACCTCTTGTGGTTTCGTTATATCACTTCCATATATTTACCCAATGAATTGGGGGACTTGCGCGCCAGAGCGCTCGCTGCTATCACCACCGATGCATCACTAACTCAAACAGATATTTTAGTAATTAATACAGTAAATATCAATTTTTTATGGTGTCATTTAATGATATATTGCTATAAATGTGTGAGCGATGACGAATTTTTTAGTAATAACACTGCGTATAGAACAGGATATTTGTTGGTGTTGCAAAAAATGACCCAGATCCGATTTGATGGTTTCGCAACTACAGGTGATGACTATATATCAAATCCTTATATTTACTATCGTGGGTCAGGAAAAACAAATATATTAAAGGGTAATTATGCCGCGGTTTTACCATATATAGAAGAAATGTGCACTAGAATTTATTCTCCGAGCGCTGCAAACACATTCGGAACAGTTGAAAACGTTACTTTGGCTGGCGGCGTTGAATATGTAACATCACAATCAATGGCTGCGACTTGTATGAGTCAATTTTTAAAATTAATATTTCCCGGTCGTTCCAAGGCTACTGGTGATGCGATTAAAATTGCATGTATGAATGAGATAAATAAATTGTTCAATTTAACCGCGAGCAAAACATATGCTGGTTATGGATGGAGTATATTAAAGTTCTCGGGCGATTCATCACATATTGTGCTTGGTGAAATTATGGAATTTATACGCCTTGCATATCCGGGGGGTCCTCCTCCTCCGCCGGGGGGTCCTCCTCCTCTTAATTTAACTCAACTCGGGATAATATATGCTATTTCAGAACGCCCTCTTGCTGCCCGATTATTAGCTGCCCGTAAAAATGTATATTCTGCCGTCAATAGCGTATTTTCTAGTAAATTTGATGGACCTGGATCTGAGATTAAAGGTCTTCGACATTCCGCATTGTATATACAATGGGATAACACCAAGACATTTATTAATATCACCCAGGGGTTAGTTGATAAAGTTAACGATTATACGCAATTGATGGGAGAACCTGGTCTTCTTGATATAGTTGATACTCTCGAGATTTTCGCCCGTGATCAATTTGCAAATAACGACCTTGTGACCTATTTTGCTACCTACCTTGCTGACCCGGGTAAAATCAACCTTGCGACCTACCTTGCTGACCCGGGTAAAATCAACCTTGCGACCTACCTTGCTGACCCGGGTAACGCCGCCCTTGCGACCTACCTTGCTGACCCGGGTAACGCCGATATTGCCGCCAATTATGTTCAGACGGTTAATAATGCATGTAATACATTTCGGATCGCTGTTAATGCCGCTGTGGCTGACCCAATAACTACCAATTATATTCAGGCGGTTCAATTAGCCGGAGGCACTCTTATTACCGCCCTTACCGCCGCCCGTGCGAGACAAAATGTTATCAACGCTGCGACCGCTATTGTGACCGCTATTGTTGCTAGCCCCCACCCGAACGCCACCCCGAACGCCACTTCGAATGCCGTTGTAAATCTTATTATTTTAAATTGCTATTTCTACACAAAATCTATTTTACAACCCCCTAATTCTAATGTTAACAGTATTTTTGATAATATTAACGAAAATACGACCCCTCCTGAAAAAATAAACAAATTGATCACAAGTTTTAACGACCTAATGAATACAGATATAGTCGATGATTTTTTAACCATATATTCTATTGGAAAATTAAAAATCACTTTAGAGACCAAAATCCCTGACCCCGCAACTACGCTCCCTCCCACATTTACTAACTTAGTTACAGAATTGGGAGGCGGAAATCGTGGCGCGGGACATACAAATTGGTTAAAAGTCATGCATGCATTTAATATGCGTGCATCAATGTCTGATGCACCTGCGATTCGAGATCAATTTGATTCAATGTATGAAATTGTAAATTTGTTAGTGGAATATAATATTGACCGGAAACAGACCGATTCTAAGTATATTGCACGTATATTTGGGGTAGATAGTTTCAAAAGAATATTCAAAAAAATTATAAGTGCACACCTGAACAAACTGTTAGGAGGTAAAAACACAGAAAAAATAGAGTCGTTTAGACAAACGCGAGAAGAAGAATGGAGAGGCGATTCAAAAGGGAGTGGTGATATCATACCTGGAAAAGTGGACTCTATTATTGGACGAATGGAAACATTATTAACAAACTGTTTCAAAATAGATGAATATGTTCGTATTTCTCTTCCGGCGATGGTGGGTATGATAAGCGGTGGCGGAAAAGAAAAACCCCTCGGCTTGGGTAGTGGCGCAGAATATAATAATAATAATAAACCAGCGAAAAAAAAACGCACAGAAATGGGAAAAACCGCCGCGTTAAAAAATCCCATAGAAACGGGAAAAAACACCGCTATAAAAAATCTCGCACAAATGGAGAATATTATCCAAACACTTAGCGATAGAACCGAATTTGAAAAAGTAGCCAAATACCATGCAATCGCGGCTAAGGAACAGATAATAGACATATTAACCAATGGACAGTTCGTCGTTGAAATGCTGCCTAGTAATGTTGTAATAACGATTAATGATATTCACACAAAAAATGAATATATCGCAATAATTAACCCATTCATTAAAGAATATAACCGTATCGTTAGAGAATATAACCGTATCGTTAGAGAAGACGCGGACCAAGATATGGATTCGAATGATGCAGACGTTTTGGTTTTGGATGAAATTGTAGTTGCGAATGATGTTATAAATCAAATGGTTTCTCCGATACTGGCGAATATACGTAAGCTAGAAAGTTTACAAGGTGAATTCGAAAGGTTATATAACGCATTATACCCTTTCATAGCAAGTATTGAATATAATAAGCCATTCTATACATCATCTAAGAGCGAATTCGAATTGAATCAAATATTGGCGAATAGATTAAAAAATTTGGATATATCTGATATGGAGCTAATTAGAACGTCATCGGATGTGAACGACCTGCGAATGATTGTTCCGAAGGATTTTGATGATTTATATAAAATTAATAATATGCATTTATCTGCGGCGATTGAATATATACAAACACAATCGAATACCGGACATTTAAAATCTGCTAATATTCCTGTTATAAAACAAATACTCTTCCCATCAGAATATACTGTTAGGAAAGGCGATATGGCTAACCATCTCAGATCATTATCCGATATGAGAGAAGATAGCGGGATTACATACACAAATACCTTTGTTCCTCCGTATGGACCTGGTTCAGAATGGAGTTTATCATTCTATTTTACAAATATCCAATTGAATGGACTACCTAAAATAAGAGAGACTCTATACTCTGCATTGCAAATGTTTTTTCCAAATTTAGATACGATGGTTCCAATTGAAAACGAACATTATCAATACTATGACGTATATAAAGTTTTATACACGCTGGAACAACTATCGCTACCAACCGGCGGTTCTACATTGCATCCAGGAACCGCAACTATAAATGATATACTAGTGATTCTTAGGAATAGACAATATGTTGCTAGATTGATTTCAACATTAGGACCACAATTGGAACCACTTAATGAAATACGAGAAGGCGTAACGCGCTCAACGCGTTGGACAAGATTTTTACAGTATCTAACAACCACGACGGGCTATGCTGATGAAAATGATGAGACAACAGAAGGTATGCCGCATTTAAACGCTACGGTGTCGTCGATGCTTGGACTTAGAGGAGGAAATTCTAATAGAAGAAAAACTCGAAGAAGACGCCCCACCCGGTCACCTAACAAAACCCATCGTAAAATCAGCCGACTACGTCTAGAGACTTCATCCACCTCAAATAAATCCAATCGAAAGAAAACCAAAAGATCGAACCGACCCAAGAAGAATAAGACGCGCAGAAAACGCAATTATTAAGTATCTCTCACAATATATACCATTCAAAATATGCCCAATTCCACTAACATTCACCTAGATATAACGGATTCTATAGACGTCAATCAAAAACAATTGAAATGTATGGTCTTTGTGATGAATGCGATTGAGAAGGGATGGGCGGTGAAAAAACAGGGCGATGAATATATTTTCACCAAAAAACATGAGGGAAAGCGCGAAATATTTAGAGAAAATTACCTCGAAACATTTATTCAAACCAATTTTAATATGGACATACTGAAAAATAATTGAACTCCGTCGACAATAATCCGCTCGAAATATGCAGCCAAATTATACGATTCACGATCACGTGCGCGTTAACAATGAATTAAAATATCGCAACTTGGATTAAGGACCATCTTCCTCCAAAATTATACACCACCTCCAAATTATTTAGCAATATTTATAAAAATTCAATCGGACATTTTTCTCCGATTGAATTTAGACCAACCCCCTTTTCATAATTCGACGGCATACTTTAGCAAAAACCGGCCAAACGGTATTTTACGAAAATCCAACATTCCGATACAAATGATACGTTATTTCAAGCACAATTGGTGATTATTTTTGTAAAAAGGGGCACATTTAAATTATTTAGATCATTTTGTATTTTCCGAATTAATTCTATTATTCCAAAATTATTTTCTAAAACAAGAGTATAAAGAGAAAGCAATGGCTGGAGCACTCATGCAACTCGTCGCCTACGGCGCCCAAGACGTTTTTTTAACTGGAACCCCCGAGATTACCTTCTGGAAGGTGTCTTACAGACGCCATACCAACTTCGCCATGGAGTCTATTGAGCAGACCTTCGCCGGCCAAGCCGATTTCGGCCGCCGTGTGACCTGCACCATCTCCCGTAACGGTGATTTGTGCTACCGCACCTACCTTCAGGTGACTCTCCCCGAGATCAACCAGAACATGAAGGCCTCTGGTGATCCCGGTGTTTATGCCCGTTGGTTGGACTTCATCGGTGAGCAGCTTATCGCCCAGGTTGAGGTTGAGATTGGTGGCCAGCGCATCGATCGCCAATATGGTGACTGGATGCACATCTGGAACCAACTTACCATGTCCTCCGAGCAACAGCGCGGATACCAGCAGATGATCGGTAACACCACCCAGCTTACCTACATCACTGATCCCTCCTTCGCCAATGTGTCTGGTCCCTGCTCCGCCTCCGGTGGACCTTCCCAGGTGTGCGCTCCCCGTAACGCACTCCCCGAGACCACCCTCTACATTCCCCTGTTGTTCTGGTTTTGCAGAAACCCCGGACTTGCCCTTCCTTTGATTGCCCTGCAATACCACGAGGTGAAGATCAACATTGATTTCCGCCCCATTGGTGAGTGCTTGTGGGCCGTCAAGAACTTGAGCGCCACCTCCTCCACTCAATCCACCTCTGCCGCCTACCAACAATCCTTGGTTGCTGCCTCTCTCTACATCGACTATATCTTCCTCGATACCGATGAGCGCAGAAAGATGGCCCAGAACCCCCACGAGTATTTGATTGAGCAGCTCCAGTTCACTGGTGACGAGTCTGTCGGCTCTTCCAGCAACAAGATCAAACTCAACTTCAACCACCCTTGCAAGGAGCTCATCTGGGTTGTCCAGCCTGACGCCAACGTCGACTACTGCTCTTCCCTTGAGGGAGGCCAGACTCTGTTCAAGACTCTTGGTGCCCAGCCCTTCAACTACACTGACGCCATTGATGCTCTTCCCAACGCCATCCACGCTTTCGGTGGACCCAATGAGACCTCCGGAGCCAATGCCTTCATCACCTCCGGTGGTATCTTCCAGGACCCCGGCGCCATGGGTGGTATTAGCACTGATAGATGGGACACCGAAGCAGTCCCTCGTGGTGTCTTCGGAGCCACCTCCGGTGCTGGTTACGGCCCCGACAATGAGGGTTCCTATGTGTCCGATGCCGGCACCTTCGTGCTTGCTGAGACCGCCCTCGACATGCACTGCTGGGGTGAGAACCCTGTCGTCACCGCTAAGCTCCAGCTTAACGGCCAGGACCGCTTCTCCGAGCGTGAGGGTTCTTACTTCGATGTTGTCCAGCCCTTCCAGCACCACACCCGTGCCCCCGACACTGGTATCAACGTCTACTCCTTCGCCCTTCGCCCTGAGGAGCACCAGCCCTCCGGCAGTTGCAACTTCTCCCGCATTGATAACGCCACCCTTCAATTGGTTCTTTCCTCCGCCACTGTTGGTGGAACTGCTACCGCCAAGGTTCGCGTCTATGCTACCAGTTACAACGTTTTGAGAGTAATGTCAGGAATGGCCGGGATTGCGTACAGCAATTAAGCTGTTAATCGATAACATTTATCTCCTAATAATATTTGTATAATCCAAATCTAGTAATTATACAAATTCATTCGGCTAGCCCCCTACGTTTTCGTCCAAATTCAATAGAACAATTCCACAATTTCTACTGTTTTATGTGGAATATTATTTATCCAATATTCAAGTTGTTGGATCAACATATTTATTCGTGCATGCCATTCATCGCGTTTACTTTTTGATACATCTAATATACCATATCCATTTATTCGCCAACACGATGCTATTTTTGTTCCTTCTTGGTTCACATATGCGTCGGGATTAAATCGAATGAATACTACCGGTCTATGTCCAATGTCTTGTGAAATCTCCATTAATCGTTTATTTTGACACGAACAATCATAGGTATTATGTTTATTCTCGTCGACTTCAATAATAATTACATGACTTCCCAGATCTAAAAGTAAATCGGGTCTTCTTTTGGAACAACCATCTTGTATTTTCTTATCGGAAATCCAATTAAAATCCGGATATTTTTCAAGAACGCGTGAAATTACATTATTTTCTTTCGTCTTGAAATTACGTGATACTTGGATTTCAGGGCAATAATGAATACAACATGGTAGACAATATCCATCGTATTTTTTAATACCACGAGTCTCACATAGGGGTGCTTTGCACAGTTGAGACCCGCCATGTATTTTACATCTTGAGGGCATTTTTCCACAAGGACATTTCAAACAACACTTTTCACAACCAACAATACTTTTACCACAAGGACACAATTCTTTACTGTTTGGATTACATGTTGGACATCTTCTTCTACGTTTTCCATGTTCACAAATTGATGCACCGCCACACGGAACACAATTTTCTTTAGCACATCCATGTGAGCATATTGATTTCCCACCACACTCATTACACCGAATCTTTCTCTTCGAATGTTCGCAAATTCCTGCCCCTTTACATTCTACGCAATTATATCGATGCCGGTTATGAATACATATTGGAGGTGGTCCTCCCATTTATATAATAAAGATAGATAGTTTTATATGGATTATATAATTATCAATGTAATTATATAAACTCCTAAATGTTCTCTTTCAATTTTCCTGCTCCGCCTTTAATTTCGCCTTTTTGTTCAAATAAGCGGTTCTAGCATATTCCTTCTTTTTTTCAGGACTAGGTGTATAATTCGTTTTTTGTATATACTCCTTCACCCGCTGTTTGTGCAATTCTTTATTGTTTTCATAATATTTTTTATTATGCGATAAATATTTATTCAGTTGTTCCTGTGTGGACTGTAATTGTGTTTTTAGAGACAAAACCTCATCTTCCAGCTCCGTTATTTTGGCGTCTTTATCCAAACTCCGTAAGCTATTGCCTACGGAGTTTACTCTGAAAATTTCGGTTCGCTCCACTTCACCTACGTTTTCATCCATCGTTATACTGTATAACGAAATATATCTATGTGATTTTTGTTTATTATTTATTTCCCTCGCAATCTAAAATAATAATAATATCAGACGTAATGTCTAGTTTATCGAGCGCCGCCAATGCGATGCAACTCGAACCGCCCAACTTGGTTACCATATGTATTTTTTCTATGCTTGACGTCTCTACAGTCACCCCCTTAATTTCAAGCTCCCGCGCCGTTGCTAATGCGTATAATTCAGGTGTATCTACAGCAATCCCATCGGAAAATCCGGGATCTTTATTACAATCATTATATTGAATACTTTGACTAGCGTTTTCGTCCAAAGAGCGAACAAATGCGTCAAAATCGCAAGATTGTGAAACTACGAGTTTATAATTCGGAAAATGATGAAAATAGGCACCTATACCAATGGGTCCACCTGCACCAATGGCGGTTATCATAGTGACCGTTTTTCCCGACGGTATTTGCCCCATAATTTCTTTCGCAAGTGAACCATATCCGGTCATGATATCCTTTCCACCGTGGGATAAATATATCCCAGGATTGTTCAATAAAAAAGTTTCCCGTTTTTGTAAAGCATGTGCATAGTTTTCGGAAGTGCAATCCAACATACCGCGAAATCCGGTTTCACCATAATCGCGCAAATAGGCTACCATTTTTTTATATTTCGACGGTTTTATAAAAACATTTCCGAATATGCATGGACAAACGACATTCCATTTAGAACTTTGATCCGGATACATAATTGAAAAATGCATTTTCATAATACACACCGATTTTATCACTGCGATACCATGGTTACCGGTAGATTGCGTCACCATATAATACGGCTTGCTCTCGTCGATTTCGATATTTCGCAATTCATTGAATGCATTCATTACAGAGTATAATACCCCTCGCCATTTGAATGAACCCGTAATTTGTTCGGATTCTCGCTTCAAATAAATATTATCCCGATAATGTTCAAGAGGTGTTGTCTTGACGAATGGGGCGATCATTTGAATCGCCCGATTGAATTCTTCAATGGAAATCGGCATATATAATTTTACATATTTTAACAAAAACAAATATAAACATAACCGGGTTAGTCATTTATATACCTCTAAATATGTCCATAAAGACGCATCAATCGAAAATCCCACATACTCAAAATGATTTGTTAATGAATTGTTTGATGGATTTTTATTCGGATAGAACAAAACTTCATCAGATGATGAATATTATCAATGGCGAATCGAATATCTCTCTGCGAATTGTAGATTGGTTCGTCACAAATTATGCTAAAAAATATTACACTGTATACGAATTGCCTATAAAACGTGGCGATATCGAGATTAATACTAGATTTAAGGTCTATAATGATTACAAATTGAAGCTCAAGGCGTATTCCAAGAGACGGTTTGACCCATTTTGTCGCTGGGAACGTATTACGATTCCATATGATGATGTGAATTGTATGGAAACGACGATCGGACAATTGAACTTTTTCAAATGGGCTCTCGAAAATAAAATTATTGATTATATAACAAACAATTACGATGATATTGAAAAGGATATGAACGAGAGAAATAGCATTTCTAAGAAAAAGAACGGCACTCTAGACAGCAATGAGTCGGTTGAATTAATGATTGTGAACGATAATGGAAAGACCCGCAAGAAGCGCGAAGAATTGTCCATTTCTGCGTGCAAATGCATTAAAAAGGAGAACGTAAAGATCGTAGTATCATTTAGTTGAGAAGTCTATAAAATTGATTTGGGTTCGGTAAGATAATAAACTGCAACTTAAACACAGTATAGGATGTATCAATTAAAATCACGTAAAATGAACACTCGTTTGGACAAGAAGGCCATTAAGTTGATGCTCAAGAATCACGAGGAGGAGGGCGATGACGATGAAGATGAATGCGATCTTGAGCAGGAAAATCGCAGGATTACACGTGACGGAAACCACATTTATTTCCACTCTGAAGTGGATCGCGGAGCCGTATTCGAAATGACTGCACAGATTCGAAAAGCGGAAATCGAAAATATTGTGATGGCGCACAAATTGTGCACAGATCCGATCCCCATTTATTTGCATATCAGTTCATACGGTGGATCTGTATTCGACGCACTCACGGCCATTGATGTAATTAAAGGATGCAAAGTGCCCGTTCATACGATTATTGAAGGTGCGTCTGCATCGGCAGGAACGTTGATGAGTGTTGTAGGCACAAAGCGTTACATTCGCCCAAATGCACATATGTTGATCCATCAACTATCGGCGGGTTCGTGGGGGAAAATGTGCGAATTGGAGGACGAATATGAAAATAACAAATTATTGATGAAAAAAATATTGGAGATTTACAAGGAACATGCTAATATTCCAAAGAAACATTTGAATGAAGTGTTGAAGCATGACCTATGGTGGGAGGCGGACAAATGTATTAAATATGGCCTTGTTGACGAAATTTGGGAAAGATCTTAAAATCCTTCGCCTTAGGCTACAATGGTTACTATAAAAACAAAATAAAAGGGTATCTTTTTTATTTTGAAATTTCTTACTGTATAGTATATGTCGGTTTCGCAACAACTTAGTAATAAGAGTTTTTTTAATTTAATAGCGGCAATCAGACAAACCGAACTAAATGATATATTAAGCGAGGAGACTGTAAATGGAATGGTATATAGTTCCATTTATAATTTTAATATTTCCGATATAAATGATAATGTATGTTTGAATCCTACATCGGATGGTGTTATTTCCGACAAAGAAAAAAAACGGTTCAATCCACTTCACGCGGTTACTCTACGCGAACCATCAATATCATCTGATTTAGAAACACTCTCGCCTAATAAATGTAACATAATAAAATCAGAATTGTATACAGCGATTCGTAATCCAGGTGTTGAGGCGAGTATTCAGCCCAAGGAGACACCTTATATAAACCCTAATTTTATTAAACAAGGGGACACGATTCATATATTAAATCCACAATCCACTCTAAAACTACCATCTGAATTTAGATCGCATATATACGAGAACACCAAACAATTAAATCAACAGACTCCATATTGTATTGTCTATGGTACATTTACTCCTAATAATAAATTATTGTATCACGTCTCGGCAGCAATCGTTTACAATGGACATTTATATCCATTCGGTTGGACAAATGAAAAAGTATTAGACAATCCCCGAGATAAAACAGTTAGACCGGTTCAGGCCGTTTTAGTTTCACCTGAAACTATTAATCCTCGCTGGAATTACTTTATCATAGACATTTTATTAGTAACGAACGATATGCTTTCAAAAATAGAGAGTTTTTTCGATAAATCTACATTAAAAACCGCGGTTGATTTATATCTACCATATACCACGGGTCCGGCAAAGCGAACAATAGGAGTTACGTTTGGAGAAAACCATTTATATGTGGATACAGCGCGATATATGCGCATATCAAATAATTTTACACAGGTTTGTTTTGGATACAATTGTTCGTCCTGGATTGAATATATTTTTGGTATTAATTGTAGGTTGTTTTCATTGGCCATTATGCCGTCAATACCAAATTATTGTAAACGAGCTGGCTATAAAACAAAGTTTAAGGTTGAGTCATTAACTGATATCATTCAGTCGATTCGCACTAACAATTTTTCGCGTTTTTTCCAACTAATAAATAATATAAAAGTAAAATCTAAATTATCATTGTTCGGTATAAAATCAGACCCGCCTCCAGAACAAACCATCGCAACGGTGCTTGATACGGATGAAGCGAAAAAACCCGCGGTTTTAGGATTGAATCCTGACGACGCTACTATAACGAGTCCAACTATAGACGCTCATCCTGCACCCATAAAAAAAACAAGGGGTCGGCCGAAAAATCCGAAAACTCTGACTAAAAAACTAACTTCACCGACTAATAGGAAAACGCGAACTAAAAGACGCGCCGCGGAAGTGGATGAAAACGTAGATGATGCGAAGAGATCCCCTGCGACAATCATTCGCACGTCTCCGGAGTTAACTCGGGAAATTCCGTAGGCGGAGTTTCTATCAATTGTTTTATTTTTTTGGAATGCCTTAGTTTTTTTTGGAATGCCTTGTCCGTTTTGGGAAAAGTGGGTGGTAGATTTAATATTTCTAGTTCGGCATCGGTAAGGGCAATACTTTCGGTTGAGTAAGCCTCTTGCTCATATTTATTGTTTTCATAACAGTCATTGCACATATATATGCAATAATTGCAGTAGAATCTGCAAAAGCCCTCTCGTTCTATTTGGTGAACATGCGTAACTTCATGCTTTAATGTGGAAGGTAATGTTTCTTCCTTTGACGTGGATATTAATACGAACGGATACAATACCATTCCGTCCAGTTGCAACCATTGCATAAGCGACGACTCGTATATTACTCGGATATTACTCATTTGATATTATTTGATGCATGGGTTAATAGTAAAAAGAACCGTTCAATTTTATGATATTTTTACTATGAAGAACCTGACTATAAAAAAATAATAAACACCCCCATTTTTATTATTTTTTGATGAAATATATGTGCAAATTGAAGGACGTCGAAGAAGTTCACTCGGGAAATCCCTATTTTCCTTCACTGAATAAATATTCATCATCTGTATTCGCAGGAGTTTGTAAATATTCTATTACGCGAGCTTGAATCGCGCGTTGCATACATCCAAAGGATGATCCGGAATCATAGCCGCCATCCAATATATAAGATTGCATAACCGCAAATGCGGCCTTGTCGTTGTCGGAGAGTAGATTGTCGGTTTCCCAGTTGTAAAACATGAATCCTCTATCCTCGGGAGGACCGCGCAAATAATTCGCAATAATATTATCCTTCAAGTTGTGAGAATAAATAAATTCCAGAGCGTTTTCGATAAAATGTGCATCGTCGGACATTTTATTGAGATGTATAGATAGATGTAAATCAGAAGGCGTTAGTCGCAGGAGTTTGTGTTGATATAATAGTAGTATTTTTTACCGGATCAATTTTATCATAATCTATCTAATAATGTATACACCTATGGTATACGATGTATTTAATGAACATGTTTCATTAAATACATTTTTATTCAGTGGTTTTATATTAGCACTTATTATCTATAACAATGCGTTTACAAAATATAAAATTCAAGAACTAAATGATAAATGGGTATATTTGTTAACTCATTCGGCCATGGATCGATTCAAACTCTACATTCTAGTGCATATCCCAAATAAATACTATGATCACTCGCATTTTTTTTAGAAAGTGAATATTGATCTGCACATGATGGATCTTCGCAGTTTGTTTTACTACATTCTTTTACATTCGAATCATGGTTCTCAAATATTTCCACACATGCATGTTTGTATCCAAACGATTCTGGTGGTAAATGAGGCACGGGATCACGATTGTGTGTAAATCGCCACATGCTTTTCAATTTCATGTTTACAAACGCGGCATATGTAGCATCTCCGACTCGTGGCTGTCCGTAATTATACAATTGCGTATTTATACCAAGCGATAATAATTCCATTCCAATAAGTTGCGCGACGGCTGCACCTAACGAGTGGCCGGTTACTACAACATTTATCGTGTGATGTTTGGATATGAGCCCCGTGACCGATTTATAAGCTGCATCACGCAAGTTTAAAGCTGCCTTATAAAATCCTGAGTGAACTTTACAGTCGCATGCCGGAAATGTCTGATAGTTTGTTTTCGCAATCTCCGCATCGTCAATCCAATTTAATGTGGAAGAAGATCCACGAAACGACAGATATATTGTTTTATCCGACGGTAAAAACCCGGTAAATCCGAGTAAATCCGTCTTGGGATCATATAAAATAGCATCTACGACAAATCCATTTAGGGGCTGCATTCCCATATATTGACTTTCATCACAATATGCAGCACCGCTCAGTATTACCCCATTATAAGCAGTCGGGCCGTAATAAGCCGATGTAACAGTAGCTAGAGTAGATAAAATGAAATTTATAAGTTTCATTTTATAATATAGTATGTTTTTTATTGTGGACAAAAACGTATGTTTAACGCAGTTTTGAGCTGAACTCAGAAGACGTTAGTTGAGGGAGTTCGTTCCGTTGTATACTTTCATTCGATCCATCAAGAAAATTCGCCCTTCGTGAAATAACGTAAGCGATACAATCGCCTTCGCAATTCCTAAACCTTGTCCTCGGAAAATACCTTTCAATCCAAACTTGCTCATGTCGGCGGCCAATTCCTTGCACGCTTCTACTACACCTATCCGTTTTCCTGAAATGGATGTCGTTTGCATAATAACCTCCAATCTAGATAATGGATTAGTAACAACCACGTAAATAGGACTAACTACCGCAGATGCTATCAAATTAGTCGCCGATTTACCTAGACTTGATTTTGTGCCCAATTCATGTTGTATGCTTTTTTGCAATTTCGGCTGTCCAACCAATCCCAATACCGCACTTGCAAACGAATGTCCCATTAACGGGACGGTTCCTCGAAAAAGTGGACGAAATTGTTTTTGTTGTGATTCCCTCAATATATCGATCACGGGGGTCTCCTTACCGGTTTTCCTCAGATTGGAGCGCTGTTGTTTTTCAATCATGCGAACTGGATTAATAAATGGCGCGGATAAAATAGATGCAGCGGTCGCAGCAGCAAACCCTGGCTCGCCGGTATTGCCGGTGATCGCAGTATACCCGAGAAGAGTTCCAAATTTTGGTACACGCTTGATTAATACACCCACCATACGTGGTGTTAGACCGGAGAGTGATGCGGCTACAGGAGCCTTCTTAAATACCGCTTTGGCTTCTTTGGTTGCTATTTCGGGACTAACTATTTCTCCTGCAGCGGATTTCGCATACTGTTGAACCAATTGTCTGTATGCAGTTACCGGATTGTCGCCAACGGTTTGAATCGCCGAACCTCCCAAATAACATAGAAAATTCTGAAAAGGTGATACGCCGTTTTTTTGAACGTCGAAATATCCCTTAAACATGTTATACAAAATGTTGATATTTTTTGTGGGGGGTTTCGCCCGACCTCCTTCGGCTATCGCCTTCGGAGTTTCATCCAAACGTGGGTCTTTGACTACCGCGAATGACTAAATCGTCGGGCATAATTAATGGGACTCTCCGGTCTACAATGGACAATTCTTGGAGTCGCTTGAGTTCGGGGGTAACTGGTGCTTTGGGGGAAACTAAATTTGTCGATCCAATTCCAAATAAAAACGATTCGATATCTTTTGGATTATTCGATAGTTCCGTATCAGGCAATCGTCCTTGGATTAACCCGCTTCCTGCGAGATGTGTCGGCGTTGCGATCGCATATTCTTTATTTGTGCAATATTCAACCTGTTGACGAAACGATTTTTGTTCTGCATTGTAATCACCCGGTGTATTTCTGTTACGTGTAGAAGCCATTTTATATTATGCCTACATAAAAACAAATAGCCAATACCTCAAACTCCTTCGGCTACGGATCGCTTCACATTATTTTAGTATGTAACCGAATAAAATGTTCATTCATTTCATTGAAATCTTCAGGGGAATTGTGGAATGATACAATACACATATGAAACAAATCTAGATAGTCGTATGCGAATAATACAGCTAAACCAATGCATCGATCCATTGAAAGCATCTTTGATGCCGCGACATCATACAGTCTTCGGAAACACACATTGTTTCGCGTTTTATCGTAAATATAATCCATGGCCTCCATAGATGAACCGCCGTCGTAGTCGTTTTCGTCTCGTGATATATCATCGATATCGGTATCCTCGTTGTCCACACTAGACATGGTGAATACCTGTCTTATACATTGGCGATATTCGACATCATTTGTATACGGCTTCAATATAGCATTCACATTATAGGGGAGTGAAGCCATTTTTGTTATAAACAATATAAACACGTATCGTTTATATCGTTTTTTCAAATTCCGAATGTATTAAAACCCACCATTTGAGGGGCGTCCCTTCTTAGCTAATTCGGTGTCCACTGGCGCACGAGTCGCAGACCCACCGCGAACCCAGCCCTTCATCGCACTTTCTTCAATACGAACACCAGACTTTTCTTCCATCTCCTTGCTTGATGGGTGCAGCGTGTATCCCATGAAACTCTGGGCAGTCACGGTAGATACGCTCTTTTTCTCACCCATAGGCTCGCCCTCGAGTAATCGCAACTCTAGTGCGGGGTCTACTGAACCTCTTCCTAAATAAGGGACGGTTAAAAATTGGCGTTCCATCAAGTTCAGGCGACCTAAGGCCCGCTCCTGGTCGGTTTTTAACAACAATAGCGATTCTCCATCCACATTGTTCCCCCCGACTCCACTTCCCATGACTCCTACCGGAATAATCGCAGGCTGAGATGTTGCGAATCGAATGGGCTCATCGTTCGCGATATTGCTAAAATAATTCATTGTAGCGTAATTCGAATATCTGTCGTTTTGCAAAGTCCGCTGAGTTAAAGTAGTCGAATCGTCCTCGATGCGATCCACGTTATTGAATTTGTAGTTACTTGTTGTAGACATCTGTTATATAATTAATATATATTTTTGAAGGAGTTTGTATATCGTGAATATCCCGCCTAAACTCCTTTTGCTATCGCCTACGGAGTTAGTATAAATTGTATCGTGGATTGTCTCGCACTGAGGCAAACATATTACCTTCCTTTCCTGATATCATATTCCCATAACAAAACTCGGCAAAACTCGCCTGGTCATTTGGAATGGTCGTATTCGATGTGCTATAAAATTGGCGCATGGATTGTTCTAATTCCAAATTCGTATTCACATCATTGTATAGTTTTTTAACAATGTCGGGCTGTGTCGGGTTCAAATCCTGAACCATCTGTTTCGTCTTCTCGGTAATCATATCGCTTCCCGCCGCAGTGAACGACGGGGGCGCCGGCTTTTTATTCGGATTATAATCATAGTCCGTCAACAGCACGTTCGATAATGGGTTCGATGCAGTTGGCGTTTCAAACGTTCCCTCGAAATCTCGAGGAACCTCTAAAAATGGGCCATGGTGATCATACAACTTCGCACGCCGACCAAATTCATTTATCTTGGTATGTTCGTCATTGCGAAATCCCTCCTTCGAACTGCGTCGCTTACATCCAGCGTCTGCCTCGCGCGCATTCGCATAGTGTAAAAAAAATACCGCGATTATAGTCATCACAGCCACGCCTACTACGCGCGCATTTTGCGTAAACATATATGATACAATGGTCAATACAATGACTGTCCGAGTAATCGCATTTAATTTTTGATTAAACGACATTGGTTCGATTGGAAAAAATTCGGTAATATACGCGGGTTTCACCAGTATATTTGGATCCTCCGTCCAAAATGGGACTCTCTTTTTTTTCAGTCGAATGGATGATGGCGACGCCGCAACCGCGGGGGCGGCTGCAGGCAATTCATCGATAGTCACGCGTTCCTCTGTTTCGACCGTTTTCGAAACAGAATCTTCTAAATTATATGTTAATGCGGCATCCTTAACCGATGTTGGATTTAAAGAAGTATTCATTATATATATTCTTTGTTATAAAAAAGTAGGCATTTCGCCATTGGTTTCGGACGAAGACGCAATTCGAAGGAGTTTATACCAATTTATTTTTACATTTTTCATCGATCTGAAACGTATCGCATTTTGTGGTCTGAGGAACGATTTGCAACACACACTTTGATTTTTCACCATACACTGGTTCTGTGCACCCTTTTTCTTCGTGCACGTCGCGCTGCTTTTGCGAAATTCTGCATCTTGAACGAAAATGTTCATATCTGTCTCTCACATCTTCGTAACTCAACCCCGACTTCTTACCCAACATTTCGTTCACAACTTCGTGCAATTTGTAAATATATTTCGAGAATGTGATTCGATTCTGCATGTGTTTATAAAGCAGTGGGTGTTTGTTAAAATTTTTACACAGGTTTTTTCTGCATTTACCACACGGTAATACATGTCGCAAACTCAGTACATATTCGCGATAATGACGTTTATCGTCACATGTCGGGTTTACTGGATAATTAAAACTCATGGTGTGCAGGAAATGCCATGCACTTGGACCCCATACACTCGTTAACATTCCGTCGTTCGACTGGTAATGTTTACGCGTGTAGGCGCGTTTCTTTTTCCGATTACTTCTGGTTTTAGACATGTTATAGATATATTACACGTATAAAAGATTGTGGACAAAAAGTAGGCGCTAGCCGAAGTTTTTGGATTGAACTCCGAACACGCTAGTAAAAGTTTATCCGAAAACCGCAATGCTAAACTCGGGAAATATAAAAGGCCGTTATATTGTTAATAATAAAATGTTTTTATAAAATATATACGAATGTCCGATAATATTGTAAATGTTCTATACAATGACTACGTGAAACCATTCAAAACGCACGCGATGGTCCTTATTGTCGTTATTATTTTTGTGATAGCATGCATTTTCGCATACAGATGGTATATTAAACCCACTGTCGAAAGTCTCGGCGAAAGTGATATGTCCAACAACAATCGCCGTTCGAGCGAAGCCAAGATTTATTTCTTTGCCGCAGATTGGTGCCCTCATTGCACGCGCGCCAAGCCAGAATGGGAAAAATTTAAGAAGACATTCGAAAATAAGACTATCGGCACCTACACAATAATACCTATTTATGTAGATTGCACGGAGGGGGATGATCCGCTCATACAGGAATATAGTATTGATGGTTATCCAACTGTGGTTATGATGAAAGACAACAAACGTATAAACTATGACGCCAAGATATCGCACGACAATTTAGATAAGTTTGTTACTGATTTGACGAAATAACGGGCTCTTTTTCTTGATTGCATTCCAATTTAATTCGTCTCGATTCTATCATTCTATTTGCCGCATCCACCCCTATTTGTATAAGTTCAACTCTACGTTTTTCTGAATTTGCGAATTCATATAAACCTGATATTGCGACCGATTCAAGAGTAATCTCTATTTCATTTTCAATTTGTGGAGTTTCTTCGTTACGATTTTGCTCTGCACATGCTAACAAACGATTTACTAGAAATAAGGTGTAATCGATCAAATTGGTATTTGAGTCGAGCATATCGATATTCGCGACGGGTGTTAATTTTTTAATACCCAACACTTCACGCGGGTTAACTCCTGGATGTTTTAAACATTCGACCAATGGATAGTTTAGAAATACCCCTCCGTCGACAAATATTGAGTTATCTATACACAATGGCTTGAAGAAAATGGGTATACTTGCTGATGCATATAATGCATCCATTACCCTCCAATCCGGGTGGGTTGTGTGTGAAATACAGACCAATTTGAACGCATTTAACTCGCCTGTGAAAATATTCATAGTCACGCCCGTTTTATCGAAAAACTCTCGCATCGTGATATCCAATGATATATCCGCACCCATAAATAGTGGCTTCAATGCATCATTTAATAGGGTGTGATCAAATACTCCACATTTTTCATACGAATTTATAATCGTATGAATATCATATTTTAACACCGTTGACCATGGACGCTTTATAAAATAATTATCGATCGTCTCCCAGTCATATCCAAGAAATATAATCACGGACAAGAGTGCGCCAATCGAGGTGCAATAACAACTTTCAATGTTTTTAATATCCCATATACCATGTTTGTGGGTTTCTCTTAGTGCGCCATAGGCAGAGAACCCGTATGTTCCGCCACCCGCAATAACTAAATGTTTAATTGTTGGAGGTATTGTATTATCGTCCGATTCCATTGGAGTGTGTACGCTTCCACTATTTATATTGATCATTTCATTATCATCTTTCGCCCATTTTGGACAAACTTTGTCCGAGTTTTTTTCAATATATAGTATAACCCGAATGTCCTGCTTCTTATACACTACCGATAGTGATAACGTTGGTGATATCAACATTGATGATCTTTATGAAAAAAAACAGCGTCGCGATTTACGCCAAGTTTCAATATTCAATAAAATTCTGAACCGTATTCATAAGCGAATTACACTCACGGGTCGAAATAAAACCGCCGATCAACACATATGGTTTACGATTCCAGAATATATATTTGGCGAGCCGGTATATGATAAGGCTGATTGCATCGCATATATTGTAGCCAAACTAGAGGCGAATAAGTTTCATATTCGGTATGTTCATCCGAATACTCTGTTTGTATGTTGGGCAAATTGGATCCCTGCATACGTGCGGTCTGAATATAAAAAGAAAACGGGTGTATCCGTTGACGAATTTGGTCAGGTGATTTCGTCGTCTGATAATAAAAACGAAATGTTAATGAACGAATCGAACGATCCAAATTCACGCATGTTAAACCCCAATATAAACTCGGACAAACCACAAAAGCAATACACGTCAGTGAATCAATATAAACCAACCGGACATCTAGTATACAATCCAGACATGTTTAATCGCATTGAGAAGAAAACGAGTTAATACCCTCATTTAACATTGAAATCATCCATTGATAATTCGGACGGTCCGCAAACGATAATTCGTGTAAATGTTTTAAAATAATACCGATAGATGAGCTTACATCCAACGACTCGTTAAAATCCATCTTTATTCGCATTCTTCCCACATTTTTATAATATAAAATGTGGTTTTCTTCGTATGTTCCCGATGCTTCTATATTAATATTCTCCCACGGAACGTGTCCTCCTCGCATCATATACAACAAAATATATATTACTGATATGCAATCGTCTCGTCGCGACGGGTCTTCTCCATTATGTATATGAATACTAACGAATTTAGGCGTGCCTAACATGTACAAACTCGCCGCTCTCGGTTCGAAATTTTTTCCATTATCGTCCACGTATACAGTTGATAACCCAAAATCGATCAAACATATATCCGTCCCATTTAACATAAAATTTTGAGGTTTTATATCGCGATGAATCACACCCATTGTATGGACTGTCTCTAAAATGTCTATCATTTTTGTAGCTATTTTTATAATCTGTATCTTGGACATAGTCGAATGTAATAGATCCTCAACTGATCTCTCGTATAACGGCATGACTAACACATATTGTTTTAAATGGATACCATACCAGTATACTTGCGGAGTGTATTCCGAACCTTTCGAATGCAAATAGTTCAGAATTGTAGTCTCGTGCTTTAATGTTTGTAGGTTCGTGTCCAAGAATTCGATCTTTATAGCGACCGATTTGCCGGTTTTTACATATTTTCCCGTATATACGGCGCCAAATTTACCAGACCCGATCTTGGACGTTGGTAGATATTTATTGCCTATTAAACTACTTCTGTTTGCGGGGCTGTTCATTATTAAATCGGTTGTTTGATTAATTCTTACTATGCTATAGTTTTTATGTAATTATAGTATAGTATGAATTCCGAGCCCTTATACACAATTTTGTTATATATATTAATATTATGTATATTTGGGTTCTTTCTTGGTACATATCTAGCAAAATCGCATACAATCCGAGAGGGAGCGCGTACATTACCGCGCCCTGTAATTAACCCATATATAAGTGAGGAGCAATACAATATCAAACCCCTTCCGGCCTATCAAGGAGAAACCATAAATCAAATGATTGATCGATATATATCCATGTATTTCGATAAACGCGGTTTCCCATATACCGATACGATTGAACTTTATTCGAATTATATTACTGGAGGTAGTTCGCCCATCACCGGCACAATTACCTCTGAAAACAAGAGCAAATTAAACGACATTTGCTATTATTTACTCAATATTGTGATCCCAAATATTCAAATAACAAATAATCCTATACCGATACAGGCATGGCCAGCAATCAAATGGACCGGTGATCCAATCTTTCCTATTCAAATTCAACCCACACCTACGTATAAAATATATAAGGGTCAACCATTTGCGGCTTTCACAAGTGCGCTGAACAATGTCGAGAATGATTCGAGTGGTAACGTAAATGGCGACGCGGGCGATAACAATTCAGATAATACGGACGGTAATGCTAATGGCGGTAATGGTGGCCGCAGCGGCGGGGGGTCGGGTCGCACAACTGTCGCATCTTGCGATAACAATGATGACTGTAGACTGGCGTGTCCTGGAAGTTGTTTAGATGGTGTTGCAGCGGCTTGGGAGGAGGCACAAAAATCAAGGGGCAAAACATCCACAAAAAGTAGTGCGGGAAGCCGCGTCGACAATAGCACATCTGGGTGGGAGTTTAGTGGATGGAATCTAAGTAACAGTTCGAATATACCAGGAGTCGCGTCCTTGGCCGAAAGCTCAAACACCATGATTATAGGTTCCACGGAAGTCGATGGATATCAGATTACAGATATAAACATTACTATAGCCAATCCGTCTGCCCTGAATACAAAAATCGAAGACCTGATTAAATATTATTTCATCGATTCTGGTCCCAATCAGGGGAAACCGACCCAAGCAGCCATAAATACATTTAATATGTATTTTCAAGATAAGGCACCGATGGACGGAATCCATATGAATAAAATGCGCGATGTGATATATTATATTATGCAGTCCATCATACCAGGATTGCCTACAAACGAAGTTCCACGAGCCTATGTGGAATGGAGACCAATTCGTTGGTTAAGCCGTTCCGAAAAACGGGGATAGATAAAACATGTACTATATTCTACGGATATAGTATATGAGTCATTACATTTTCGAAGCAATACAATCTATCGATTCCAAGCTAGACGGTATATCAGTTTCTGTTTATTACTGGTTAATCGGAATACTTTACGCATTATATTTCGGGTCCATATTTGGTATCGCGCGTGTTGACCCCAAATACACCGATTATATTAACACGGGTGTTCGAATATTTATCGCAATTATATTACTTATTCGATTCAACCCATTTCGCAGACTTAACTGCACGTCCAATGATCGCGTTATGATTATGGCTAGCGCAGTGTTCCTCTTAATTAATGAGGGTGTATCCAGTTGGGCGAGACAATATTTCCAAGATTTTACTCACATAAACATTCCGCGAGTAGCATCAGATAATGATCTCGAAGGATTAATTCGATTCTAGTTTGAGTTGTAAAATGAGGATTTCGTCCGACGATAACCGCTGAAATGTTGTGCAATCGTCAAACTTATATTGCACGAACCGCTCTCGGTTTTTACATAGAATATGTGTCCCTGTATCTAGGAATTTCACATCAACGACGATCCCTCCGTTCGTCAATCGCCCATTTCGCAACCACCTAACATGTTTACCCTTGTGTATTTGATAAACATGTTCAACATGACGATATTCGACCAATTTATCGCATAATTCGTGAATATTTGTATCGGTCACGTCCGACGACCGCAATGCTTGGACAACATCATCTGAAATTGACTGTGTTGTCTGTGTGTTTAGAAAATCCGATTCTACATTCTCTGCGGCGCGCAATATTGCCTGCACATCAATTGTCGATTGTAGATCTGGATTTTGCTGTTCTCGGTCGATAATATCTTGGATAAAGTTCGATAACATTTATTATGTAAACATAGTAAACGTTCAGGTAGTTTACTATATATATTTTAGATGGAGACCCCCCATGGCCATGACCGAACAAGTTTCCCGAATAAACTCCGTAAACATGTTCATGACGCGGAGAGCGTAATTGTATGCCCGCATTGTTCTGACCCGATAATCATTGAAAAACTAAATTGTGGTATTTTCAGACACGGTGTAGTCAAGAAAACCGGGAAACAAATAGATCCCCATTCGGCAAAAGAGGTGTGCGACGACTTAAAAAGCCAAGATTTGATCTATGGCTGTGGTAAACCGTTTCAAATTGTAGATGCTAACGCTGGTAATAGTCAGATCAGGTCAAATTTCATTGTTAGTATATGCGATTACATATGAAACTCCTTCGATATGCGTCGCACATCTCTAGTGACCGGAACACGGACGTGAACAACGTAAACGCGAGTGTTTAGTCATTAAACAATATTATTCAATAAAACAATAATATTTTTTAGCAGTTTTTTTTATAATATTATTATATAATATGAATTTTAATATAGTGATTGCTTTTTATAATACCGATAATTATATAAATTTATTAAAAGAATTCGATCGTCTAATAGTAAATTATAAAGCAATTATTTATAATAAATCGAATAAGGAAATAACCATTCCAAATGAGAATTGCTTATTACAAAATTTAAATAATATCGGAAGAGAAGGCGAAACTTATTTAAATCATATTATAAATAATTATGATAATTTATCCGATTATACTTTATTTATTCAAGATGATACACATAATCATATAAAAAATTATAATAAATTTATTGATTTTTGTAAGGCGGCAATGGAAAACAATATTCCATTTCAATTATATCCTTGTTCTTGGAGACAAAATGGTGTTGTCGTATTACGAACAATTAAAAATGGTATGCATAACTTACATACATTACCATCGAGTGACGCTATCAAAAAGTGTTGCGAATACAATAGTATTGTATTACCGAAACAATATATTACTGAAACTTGTGCATTTTTTATATGTCATAAAAATACAATTTTAAAACATGAAAAGGATTTTTATATTAAATTGAGAAACTGGTTATTAATGGATGCAAAAAATGGGTATGTTTTAGAACATATTTGGAAATTAATATTTACATGAAAAATTTTTCGATATAAAAGCTCCAATCTTATCATTTTTGGAACTTTTTAAAAAGTTCCATTTTCAATTTCTCCCAACTTTTTATATTTATCGATTCTTCTTTGTATGATTTTTCCTCCCATATTTACAATGTTGTTTTTGAGAAAATCCTTTTGGACGATTACAATTAATACTTTTTTTATATTTTATACTCCATTTTCCACCCATCTTTTTATTACGTCTAGTTATCGTTAATTTTTTTGTCTTATTTTGCATAATATATAATAATAAATATATTATTTATTATGTTTCTAAAAATCGGGATTTTGAAGCGAATCGGTTGGACGGAAACCTCTGAAAATATTGTATCCACGTTATATAATTATATCATAATAATTATATCAAATGAATTATGATATAATTATTATCGGAAGTGGTATTTCCGGGTTATATGCTGCATATAATATACAAAAAACGTCACCATCTACCTCGTTTATTATTTTAGAAAAATACAAAAAGGAATGGATCGGCGGAAGAACCGGCAATGATATATTTTACGGAACACAAGTAGTATCTGGTGCGGGTGTAGGTAGAAAACACAAGGACAAGTTATTAATTCAATTATTAAATGAACTTAATTTACCGTATGAAGTTGCTCCATTTAAACCATATTATTCAACACAAATTGATAAAATAGTAGACGTTAAAAAAGTAATTCAACAATTAAAAAACGAATATAACAAAAACAAAACCCAAACGCGAACGACGTTTAAAGAGTTTTCCAAACCAATATTAGGAGATAAATTATATAACGATTTTTTAGTGTCGGCTGGCTATACCGATTATGAAAATGAAGACGCATTTGACGTTATACATAATTATGGAATGGACGACAATGCATGCTGTTGGGACAAATTGCATATAGATTGGAAACAACTGGTTACCGCGCTTCATAACAAAATTGGTATTGATAAAATAAAATCATCAATGAATGTGGTTAGTATTAAGAAAACCGGAGAAACCCCGCGTATCTTTTCAGTTGAAACAGACAAAGGAATAGTATTTGAATCAAATAAAGTGATAGTTGCTACAACAATTGATAGTGTAAAACAGATAATTCCAGGTGCTTCGAATAAAAATAGTATTTACAATGAAATAAAAGGGCAAAACTTTCTTAGATTGTATGGGAAATTTTCAAAAAAATCATCCGAAATAATGAAAAAATATATAAATGGATATACAATTGTTCCCGGTCCTTTACAAAAAATTATACCAATGGATCCGAGTAAAGGAGTATACATGATTGCGTATTCCGACAACGCCAGCGCTACTTTTCTAAAAAAATATTTAGAAAATACGCCAAAAAATAGAGATGTGTTTTGCGATTTAATAGAAAAGGCGTTGGGTATTCATGATGAAAGCTTGGAATTAATCGCAATTAAAGATTATTATTGGCCGATTGGAACACATTATTATACTCCTCTAACAAATAAATATAAAAATAGAGATGAATTTATTCATACGGCTCAACACCCCGAAAATGGTATGCTTCTCGTAGGAGAAGTTGTTAGTAATAATCAAGGATGGACAAATGGCGCACTTTCTAGCGTAAAAGCCGTTCTAAATAAACAATGGATTAAAACGTAAGGTAGGGAATGTGAACCGAAGTGTTATTCGATCAAATAATAACCGTGGTAGCCGATCGAAGCAAATCCTAGCATCAATAATATTTCGAAATAACGTCTTTCGGTTTTCTCTCTATTTAATCCAATATAAAGTAATAAAGGTCCTATAATAAAAAGATGTATATAGTTTACCCAAGGATTCATTCCTACACTTAGTTTTTTATAAATCTTAAAGCCGTGATATAACATGATTATTATTCCCAATGTTACCAAAATTGGATACATAAATTTATGAATGTTTAATTGTGTAATTCCTACATATAAAAACAACCCACCCACTAAAAGTATATGAAATAAATGAACAAAAACGTCTTTCATATAAATAATAATATATTTTTATTTTTATTTATACCACAATAATATACAAATGGTGAGTTCTCAATCCGGAAATTTTGATTATAACAACACTGAAGCCGTGTGTGATCAACATGGTGGAAAAACCGTGCGTAAAGTGTATATTAAAAAGGGGAGGGGGTATAAAAGTATTAGCAAATACCATAAAAAGAAACATATGGGAACTGTTCGTAAAACGCTTAAAAATGCGGAAATACAAATGATAAAACTCGGAAAATTTATACCCGGACTGTTTAAAAATTGCAAAACATGTTCCAATAAGCACAAAAATAAAAAATAATAAATTCCTTAAATTAGCGTGTTCGGAGTTTCTATATTGATGGTTTTATTTATGTTTTTTTATCAACATAAATAAAAATATAATATGTTTTTCAGCCCAGGAACTGATTTTTGTATTGATATTCCCGACGATATTCCCGACGATAACCAGAACGACGTTGAATCGGTGATGGCTGAATGTGATAACAGCCTTAAGGAAAAGAAGGGTGCCGTAACAGAACCAATATGCTCGCCAAAACGTCTCAAACCTTATCGCGGATTTTTAGATATCATGGACACGATGAATATTAAATTTGGCTATAATGACGGTAAATTATCAACCGCGCTAGATCTAATTTCACTGTATCTAAAAGGTCAAAAAATGTTGTATTTAGAAGCAAAATCATATTGCGAGTTTTATTTATATCGACTAATGATTCCGGCAATTATTATTTCGTCTGCGTCGTCCGTGATTAGTGGAATATTTTATGATAATACGACTGCCGTAAAGGTTGTGTCTGCTACAAGTGCTGCGAATACCGTTATTTTATCACTCGTAAACTTTTACAAGTTAGATGCGAAAGCCGAAGCACATAAAATGACCGCTTATTCGTTCGATCAACTTATTTCCGAATGTGAATTTACTTCCGGTAAAATATTGCTGAGTAATGTATCCGATAATAAAAAGGGTAAAGACCCCGAACCGGTGAATTCAACAGAAAAACCGATTAAATATGATATACAATATGTGCAAAATTTTATTACACAAATTGAAAAAAAGGTGAAGGAGATCAAAGAAAAAAATCAATTTATCATCCCGGACAAAATACGATATAGATATCCGACTATTTACAACAAAAATATATTTATGGATGTTATCAAAATGCATATAGACGAGATGAAATTCTGTAACGAATTAAAGGTCATTTGTAACGCTGAAATTGATGCTCAGAATAAAGTTATTAGTGGAGACACATCGCGGAATACCCAGGAGGATTGGAATCGGTTATATCGTGATAAAAATAACAAAATAGACGAAATTCTTGAGTATCGGAAAAAACGGGCGGATTGCGATCCAAATATATTTGAAGAGCTGAATAATACTAAATTCAAGGAACCTCGATGGTTCTGTTATTAACGATTCTATTTTTTATGATTCTTTTTGGACTTGGTATTTCTTCGTTTACGTAGTGTTTTGCCCTTTCCGCCAGTCTTATGGCTCTTAATGCTCTTCCTACGTGTTGGGCTCTTAGGAGTCTTGGTGTTAGGGCTAATTACATCTATTATATATTTCTCTATTTCATCAATGTTATCTGCTTCTCCTGGAAATGTTATAATTGATTTTTCATCGGAACCATTTGATGCATTAATCGCCGCGGCATGCGGGCCACTAGAAGGTGCAAATGCGTAATTCGTTGTTTTTATTTTACCGTTTCGCAATTGTTCTAGTTTATAATCATCAGTTCCTTCTGTTGTTTTCCACCATTGTTTAATTTCGTTTAATGCGTCTACCTTGAATGCTTCAGTGCTCATTGTATATATTTATCGTATAAATTAAATATATAAAAATTCAGTGTCTATATTTTCATACAAAACAACCGCTTTAGTTTTGACGCGCATGATTGTGGGCGATTCGCCCATTCTGTCTGCATAAGCTCCTTGAATTTAATAAAATCCATATCGGAATCAGGTTCATATTGTTGTTCGTCACCGTGACCATCAATGTAATCAAAATAATCGTAATGAGTTCGGTTTTTATCATTATACATGTAGCATTGGATTGTGATACACGCATGCTTATTCTTTTCTAAATTGGTCAGTTGGTGAACCTGATTTAAAGTGGGACTTATCCATGTAATTTGATCCTTTTTAAAATCGGCGGTCGCGAACGGGTCAACACCATCCTTTTCCGCGCATAAAAACGGATATAGTTTTACATTGATTTCTCCGTGTAAAACACGAATAATCGCATCTGCCGATGCATGGCTATGTATGGGCGAAAAATGCCCCACGGGCCATATTTCAACAACATAAGGGATTCCAGGAGATTCGCCATTGTTCTCTCCAAGAGTGATTCGGAGATAGGTTTCCAGGATGTTCGGTTTGTCCTTGTTAAACTCCGTGCTTTTTTCCTTTAATCGGGTATTGCACCAGCAACCTGGTGTAGCGATGCTATATTCAATCGCCTTGGAAAAATCAGGGAACTCGGCGTCGTCTAATACAAAATTTTTTCCCGCGATACAATCGTATAGTATTTGGGAGGTCATGGACAAATTCGATTTGGGCAAATATTTGCCGCGAGCAATATCACCCATCACCAATTCATGCGTGTTTTTAACTACAAGGGGTATTTTGGTTGTTATTGGGTCGCGTAATAGTCGAATTGGTTGGATACCCGATTCAAATATGGTAATATTGGTAAGACTTTCTAAAAATTTCTTATTTTCTTTACATACATTGGCGTCTGTTTTTGGAAATTCATATTTATAGACGATATTATCTAGGCGCGCCTCGCCTATACCAGCATATAATTTTTGATTCTGGGAATCCAGACTAAACCAGTAATATGCACCAGTTTTGTTTGATAGCCCCCTTGTATTATTGCTATCTTCAAAATGAACATCACTCGATATTCGGTTTACCTTTACATTTGACTCAGTGAATTCTATACATATTCCATCCGTTTGACTCGCATCATGGAACGCGAATTCACATCGATGACTATTATCAATGCTCTCGAAAATGAAGACCCCTTGACCATGAACCATTAATTTGATGTCTGTGCACGACCTAGTATCATTTGAGCTAAATAAAAGGGCGTTTGGTGACGCGAGGCTAGCGCTGCTTAACATGTTATATTATGTTATGTTATATAATAACATAATATATGAACAAAGTTCGTCAATATCCCCCTAATCTTGCTTAATATTCGTGACCGTTTTTCGAGAATTTTCGTCCAAAAGCATGACGCCCATTGCTGCATAATTATGCAAATCCATCAACGTATCGCGAATTCCTTCATCGTCTACAAGATTCACACCATTTTTCGTGATAGACAGCGAGCGTTGGATTTTATCCTCAATTCGCATAAGAACGCCAATAATGCCGAATTTCGCAAATGCATCGCCATAATCCGCATTTTTCCGGCGAAACATTTCGAGTGCCGTCTGTTGAACAGACTCCATTTGTTCGACGCGATTCAAACTCCGTCGGTTATCGCCAGCAAAGTTCAATCCAAACACTGTGGTTCGCTGCAGTTCACCTACGCTGCCGTCCATTCTATACACAAATTACAAATCGACTATCTAAATCGTTATTTTATTGTTATTCTTAAAAATATAACCAGAATATAAGGTATGAAACGCCCCCCCTCTACGTCATCGGAGTTTGGTGAGCAGAAGATTTCTGGACCAAACTCCGATGATAACCAATCGACTGCCTCACACGTGGTCTCTGTATACAAGGGTATAGGCCTCAAACGTGGGGCCGAAATATCACCCGAACCCAAACATTTCGTGTTTGATTTGGACGAGACACTTGGATCATTTTCCGATTTGTATACATTATTTCAGTGCATTGATAAATTTCAGACAGATTATGCGATAAATCTATATCCAGATGCGGCGTCATTCATTCACGAAACATTGGATGTCTGCCCCGAGTTTTTTAGATATGGTATCGAAATTGTATTGGAATATTTGTATAAACAGAAGGAGGCTGGATTATGCGGAGGCGTCTATATTTATACAAATAACGTTTGTTTACCCGATTCTTGGACATCGTGTATAACAAGCTATATAGAACACAAATGGAATTTGCACGGGTTGTTCGACACAATCATACGCGCATTTAAAATCGACGGCAGAATAATTGAACCGAACCGAACCACTCATGAAAAAACCCACCCTGATCTACTACGATGCCTTTTTTTACCAGCAAAAACCGAGTTTTGTTTCATCGATAATACGATGCACCCTAAAATGAAACATCGATATGTCTGTTATTTACAACCAAAACCGTATTATCATGTATTGACTCAATCAGAGATATTCGCACGAGTCGCATCATCAAAAACCGGAATGTTATTGAATGGTCGTATAGGAAAACTGGAAATGCGAATGCGTGATTGGTATGTGAATGCCGGACGTTTAATTGACCGCGCCGCTAGGCAAATATACGACGTTGAACTTGATCTGAAGGTATCGAAAAGTCTGATGAAATATATACGCCGGGTTTTTCATATGTCTATGCGACACCCATATACACAACGCAATCGAACTCTACCGCATCACACGACACAAAAATTGCGGGTGTAAAGGATGATTTTTATACATTTTACTCAAAAATAAAAGTCTTAATTATAAAAAGTTGGTAAACATTGAAAATGGAACTTTTTAAAAAGTTCCAAAAATGATAACTTGAGGTTTTTTATAATTTGTAAAATCCGAGTTTTACAAATTGTGATTACAATGCAGTCATTTCCAACATGCGGTCAAAATATTGACTGCATACCATTTTTTCGAAAATCGGTGAGTAAAGACGTTTAGGCATTTTTTGTGTTGATACATAAATCAACCGATTGATAAAAATGCCTGAAAAAAATGCCGAACCATGTTTCACCTGCGATATATGTCTCTTTACATGCAGCAAGCAAAGCAATTTTAATATACATTTATCCACACGTAAACACATTACGCAACAAGAATCAACCACTGGTAACGTATACAGTAAAACATATAAATGTGAGCATTGTAGCATGTCGTATAAAGACAGATCCGGGTTATGGAGACACAACAAAAAATGCAAGCAATTAAATGACCATCTGATGAATATCGGAGACACACATGCTCAAAAATCGTCGACTGCATCTGGTCAAGAAATTTTGACGTGTACTTACGTTCCCCTCCAAACAAGTAACGACAAATTGATCGAAAAATTGGTAGAAGAATTGTCCGCGGAACGGGCGGAGAAGAATGAAATGAAATCCATGTTTATGTTGATGATGGAGAAATACCAAGAGATGCAATTGCAAACACAAGAAAGTAACAAAGAATTGATGAATAAAATGATTGAGGTCATGCCCAAGATAGGCAATGTTACCAATAATAACAATACTACAAACAATACGCTAAATTTTTATTTAACAAATACATGCAAGAATGCCGAATCTATACACGATTTTACCGACCGATATGTGAAACGATGCTCCGACTTTTTTATAGAACACTACAGAGACATCGCAAACAATCAGTTGTGTTTGGCGACCAATGTATACGAAATCATGTTCAAATGTTTGGAGGAAAACCCGCAATATATGAATTTTATACAGACAACGGACGTTAAAAATGGAGTCCATTACGTGAAGGAGAAAAAGAAGGATGAAAATCGGCAATTATACGGTGAAGCAGAATTCATCAAATATATAGATGGTTTTGAAAAGGCGGGGGCGTGCATCGGGCATGCTATCAATAAAGCCCTAGTTCCGTTGCAAAATGATTTTATATGCAAATTAGAGCAAGAATTGGGAAAGCCGCCGAACGAGGACGATTTTGAAAATGAAGACGACTATGAAAATGCATTGGACAAATATAAATATCAGAGACAAGAAACGACGAGAACGCTGCGGACACATGTGTGTAATACCATGAGTTTATTTGATAGTAAAACGCGTAAGATGGATGTGTTAACCAAGACGAGACGCGCAAAAGAGGATGATATCACACGCATCGGTGTAAATTAAATATGGGGGTAACAGTCACTCTTTTTGTTTTGGAATGCCCGTATTTATATTTTTTTCTAGATTTGTTTGCTAAAATAAAGGCCTTCTTATTATGATTACATCCTTTTTTAATTATATCATAATCTACCGCGGCTGCTTTTCCAGCAGTTAATGAACTCGCCAATCGCGCCAATCCCCATGATTGTGGCGTTTGATTCGGTCTTGAACCGGATGAATAATATGCTCCCTCGCCTTTTTTTACAATTTGATTCAGTGCGGATATTTTACACCCGGTTTTAATCGCTAATTCTTTATTGGGTGTAATATTTTTCACACTATATATTTTACGAGCATTTCGCAAATGGTCCGAGCGTTTATTCTTATAAGATGATACATTTTTGCGAGTATAATATTTATGTTTTTTATACATCTTTTTTGATTTCATTAACATTTTTAACTGTTTTTGTTTATCGTCATCTGTTAATTTTGTTGGTAAGTATCTGACCGGAATTTTTATATTATCCATTTGTTATACTTTATTTAGAAAATAAAGCAATTGCCTACGTAATTCAATCCAAAAACGATTCGTATCGGATACATTTTCATCCAAAATATATTTTATGATATCATAAGTGCTATCCTAAAATATGGAGGCTATCTAAGCTTCTTCGGCGACGGATCATTTCAAGTCAAGTGCCTTGTAGGTTTTCCACGAAACTTCTTTACCTGAATTTAGGTCAACCTTTTCGTGCGCATGTTCCTTATCGATATTATCCGCACGACGAACCGCTGAATCTAAATACATGTCTTTGAGAAGACGACCGATGCGAACCGATCCATCCTGTTGATCCATTTGACCGTCTTCAATTAATTTCAACACAATCAGCAATTTGGCCATGATAGTGCCGTCGATCTCGTCCTTCATAACGCGTGTAAAAATATCCATGTAGTTGTCGTATAAAAATCGACATTCGGTATACACAATATTAAAAAACTGCTCGGGAGATTGTGTGCGCAAACCAGCATATTCGCGCTTCAGCTCCTCAATTTTGCGGACATCGTTGCGGATACGAGTGCTATGTTTTAGACGCCGGATTGTATCTGTATTGTCTTGATAATCCATCTCGCCCATCATTTTTTTCAGATTCAACCGTTCATCATTCGTCAGGTTCATTGTGAGCACGTATATAGCAAGGATACGCACAGTCTTTTTATGTATTTTGACCGGTTTATATATATAGAGGCATAATATAGAAAAATTATGTCGAATATTAATAGGGTTACTACAAATACACCTGCATTGAATACACCAGCAGGTGTAACGATAACTGGTAAAGATGAGACGATAACCGAAGTATTTACCCGATATTACATACCACCGAATACGATTCAATACATGAAATGGGGGCAGACCTTTATGGTAATTTTACTCTTCGGTGCGATGTTCATAGCCATTCTCTTTGCCTACGTGTATGCGAATTACACCGATTATCAGAATCGTATAAGTGTAATAACAAATGCTTATTTATTCGGCCAGAACCCACAAAAGCGGTTTGAAGCATATATGAAGAATTCACAGGGCGAAATCATATCTGCTGTAATGAATGATATTCAATCATCAACTATGGATTTAGGAACAACCAACGCTAGATTAGATAGTAGTGCATCGCGGTTATCGAAACAGGTGACGGAAGAAGTGCCCGATAAA